CATGGTTCTCAAGAACCTTCTTTCGCAAATCTTCCATTAAATCAAGTTCCTCTCGGATACTTGCAATAACGGTTTCCATACCTTGCCACTTACGTTCACCGTAGTAGAACCAACCACCACGACGCTCTACGAAGCCCATAACTACTGCAAGGCTAGCAATTTCTTTTGCAAAATCGAATTCGCCTGGCGCACAGTTGCCGCCCTCTGCGAAGTAGAAATCAAAGTATGCGACACGCTGTGGTGGTGCAGTCTTGTTCTTGAGTGTTCGTACTTTAATTCTCTGACCCACTCGTACTTTATTGTTACCTGAACCAACTTCAATCCACTCATCTCGCTTGACTTCACAACGAGTGAAAAATGCGTAGTTCTTACCCTCTCCTCCAGGAGTTGTTCTAGGGTCTCCATGCATTACTCCAATTTTCATGCGGTATTGGTTGATGATAAGTCCTAATACTGGTCGCTCATCTTCTGTGAGTGAACGCTTCATGGCGGTTCCTACTACACGAAAAAACTTATTGGTGAGCAGTGCTCCACGACCTACGGTTGCTTCGCTCATATCCTTTTCCATTTCTGGCATTGGGGATAAGGCAGGCAATGAGTCAATAACAATGGCATCTACAGACTTGGACTCAGCAAACTCAATCACTGATTGATATGCCTCTTCCATGATGCTAGTTTCAATGACGATAACACGCTCAGTATCTACGCCACACATCTCTGCATATTCTGGAACCCATTGCTCTGCTGCTACCCATACTGTGGTGTAATCAGGGTTTAACTTTTGGTTTGCAGCAATCGTCTTTAGCGCAAGGGCTGTCTTACCGTGAGATGGTTCTCCGATTAGTTCATTCCATTGGTTACCAGGAAAACCACCGCCCAGCACATAATCCAAAGTAGTTGACCCTGAAGTAATGCGAGGAATAATGTCACTACGGATATCACTAGCCATAACAACCACATTTGACTTAAACTTTTTATTAAGTTGAGCAACAATCTTGCGGGCTTCATCATTTATCACTGCTTAGTCCCATCTGGGTTATAACCTGCTGGCATCGGATTGAAACCACCTGTTGTATTTCCTAGTGCGCCTTTTGCTGCACCTTCTACTTTAGCACCAGTAAGTGCTCCGTAACGAGAACCTGATTGACTTACAGGATAACCGCAGTCATAACAACGAGGAGCAATTGTTTGGCTAGGAGACATGTAGTTACCTCCACCGCACTCAGGACAAGGTTGTGACTGTGATGCACTTTGCGCTTTGCTTGCTGCAGGTGCTTGTTGCTGAGGTGCAACATACTGAGTCATTGGTTGCTGAGATGGTGGCATCGGGTTATTAACCTGACGTGGCTGAGGTGCCTGTGGTTGCGTACCTAGTTGTTTAGCCCACCAATCTGCGCTACTCACTTTGACTCCCAAGTATGCTCACAACGTGTGCATAGTACTGTGAACTCAGTTTGTGAGTATGAAATGCTGTACATCTTGTGTCCAAAGATTTTACAAATAAAACTCATTTTGCTTCTCCCCACTTGTCTACTATTTTTACATCGGCTATTAGCGGAACGATAATCTCTGAAAGTTTGACACCTTCCATTGACTCCCGAATTGCTTCGGCGGTCTCTTCTGCTAAATCTTCACGTGCAACAGTAACGAGTTCATCGTGCACAGTCAATACGACATTCACATCTGGCTCGTCAATAAAACAGGAATGTGCTCTAACTAGGGCTAATTTCATTAAATCTGCTGCAGAACCTTGAATCATGGTGTTAAACGCTTGTCGTTCCGCACGGAACTTTAACCCATTCTCTGTGCTCTTTAATTCTGGTAGATAACGACGGCGACCAAGTAGTGTCTCTACATAAGGGATGTTGCCCTTACCTCGTGCAGTTCTAATGACCTTAGATTTGTACTTGATAATGTCGTGGAACTCTTCCGAGAACTGGTCAATCAAATCACGGGCTTCTTTCTCAGAACAGCCAATGCTTCGTGCAATCTTTTCTGGTCCAACACCGTATGAGATTGCTAGAACCAACATCTTACCGACCTTACGTTCTACACCCATAATGTCACCAATAGCGGTGTATAGGTCTTTACCCTTGCGGTAGTAATCAAGTGCAACTGGGTCTTGTGACAGAGATGCAATGATGCGTGGCTCAATCTGAGAGTAGTCAGCAACAACTAACTTGTACCCTGGAGGTGCAACAAACAAGTTACGAATCAACTTGCCGTAATCTCCACTACTAGGGATGTTCTGTAGATTAGGGTCAGTACTAGAAAAACGACCTGTCTCTGCTCCATGTGATTTAAAGTTAGTGTGTGCTCTACCGTTGATTAGGAGCGATTTCTTCTCTACAACACGAGACTTACCAGCAGTTGTGCGAGTAATTTCTCCACCTAGGTATGGCATTACATAGGTTGTCATTAACTTATTTAAGTCTTGATACTCAATGATTGCGTCTACCAATTCGTCTTTAGAACGATAAAACTCCATCGCCTCTGCTGACACGGAGTAGTGATAGATACTTAATTGCTCTCCTGATTGAGCAGCCTTAGTGCCCTTATCAGTCAACGCTACTTTAATCTTTAGGTTTGGCTTAATCCCACGACCTTCAGGCTTAGGGGAAAACAACAACTCTTGCTTCTCTTTAACTGAGTTCATAGAAAATGCTTTGCCAGCCAACTTCCATGCTTTGGCTTTTGCTAAATCAATATCAACTTCTAAACGGTCTTTGAGGTTCTGCAGTTCAACCATGTCTAGGTTTGCGCCTGTTAGTTCCATGTCGCAAAGAGCGGCGATAACATCCATCTCTAATGCCCATACACGGGCAAGACTGCCTTCTAACTTAGGCTCTAAAAACTTGTACAACTTCCAAGTTGCCTCTGCATCTAACCCTGAATAGTGAGCAACATCGGAGAAGGAATGGACTTCAACCATTGCTCCAATGCCTTTTTCAACCTTAATCTTTAAGAACTTCTCAGCGCAGTCCTTCAAACCAAGTGACCCACGATTACGGTTATCAATAATAAATGCCGCCATCATGGTGTCAAAGTATGGTTTGCTAGGAACTACGCCTCGATAGTACTTAGTAATTGATTTAAGGTCGAACTTAATGTTATGACCGACCTTCAATTGCTTACTAAAGAAAAGCGGCTTCAATGCTTTGAATACATCTCCAGGAAGTAACTGGTCTGGTGGTGTATCAAAGACAGGTTTCCACTTGGCTTGGTTCTTTGAGTAATCAGTTTCCTTCAACTCTTTGCCAGCATCAAGTTTACGTTGACCGCTTAACAGGAGTTCCTTATCCCAACGCAGGAACTCACCATTAGGATGTCCCATAGGGATTACATCAGTGCGCCCATCAGTGGCTAAGGAAATCCACAACACGTCATTTACGACGGGTTGAATTCTATTTTCTCCGACAGTTTCTACGTCGAATGCAAAACCGTCTACCTTGGAGTAAAACTCAACAAGGTCATCTAGTTGTTTCTTAGTTGTAATTATGTTCATGTTAATCCCCTCGTGTTAGTGATAAAGGGGCCTGGAAACGGAAGACAGGCCCCTTTATCTATGGAAGTACTACGCTAAATTGCGTGCAATTTCTAGAAGTTCAGAGCGAGGGGTCTCACGAACTACTTCATCTGCTGTAAATGAAACAGCGTTTGCAACAGCGTCATTAACGGTGTCTTGCGACAACTTCCATTCCTCTGCTAGGTCACGACCACGAACGAAGTTGAGGGTGTACTGCGTCGTTGGTCCTGTTCCTAGGCGAGAAATCTCCCAGAACTCCTTATCAAGAGGACCCTTACGCTCATCGTCGTGAGCCTTCTTGATTTGGCGGGCTAGTGAAGGTGGTGCGGTTAGGACTTGTACTGTTGGTTCTCCACCAGAAAGTACAAGTACGTTGAATGCAAACTTTCCACGAGCCTTGTCGCCAAGAATCTCGCAGAGTGGGCAACCATCACCGATGCAAACAAAAGACTTCTTACCCTTTGGGCGTTCAATCCAGTGCTGCTCGTAGGTTGCGAATGGGCGGTCCTGAAGGAACTTAACAAGTTGTGGTTCCTCAGAGAAACGGAAATCTGTTGGGAATTCCGTTGTGTCTTGCTTTAGAAGTGCATCGGCTGCATCCCAGCCTTCTTGCACTGTTGTTCCAACCTTTGGCTGGATATCGGCACTATCTTCTTCAAGATAGTCTTCCGCATTTACTGCTGGTTTTGTAATTGGCATTTGTTGTCTTTCGGTAATGAGGCCTAACGGCTCTCGTTGGATGTGATTTCCTTCCAGCGCTTTACTAAAGCATCTGTAAGGTCTTCGTGGTAGTTCCACTCTACACGAGCGGTTCCTAAAAGTCCACGTCTGGCGAACTCGTCAATCGTGGCTTCTATAAGAGCACGGGTATATACACGATTACCGCCAGTCTTTTGACCCTTAAGAGTCTTAGACCGAAGACGGTAAGGTGCACGTGGGATGTAACCTTTGCGCTCCCATAGGCGAATAGTTACTAAAGATTTTTCCAATGCTTGTGCTAATGCACCGATTGTAAATACTTCAGTTTCTTTTCCACCTAATGTTTTAATGATTGGGTTTTCATCCCAACCATTTGTTTCTCCCGACTTGCGACGGGAAACCTTTGGGTCTTCTTCTCTGCGCTTCTTCTTTGAAGAACCAGGAAGATACTCTAAATCGGCAAACGCCTTTTCAATCTCGTCTTGACCTCGTAGACCTGCCATTGGTTACTTCTTTAGTACCAATGCCCATACAACATTCTGAGGATACATCTCATCAATTTCTGCTTCTGTAAGTTCTTCGTTATAGAGAGCAGCCATTAATGCATCTTCATCAACAACACGAATTGTCTTGTACAAAGTATCTTCAAGTCCGTGTGCAGTAATAATCTCTTCTGCTTTTAACTCATCTACTTTGCGAGTAACACGGCGCTGTTTAACGATTGAACTAAACCCATCAATTTCTTCTGGTAACTGAACGATGATGTTGCCCTTGTCATCAATCTCTCCTTCACCATCAAGAACTTCAAACAGTTCTGCACGAAGTGCTTTCTGTTCCTTCTCTAGGTAATCGAGTTGTGACTTTAAGAATGAATACTTTTTTGCACGAGCAACTAAACTTGTCTCGTCAGCGTTGCGATTGTCGGCTGGTGCTACCTTTGCCATGATTCCCCCTACTGTCCCTGAATGAAGTTAATCAAACTTCCTACCGTTAAATCTACACCACCTTTGGTGTTTATGCCTTCTCCGTCAATGATGGCAGTTGCTACCGCCGTTTTTTGATTGAGCATTTGGTACTGGCGTTCCTCGATAGAGTCTTCCATAAGGAAGTCCTGAATTACAACACTAGCCCAAGTACTGGAGGCTCGTCTAATTCGGGAGTTTCTTTGAACTGCCGTACCTGACGACCACGGTAAGTCATAGTTTATCAGAAGATTGGCTTGAGGCAAATCCACCCCGTAACCTCCAGCGTCTGTGGATATCAATACCCTAACGTCTTTAGAGGTTTGAAAAAGAACTTTGGATTCTTCTTTTTCCTTAGAATTCATCATTCCTGAGTAACTTGTGTTACCTATCTTCTTTTTGGTAAGAGCAGATTCTATCAGCGGCAACATGCCTAGGTAGCAAGTGAACACGACTACCTTAGCGTTCTCGTCAGTGTCTAGGTGGTCCTCAATATACCCAATGAGTTTCTCTAACTTAGGCGATTTAACGGCCTTGTCTAAGCGACCCTGTTCTGAGAGTCCTAGTAGGTACTCTGAGCCTTCTCCATCCTTTGCAGAGGCTTTTAAGGCACTAGTACGGAGTAGGTCAGGATGGTCACAGAGCATACGCATGGCAGTTACCTTGCTCATGATTCGACCACGCATCTCATCCATAGGTCCACCCATTTGGTATCCCTGTCCATAGTGCGCTTCTAAAGAAAAAGAACCCCCAAATAACTCTTGGGCATCAATCAAATCGGTAAGGAGTTCTGAGGCAATAATGTCGTATAACTCTTTGCCTGCTTTATCAAAGGTAATTGTGTCTGGCGCCAAATGAATTGTCTCAGGTAAGTATGGCGCTACATCTGGGTCTTTCTGAGTTTTGCGTACAGATACCTGCTTCATCTTCTCGTGGAAGATAGGAAGGTTGCGGTAACGCTGAACTCCACCAAAATGATTTCGTACAATAAAGGTTTGGTCAAACAAGTCAAAACGACCAAGTACAGAATCATCAACAAACTGCATGATGCTGTACAACTCTTCTGGACGACCGTTCTCAATAGGTGTGCCAGTAAGTGCAAACCTAACTGGAACATTCTTTGCTAACTTCTTTACAAACTTAGAACGCTGAGATTTAAATCCTTTGATTGCGGTTGCTTCATCACAGACAACTGCGCCCCATTCAAAGTCTTTGATAAATTCCCAGTCGTTAACTATTGTTTCATAGTTGCAGATTACATAGGTGTTGTTTATATCCCAGGCTCGTTGCCAGTCGTAACCCTTTGTCCAACCTAGTGTGCGTTGAGTTTTAGAGCCATCTATCACCTGAGTATTGGCATCGGAGAACTTCTGTATTTCTTTCTCCCATTGAAACTTAAGGCTAGACAATGCAATAACTAAAATTGGTTTAGTAAGTACTTCATCTTCTTTTAACTTTTCCAATGCTGCGATAGTCATACAGGTTTTACCCAAACCCATTTCGTATGCAACTAGCATCTTCTTACGTGCAACCATGCGGTCTACTGCCTCTGGTTGATAGGGGAATAAAGTTCCGTTAAACATTATCTATAGGAGTTGGTGCCGTCGCTAGAGTCCCACAAAGTGCACACTCCATATCGAGCATGTACATAGAGATTTCGCCATCCTCAAACATTGCCTGTACTTTCCACAACTTTGAGCCACAGACACAGATGTGCAGTGGTTGGTCTTTATCTCTTAAATCCATCATAGGTATGCTGCCTTGCCCCATACTCGGTCCTTGGCTGTCTCTAAGCCCTTTACAATCTCAGACTCAACCATATCCCCAACGTCTTTAACGTCTATACCTTCGTAATTAAAGAACTTTAGTTCCATGCCGTACTTGCGTGAGAACCCCATCATCTGCTCACAGGCTTTCTTACCTGCTTGGTCATTGTCGAATGCCGCAATGATTTGAGGGAAACGGCGCATAATCTTGGCTTGGTCCTCACTGAGGATTGCTCCGTATGTGGAGATTGCGTTATGACCTAATCCTGTTAGGCGAACTGCATCAAGCGGAGACTCAACAACTATCAGCGGCTTGTTCTCATCTGCAATCTCAATACCAAAAACAGTCTTAGACTTCTTAACGCCTGCAGGTTGGTTCTTAAAGAATCTACCTCGTGCGCCCTTCTCCTGCCATCCCCATAACTTAAAAGTCTCTGGGTCACGGATAGTCAGAATCCATGCTTCGTTCTTCGTATCCCATAAGACTTGATGTTTAGTTACTGCTTCTCTGTTCAAGAAACGCTTCTTCAACTCTATGTCTGGGGGCTCATGGAACACTGCAAGACGAGCCTCACTCATCTCTAAGACTTCCTCTGCGTGAGGCATGTACTGTGGCAATTCTCTGATACGCCTTAACAGTACATCCACAGGCAGTGTCTCACTTGAGTCTATGTAATCTTTGGCGTCAAAGTAATCCATACCCTTAACGTCAGCAACAAGTGTGTAGATGTTTCCCTTGTAACCGCAGGAAAAGCAGAAGTGAACTCCAGTAACAGAATTTATCCACCAGTCAGGGTGAACATCTTCTTTACCTGTCCGTGCTTTGTGCATAGGACATAGGCCCTGCACTTCGTCGCCACGTTGGGCGGTCAGTGAAATATCTAAGGAGAGAAGAACTCTCTCAACATCAATCATCATCTAAGTCACTCCAACTAGAGCAGAACTCACACTTGAGCATCTCTTCTTCATCGTGGAAGCAACCAGTTGACCAACGCCATGTAAGTGGAGTCTCTGTAGGACCACAGTTACGGCTAGCAACAACTTTGAGCAAACGAATCTTCTCGTCTTCTTCTACAGGTTCAAGACCCAAGATAACGTCTGAGTCTTGGAAGAATGAAGATGAGTAACCGATGGAATCTGCAGTTACCTTTCCAGCACGCATCTTCCATAGAAGGGTCTGAGTGGTGATAATGATTGGCAAACTAACACGCTGAGCAAGTCGCTTCATTGCACGGGTTATGTTGGTAATGGCTTGCGGTGTGTTCATCTCACCAGTCAACTCATCCATCATCAAGTACACACCGTCTACAAATACGATGTCTGGCTTCATCTGCTCAATCTTGGCTGCAAGTGCAGATACGGTAATTCCGTTTACTGCATCAACCAAATGGAATGGGTGCATAGTCTCCATGTCGTTCAACATGGCTACATAACGGTCATCTTCACGGGGCTTCAACTTACCTCGGCGCAAACGACCGTGGTCAATATGTGCACGCATCGCATCGTGACGTTGTTGTTGTTCGTGGTTGTTCATTTCAAATGACTGGAACATTGGCGTCTTACCAAGTTTGTGGACATTGATTGCCATCTGCAACGCAACCTGTGACTTACCAGTCTTAGGAGGTGCAATAACGGTAATCAACTGACCGCCCTGCAAACCTGCAGTTGCTTCATCAATCTTTGCAAAGCCAGTTGGTATACCTAAGAACTCTTCGTTCTTGAGGGATAGGTATTGGTCATAACGCTCTTGTGTGTTCTTACTAAGGTCAATCTCACGAGTGCCTAATACACCTTGCTCGTTAACCTTGGTGATGGTTGCTTCCATCGCAAGAAGCGCTGCGTCATGGTTGTTCTCTTGTAACTGCTCAACTGCAGTCTCTAAACCTTGACGAGTCAACATACGGCGGCGGAAATCCACCATCGTGTCTAGAAGATAATCAATAGTGTCTTCTACATCAAGAATCTTGTAGTTAGGGTAATGGTCTTTAACAGTTGTACCTGTAGGTACTTCACTGTATTCGGTGTAGTGCTTACGGAGGAACTGCCAGACCTTGCGGTTATCGTCATCAAGGAACCAAGCATCACCAACGCCACGTTGTAGTACAGGAGTAATCTCTCGGTCTTTGATGACCTTACTGACTAAACGATGCTCGTTATCTGCTGACATTTACTTCCACCGCTCTCCGCATGACTGACATTGTAAATAAGAATTACCGTTAACCCAAATGCGTTCGATGGTGTGAGCACGACACATTGGGCAATTCGTATTTGCTACTGAAAACATAACGCCCTCCCTCAAGGACTAGATATTACCTATTTCTACACCCGCAGACCCGTATCGTGCAACTTTATCTGCAGTGTCTATAACTGCTCGTAAGTTTGGTCTGTAGGGTAATAACCCTACCACTTCGTCTCGGTCCTCATAAAGTTGCCAGTAGTTAAACGGATTGACAACTCTGCGCTCAAACTTTTCGAACGCCTGTTCTAACAAGTCCTCTGTCCAACCATCAACCTCAAAGCCTGCAAGTTCTAAAGAAATTCCGTAGTCCCCTGAAACTTTCCATAACTTATTTAGGGGAAGGACTTCAATGTCACCAACTTTGAACTCACTCTTCTTTACAAGAAGTTTGCGTGACTCTTCTTCTTTAAGGCGTACAACGACATCGGTTGTAACAATGACTTGTGGTGAGGAGACATTTGAAATGTCCCCGCCTTTCATAGTACTTCTATCTTTGCGTACTTAACGACGAACTCACGAAACTTTGCAGGGTCTGTACTTGCTTCAACTGCCATCTCTTCAGGGACTTCATTAGGAACCATGATGGAGTAATGACCCGTGTACTTAATCTTGTCGTTAACGAATTGAATGTGTTTGCAAGAACCCTTCTTAGAAAAGACAGGGCAGGTGCACCGAACATCTTTAGTATCGGTTTCAACTTCAACCTCAAAAATGCCAGCGCCTTGGGCAGAGATGAACTGCTGTACTGTCCGCCATGCAGAACTCACTTGAGGTCCTTTCATTGTGCACCACGTAGGTCTGCACCAAGTATAGGAACTCTTACGAAGGCTTCATTGGCGAAACTGCCCATTGCTTCTCCGTATTTTGCTTCCCAGTTCTCTAAGCGAACATTTGTAGTAACAATTGTTGGTAAACCTTTGTCATAACGAAGTCTGAGGATTTCGTCAAAAGAAGTATCGTCGTACTTAGAACCATACTCTTTACCAAGGTCATCAATAACCAAGATACGAACATTGAGCCAATCAAACTTAGAGCGACCATGCAGACCGTCAATCTCGTAGTTCATCTCACGCTTGTCTTCGCCATCAGCGTCAAAGGTGGACTTCTTACGAGAAAGAAACTCTGGGTAGGTCATGTAGTAGATAGGGCGCAACCGAATGCCGTAGTCAGATGGATTGACATGCAGAAGGCGTGCAGCCTTCCCATCTTCATCAGAGAGGCGACGGATTACCTCCATGGCAGCGACTACGGCATGGGTTGTCTTACCTATCCCAGGACCTCCATCGAAGACTAAGCCAACGCCATTGACTCCGATGTTGCCAATTTGCTTTACGACGTGACCATTCACCACATCATCAATCCAGTTACTTACCTCATCAGGAAACGAACCTGCACGGTCAATAATGTCCTGCGGTTCCAACCCAATGAAGCGGTGTGGAATGTTGGAGTTTCTAAGAAGCCAGTGCTTCTTGAGTGGTGACAAAGTGTTTACGTCGTACATTAGCCCTCGCTATTTGTTTAGTTGTTGTCGTCTAATTCGTACTCATAGATTCCGCCGTAGCGAAGTCCGATATTAGTAAAGACATAGCCAATCAACAACATGACATCTCCGTAGAAACGAAGGACACGGTTGTTAGTTGGGTATACAAGTTCTAGAGGCTTAATCTCTTGAACTACTTTTTCCTCTACAACTTTAGGTGCGACTGCCTTCTTTGCTGCTGCCTTCTTAGGTGCAGCCTTCTTTGCAGGAGCCGCCTTCTTAGCGGCAGTCTTCTTAGTGGTCATTGGACCTGTAGGCATAACAGCCATTATGCATCCACCTTGTACTCTAGAACACCAGAGAATGCAGTCGGCTTGCTGGTCTCTTTGTTGGTGTTAGTAATGTTCATCTTTACCGACTTGCGTGGTGTGTGCTTCAAAACCATTGTCTTAACCCAACGCTTTGCTGCTGAAGCATTCTTCCAAGAAGAGTATTCGCTAATACCTTCTGCTGGTTGAATTGAATTGAGGCTTGTGCCTGCTTCCTTCTGAACGCTAACGATTGCTAACCAACCGCCAGCCTTCTCAGGATTTAGTTCGATAGTTGCAACAAACTTTGCTGCTACTTTTTTTGCCATTTGCGTATTCCTCCTAGGATTAGGTTTGTTCCAGTTAAAGTTCCAACTACTACCATTGCATAACCAATAATAGTTTTCATGCTTGTTCCTTCCACATTTCCATCATTCTCTTACCAGTCTCACTAATAGCAAAACGTGGTTCAAGATTTTCGTCGTAAGAAACAGTGATTGCATTTATTTTAAACAGATGCATCAACGCTTCTGTTAACTCATCGTTTGTCACTGAGCCTCTTCTCGTGACGCTCTAGTTGTGCACGACCAGATAAGGAATTCTGGAAAGTACGTCCGTCACTTGCGACCAGCCTAGCAGATGTTGGCTCTGTGTCTATTTTCGCATTGACTCTGCCGAGGCCAAGGTTTTCTCTTGCCTGATTCATCTTCTTGCCAAAAGAAGCAAGGAACATTTTGTATAACCAAGGTGCTTCGTCGCCTATGTTCTTGAAATTGCTCTCATCCGCCATGAACAGGCGTAGCAACTCTAGTTCGATGAGTGGGGTTGTCTCGTATTGCTTTCTAAACTTTGCGAGTGCTCCTGAGAGTGTTTTGACGTTGACGGTACCTGGAAGTAACGGGTACTTGCGACCAACTTGGAAACTAAATTCTGCCGCCACATCCATCGGTGTCCACTCGTGCTCTGGGCGTCGCCCACGTGTTTTAGGGTCGGACTTACGTATCTTGGGCTGTGGGGCGTCCTTGGGTTCAATGAGTCCAAAGCCTGCCAAATCGTCTCCATCATCCTCATATTTTCTCATAGGAACTTTAATCTCCTTTGTAAAACCTTCGGTTTTAATATCTTTTAATTTATAACTATCTTGGCTATTAGGTACTAATGGCTTATTGGCTATATGGCTAATCCGACTATTAGTCACGTTACCACCTGTTGGGTGGACATTAGAGTTCCCTACTGGGTGGACATTACGGTTCCCTATCTTGATGAGGGATGGACCCTGGAGTCCACCCCCTTTCTTGACTACAGTGCGGGTAATCAGACCTGCCTCTTCTAGGGCTTTGAGGCCCCTTCTGACGGTCTTAACATGGACGTTGCCAGTATGTGCACAAAGTTCGCCTGCTGAGACCCGCAGAGAGCCTTTGGCGCCCGCTAAATGGCATAGCACGACTAGGAGACGGAACTGGTAATCGGTAAGTGAGGCTGTAAACGCCTCAGAAGGTATCTGCACGGCTTTAGGTTACTCTTCGTCCTTAAAGGGTGAGATGTTGCGTTTGGTCTCTGAGTCAATGATGTGCTCAGCCACCGCCTCGCTTAGTGAGTCCATGACCGTGGAGGCTACGAAGGCTGAGAGCAAATCTACGAACATGCCAAGGTGCTTGAACATCTGGTCATGCAGTTCGTTGCTGCTCATGTCCGCATAGTCATCTGGCTCAATCTCCAGAATGTCCATGCCGTCAGTAATGTCCCATGTCTCAACGGCAAGGTCTTCCACGGTGTGCAAGGCAAAATGGGCTTGCGGCGAGTCATCCCACACAATGCCAAGTGCGTCAGAACTTCCCAGTTGGTGAAGTACTTCCTTAACAGGGTTATCAATGACGGTAATGTCATCTGCTTGAGTGAGGAACTCATCAAGTCCTTCAGCAGTGGTGAAGTAGCAGTGAATCTTGATACCGTTTTCTTTGCAGGTTCTAATAACGCTGTCTGTAAATTCCTTATCCTTTTTCAAGATAGGAAGAAGAACCGTTACATCTTCTGAGCCGTAGTTTTCTAACAAATCTTCTATGCCCAATGAAACATCAATGTCTTTAAATGAAATAACTGCAATCTTCATAGCGCCCTCTTAAAGTCGTGGTAGTCGTGGGTTAATTACCTGTGCTGGTTTGTTGAGTTGCTTACCGATAAACAGTGCAACAAAGATTGATGCTGGAACCGCTACGATAAGTGATAGTCCCCAATAATTTAGCAGATAGAAACCGCCAACGCTAAGAGGGAGAGTTAAAAACTTATTGAGGAAGGCTCGTGAAACAAAGCCAATATCAACAAGTTCTAAGATGTAGGTAAGGGCCATGCCCACCATGAGTACTGCCAAGATATAGTCAACCATGTGGCTGAGACTACACGTCTAGAACGGTATATTCCAATCCTGCTGGAGTGGTGATTCTCCACCAGCAGTTGATAGGTACCCACTCATTGAGCGTCTGCGCTAAACGGCGAATCTTAGTTGCCTTACCTGGGTAGTAAAGCGTTGGAGAGTTATGGGCTGTTCCTTGCCAAATTGCTCCGTAAGAGGCTGGCAATGAACCGTCAAAGTAATCTGTTGGAGCAAAGGTATCTTGACCTTGAACCATGTCTAAGTACACAGTGCCAGCATTTCCTACCAAAATTGTCAGGTAAGCATGGTGTGCAGTACTTTCGGTGTCAACAAGCGCTGTAACGTATTGGCGTGTCCAAGTTGGGCTTACAACACCTGGGTTACGCACTGTAGTTAAATAACTATTGTTCACATCGTACAAGTCCAAGACCATTTCAAACTCTGTTATGTCACTTGACTTAATGTAGGTAGAAGCACAGAAGAATGAGCCTGGTTCTACTGGGATTGGTGAACTTGCTTGAAGAGCCCAGTTACCTGTTGCGTGAAACTTGCCACTATATGAGCCAGGAAAACCTTCATTAGGTATATCTGTGCTCTGCTCAAACGTTACGCTTTGCAATGTCCATCCAGCAGCATCTACCTCAAAAGAAGGGTTATTGATGTAGTTTTCTCTGGTAGGCAATAGATTGAGGGTAAGTGCTCTAGCCTCATCGTAAGAGTAAACAGGTCCTGGTTGAACTGATATTTGGTCAACGTAATAAGTTCCAGCAGCACTAAATATAAGTTCAATACCAACATAACTGTGAGAACCAATTTCATCTGCATCTGCTACTGATGTGACGTGCAATTGTTGCCAAGTATTGTTAGCGGACAATGGTGAACTTGAGTGAGTTGTGTAAGTACCGTCATCTGGGTCATACACATGCATCACTACTGTGACTGTTCCAGAACTTGCTGGGGACTTAACCATTAGCCCAATTGTGTAAGGAAGATACGGAAGAGAGAGACATGGCACACCTTGAAGAAGGTAGTTGTCCATACCCAACTTCATACTTCCAGCACCTGTTGCGGTTACCTTACATGTCCAAGTTTTATCAATTGTTTTTGCTTGAATGCTTGGGAGTAACTCTTCGGTTGCAGTTAAAGTTAAAGTAGAGTCTGATACCCAACGACCAATAGAGTTGTAGAAAGTTGAGTCTTGAATGCTAAGCATTAGGTTTGGAGAAACAGTTCCTACTGGAGCAAATCCAGTTAACGCTTCTGCGTAGTTTTGAACTCCTAACAATGTTCCTTTGTTTTGATATGAGGGAATTGCCTCACGGATTAAACGACGTTGGTTTGCTGTAGGGATAGTTGGCTCTTCTGTAAGGCCAAGGCTTAAAAATTCTGCCTCAATAGTTTTAGAATTTGCGTAGTCTGTGTTGTGGGATGGACGAATCATTTTGATTTGAGTTTGAAGTTGCTCGTAAGTAAACGCCATACCATCTAAAAACTTGTATAAATCAGAGGCTGGGTCAACAACGCCAAGAGGACTAAGTTCTGGAGTAGTAAATACACGTGGCAGTAAGTTCATCACCTTTTCGGTAGCACCCGTGTTATCTGGCACTACGTCGGTAATCTGTCCTGCACGTACCCACTCATTATCTACGGTGTAAAGAAAAACAGAGTAAAAAATGTTTCTGCCAGGAAGAATTTTAACCTGTGTTGGGTTTTCTTCTCCATCACTAAATGAAGTTCTAACTGAACCTTCTAGACTAGAACCATCCGAAGACAGTAGTTCATAGATTACAAGTCCATCTTCTTGATTTTCTGGAAATCCGTTTTGGTTTCGTACAAGACGAAAACGTGTGAAGAATCCAGTAGGTGGTGACCAAGTAATTGAGGCTTTATCGAACTGAAGAACCGCAGTAGACATAGGTTCTACAGAAAAGTTTAATCTAGGGGTAGCACCATACGTTGCTCCACCATAGACAATGTCACCATACTTTGACATTTATTATGCTCCGATAAGTAGAAGTGGGTTAAATGTTTCTCCTGAAACAGACACAGTAGACCAAGATGCTGTGCTTCCGTTAGTTGTTAGGTATTTTCCTGAGTTTCCTGATTGAGATGGAACTACGTAAGCGCTAGTTGTATCTAGGTTAACTGTTACAGAACCGCTTGTTCCTCCACCCGTAAGACCTGTTCCTGCAGTAACTCCTGTAATAGCAGAAGCCCATGATGCAATAGTTCCGTTTGTTGTTAAGAACTTACCGCTGTTGGTTGATTGGGGAGGCAAAGAAAATTGTGCAAAGACAATGTTATCTGTGCCAATTTTAATTCCCTTGGCTGGAGATGTAGCAGTTCCGTAAGTGTTCATGATGAACCCTTGACCGCCGTTTACTGTTCCGCCAACGCAGAACACAATGTCTCCAGCGTTTACTTCTCCAGGAATGCTATTGTCGTAGTCAGTTGCACGTGTCAAAATAGCAGATACGCCAGTAGCACCTGCAGTAGTCAGCGTGTAAATACCGTTTTGAGTTTGTGTTGTTTGGTCTTTTACAAGAACACGAGTGCCTACTGTAGATACTGTTACTCCATCAATAACTAGTGCTCCAAGAGCAGTCATAGTAAAGATAGCGCCAACACCAGTACCACCATCAGCACCAGAAGAACCGTTGGTGTAAGTACCGCTGAGCAAACCAGTTGTAGCAACTGCTACTGAGTTGTGAGTGTTAATACCATCTGCAATAGCGTCAACATACTGCTTGCTTACAATGCCGAGTGCAGTTGTTGGGTCTGCAGTAACTGTTCCGCTTGTAAGGTTAAGGCCAGAAATAGTAGTTACGGTAGCGCCAGAACCAATTGATGTAGAGCCAATTGTTGGTGCAGTAAACTGGTTGATAGATGCCCAAGAAGCAGTTGAACCGTTAGTGGTAAGGAACTTTCCACTTTGAGTCAATTGGCTTGGTAAGAAGTTACCTGTTGTCCAAGAAAAGTCGTAATCTGAGCCAGAGTTCTTTACAAGTACTTGACCTGTAGTTCCGCCAGTTGGAACCATTGCGGTGTAGGCAGAGTGAACTCCGTATTCAATGTTAGCGATACGGTCTCTGATGGTGTTCCAGGTAGTTGTAGACTGGTCAAAAGCGCCTACCCATCCTGAAGAAGTAAGAGGAAGGTTTCCAATGGTGGTTTCTACAGCGCTTACTTCAGCACGAAGAAAGTTAACGTGTTCGGCAAGGACAGTAGTTGTAAAGTCAACTACGTCTGAGCCAAAGTTTCTGACGTTAGCAGGGTATTGGGCTGATGCCATTGTCTATTCCTCTCAAACCTATCGGTCTATTTTCTCTGGTTTGCCCACCATTTACTGCCTTAACTACTAGCCATTGCGTCCGTGCGTGTGGCTTGGGGAGGTTCTTGTAGCCAAAGTAGTGTGAAGTGTGGTCAGTTGAGTTTCCAAAGAAGCAATTCTTGTTTCGTGGTCCTTGAGTTTGTTAGCCATAGCGATGATTGTGGCTGTCAAATCTACTTCTTTAGTTTTGTCTTGTTTGTTTACTAAAATTACGTAAGAAGTTATATCCGTTAAAGATACGGAATCAAGAAGGGGTTTTACTAATATTCTTTTACCCTTTACCTTATGGGTTCCAAATTCCCCAAAATACAAAGGATAGTTAGGGTCATCTTTTTCAAACTTTACCCATACACCTTGACCAACTTCTGGGACATAGACTCCATGCCCAGCAGGAACCATAGGCCAAGCCCAGTCTGTAGGTTCGCTGTGATGAGGAAGTTGTACTTGAATTCGACCTTGATTATTTGGGTCTTTGTTCTTTGCTACAACTCCACGATACACACCGTGTAACTTCTTAGAGGTATCGGACATTACGAAATAATTCCTAGACTGATATTTCCTTCTTGGATTCTAAGGATTTGTCCGTTTCCTGCCGTAACGGTACCTAGTCCTGATGAACCACCTTGAAGATACATAACAGTTAACTTAGCAGTTTTAACGCCCTCTGTTTGTTGCAATAGATATTCAACGTCTTGAACTGTAAGGCTGTCTGCAAAATCCATGTAGTAATAACTGTAGTCAGTAACTAACTTTGCCTTGATATTTGCAGCAACTTCATTGTTTGTGTACTGAGGAAGTGCAGTGTATTGAAGGGCTAAGATTACATCTTTGTAAGTTGGTGGCATAACTACAACAGTAGTTCCAATAAGTGCATTAGGAGCGATTGCTGCGTCTGTTCTAAGCGCTAAGTCAATCCATGCAGGTGTAGGTGTGTACTCATCGTCTCCTAAACCTGGGTGTAAATCTGGGTCTCCAACAGGTCGGTAAGGAGCCAAGTAAAGAGTTACCGATGTCCACACGCTTGAAACTGCTTGCGCTTTGCCAGAACCGCTGACTCCAAGAGCAAGATTCTTAAAGTCATTAAGAGTTACAGCACGAGTATTAGTACGTAGGTAAAGCGGTGCCAATGCACGGACAAGGTCTAGAGGCTCTGGTTCAGCACCGTCTAAACCAACACCATCGTTAGTTGGCGTAATAAATGATTGAATAGCAATCAAGTCGTTTGAAGAAACTCCAGGAATATATTCAATAGTTGTAATCTTTTGAGGAGTAATGTTTCCAATAGTTCCTCCACCTACCTGATACTGAACACGAATTTCAGCAAAGTTTGTAGGAATAAGTCCTGAAATACCGTTACCAAATTGAACGTATACATTGTTATTTGCGTCTTGGTATGAAGTGAATACCTGGTCGTATGGGCCATAGTCAATGATGTGCTGTACTTGCTTCCACTTTGAGTAGTGAGAAGGGCTACTCTTTACATACACATTTACAGTTCCATCTACTACTGGGTTTTCCAAAAGTTGGAATACTTGACCTGGAGTTCCATCGGAACTTCCTACTAACTCTCCGTAAGAATTGGCGTCTGGTGAAACCAACGTAACGCTACGACCTTCTTTAGCCGCAACTGAAGTTACGCCAGAATCAGAGCCATTTGGGTCAGATGTAATGTCTGTCTGTGTAGTGAAGTAAACTGTTTGCACAGTGTCACCAATAACGATGTCTCCTGATACAACTGTTCCAGCAGGAAGTGAAACAACCGTTGAGTCTGAAGTATTTGTAAAAGTAACGGTTAAGTTAGCGCTTTGATACCCTGCTGGGATATAGCCGTAAGTCTGTGAAAGGTTAAGCACACTCTCACGTTGGGTAGCGGTAGCAATAAACGCTTCGTTTGCATTACGGTCAATGTAATACGACATTAAGTCGCCAAGATAGGCAAACGCCTCTACTAGAGCAATACCAAAATCTGCTGGGTCACTTGCACCCCATGTTGGAATTCTGTCTTGAATACGGCTAATTAACTGCTCACGAATGGAGTAGTAGTCACGACTAGTGTAGTCAATAGATACTGGTATATAGGATGGAGGTGTGCTCATAGTGTCTCCTGGATTGGTGGAAGTGTGGCAGGTACAGTTACAATTCCAATAGTTGTAGAAGTTTGCTCAGAATTAGGTAGTGAGTAAGTAATGGTTACGCTAAGGGTAGTCGAATAATCGTCAAAAACTGTTTCTACAGACTCTAAAGTCAAGGGCCCAAGATACTTAGCAAATGCTCGTTCCACTTCAGTTTGAATGGTTGCCTCAGCATCGTCTGAAGTTTGCATGAATGCTTCAGGTACTAAAGTTCCAAACTCAGGGTTCATAAGGCGTTCACGGATGTTGGTTCCAACAACAGAGCGAACTCTGTCTGACCAAATTTTGCTCTGGTCTGTTGTTACACCTATAGAACCATAGGAAGTAACTTTAAATGGCAAAGATATAGAGGTTTCCATTACCGACCAATCCATTTACTAGAAGACATTTTTAGCCCTGCTTTACTTTGGTTTACCAAAGGTGCTTTTCTGCTAATTTTAGCAACAGTTGTCTTAGTAGTCATTCCTGTCGCCATTTCAGAGAGCACATTTCTTGTAGGAACAAGGCTAGCGTCAGAGTTACGAAGTCCAGTTCCTCTGTTATCGCCTGTACCATCGGTAAAGCACGTAAACTCAACGTTATAACGCCCATCGTAAGTCATGTGGTGGACTGCAGAAGTTACTACCCAAAATCCGTCTGTTTCGTCGCCAGTTCCATTTATGTCAATAGTTCTGTAAGGAGCAATTCTGGCATCGCCTTGGGCACTTCCCTCTGCGTGAAGGGAGAACCGTGCTAACTGAGCAAAGCCATCAGCCATTGCTTTGGCTGTTGCGGTGCTTTCAGCAACACGGGTAGGAACTATCTCTTTAAACAAATCTTCTTTGGTAGAGATTCTAAGGCTCTTTCCAGTTTTACTTGGGGAAGAAGTTTGGGAAAAAATTCTTCCTGTAATTGGGTCTAATCCAGATACTACCTTGTCTTTTTTAACGTGAGAAGTTGATTCGTTAATACTTCCTACGGTGGTTCTAAACATGTCTAAGGTGTGTGCTTCGTATGTTGTCCCAGGGTTTATGTCATTGTCGTGGTAAGACAAGATAGGAATAGAGGTGTTGAAGTGGTCAATCATTTTGTCAATAGGATGGAAGTGAAGTTCTACACCAATAACGTGGCAAACATATCCAACACGTTCAGCAAGTTCTTGAAGTTTTTCCCAGTAAGAATGCCCAATCATAGTTTGTTGACCAAACCGAACTGGGTGTTGAGTAACTACAGGTTTTAACTTATGCTTTTGTGCAATGTCAGTAGCAATTTCTGAAGCAGTTTTGTTTTTCCAAAGAGTATTTGCACCTTCTTTTAATGGGAAAGAGGCAGCAATACCTTTAACTATGGTGTTTCGTGTCAGTGTTGCCTGTGTCTTTGAGTGAACGCTGTATACATGGCCTATGAACTGACCAGAAGATGCTTCATTAGACCAAGAAATTTCCATTAGAACGCCAGTCTTCAACATAGTGTTAAAGAACTTATTGGCAGCGGCGTAAGAAAGTTCTACTTGGTCATGTTGACCTTTAGCCTGTCGTATGGTCACTGAGTTAGGTGCAACAGTTATTGAAGGAAACTCAGGGTATCTAACCTCAAACGTCGTACCTACTCTACTTTGGTAGGTACGTTTAGTCATTAGGAATCCTTAGTTGAGTTCCAATAGGAATCTCAAATGGGTTAATAATCTCTGGGTTAATGTCCATGATTTTCCACCATAGCGAAGCATTACCCAGGTTTACAGCAGCAATGTTTTGCACATTATCAATTTCTGTAACCTCATGAATGTAAAACTTTGACTGGTAGTTAGGCCATGCTCTAAAGACGGTTAATGCAAACTCATCTTTGTACGAGTTGTAACCGTAGAACAAAGGACCATCTGAATAGCGGCTGTCTAAGTAAATCACTGTTGATACACCGCCAAGTTTCCTCCGCCAGTTGTTGCCGCTCCTTTAGCGGTAATAATTCCATCCCAGTAACGGTTACAGGTCAGTGAAACAAACGTTTGAACAGGAACCATTCGGCTATTAAAAATGGTGTGACGAATAGAAAGTCCAGTTACACGTACACGATAGCGAAGGTTATTTCCTAAATGCAGTTCTACTGGACGTACAGGCAACCAACCTGGGTCGCTTGTTTCTCCTCGTAGTGAGGAAACATAATTTGAGTTTCCTGCATAACCATGAAGTGCCTTAAACAAGTACTCCATGTCATACATAGTTCCCATTTCAACAATTTTCTTTAGTTCGGCACGCTCAGAACTTCCTGGTGGAGGAGTCCATTTTGGATAAGGACTACTTCCGTCATAAGTTCCGTCTGGCCTTAGTACTTGCATATCTTCTGTTCTGTTTAAGAACAAGTCAAAAGAAACTGTAGCACCTGTCATGTTTGCAGTAATAGGTGCAGTATGGTCTAAACCAAGTGCTTCGTACATTGGGTTTGCTAACGCAACTCCCTGCCAAGACATATTAATTTCTTTAGGGTTGTACATAAACTTAAACCCGTACATATTTCCATCAAATTTTCTTTTGTCTTTTTTAGCAGCCTGAGTTGCTTGCGCTAAAACGTTTACAGAGTTAGTTACACGGTCCATCTGCAAAGTTCCTCGACCACCAGCAATATTTCCGTCTTGGGTTATCGTCCAAGCCTTAATCGCATCACTGTAAGCGCCTTGGTCTACAAAGTGGAACATGCCTTCAGTTCCTGTTTTTACTAACTTTCTTGTTGTCCAAGAACCGCTGTCGTAAGGATGTGGAATTTTTTCTTCTACATACTCGGCTGCTTTGGGCATAGACAATGGGTTGAAGTAAGCGCTGCTAACCATAGGGGCGTTGTAATAGAAAGGTCCTTTACTAGGGGTAACCTTTACGTCAGGTGTACCGCTACCGCTGCTGCTACTGCTGCTTCCAGCAGAACGGCCTTTTCCATCTACTGATGGCATTGGTTTTACAAACTTTTTTGCCGCAGCAATAGACGCCTTCTCAGACATACCTGAAGGCATACCGTAAATGTTAGTAGGAGGTGAGTACATAGTTGCCGTGGCAGTGGCTGAACCTATGTTTTGAAATTGCAGCAAATCGGTAGCAGGAAGATACAGTTGAGTATCTGGAATTGGTGTGGTCTTTTGGAACGTAGGAATATTTGCGTTCTTAAAAGCAGGGGTCTTTGCTTTTTTAGGTGCCATTATTTACGTCCAATCATATCGGAAGAACTTGAGTCATCTATTAAGGCTTTAACTCTTTTAGCAAAGAGAATTGCTTCACTATCAGATGCTTGGCTTACAGTTAAGTATATGTTTGTTGTATTACCAATACTGGTAGAACCAGAAGAAGTTACCGTAGGAACAGTTGAAACAGTGTCAATTACTGTTTGAGTATCTGGCATAGAAGCACCAGAGCCTGGAGTTCCTCCACCTTTAATTTTTGTTCCCCATTTTGAACTGTTTACATCTGCTGTAAACTGTTCAAGAGAAGCGTTTGACCTTAAGTCATTCATAATCTTTGTGTAACCACGAGCATCAGCGTTAGCGCCAGTAAGAGTCTGTAAGGTTGCATCTACACCCTGGTCTAAAGAACCATAAGTCTTTACTCCAACAGAGTTAAAGACCCCAGCACCTGGCATATCTAAGGTTGTGTTTAGGGGGTTAAAGGCGTTATTAGACGTTCCTCCCTCCCAGTGCATCCACGTAGTAAGCGCAGTTACATCGCTATCTGTAACTTTAATGCCAGCCTTAGTTAAGAATGCTCTAGCAAATTCTTGGTCACCAGCAGTTCCAGCATTAGGGTTTACAGCGCCGTTACTTCCAGAATTTTGGTAGATGCCTAGTGTTTGTAAGCCTGCTGCTGCAGTCAAAGCATTTGTGTTCATTGGGTCAAATGCTGTTTGCCCAGAAATAGGAAGAATTGCTCCCTGAAGTTTTGATGGGTCTACAGGATTATTAGGGCCTTGTTGAACTTCAAAGTGAAGACCAGGTCCAGTTGTGTTACCTGATTTTCCAGTTTCACCAATTTTTTGGCCTTGAGATACTTGTGTTCCAGGACTAACATCTTTGCGGCTTAAGTGAGCGTAAATCGTAGAGTAACCATCAGGATGGTTGATTATTACTGCATCACCATAGTCTGGGTTAAGAGTTTGATTGGAAACAATTCCATCTTTTGCTGCAACAACAGTAGTTCCAATGTCAGCAATAAAGTCTGTTCCTAAGTGCTTTCCACCTGTTTTAGACCAAATACTACTGTCAATATCTCCGTAGTTTGCAGAGACAGTGCCTACTGCAGTACCTCCTGATGCCAAAGCATTTGAAAGACCAGTTGTATCGGTAGGGGCTAATGCATTTGTTGCGCCTGGCGTTCCTCCACCACGAGCACGTCCGCTAAAGGAGCCTCCGTAACCTGGGCTTCCTCCTCCTCCAAATGTCATTGCAGCACCAGCAGCCGCAATAGGTACGCCAATTCCAACTTCTGAAGTAAGTGCTCCAGCAGCCATCATTCCAACGCCAAGTATCTTTTTACCAATACCTAAAATACTTCCAAAAAGGCTCTTTGCACCTTTACCAGCGTTTGTTCCGCTAAGCCCATCGAGATAAGCCTTGTAACCTTCAAGAGATGCAATAGTGTCTCCAAAGGCTTTGTTAAATGCTGTTACAGTGTCTGCAGCAGTTTGTAGCCCTTGAATTGCTGCTGATTCTGATTTACCTGCAACTCCAGTTTGAGAAGAGTTCATTTGGTACAAAGGACTGTAAGGGTTGTTATTGCCAGTTGCATTTTGCGCTGAGGCTAAGTCTGGGTTCTTTCCATTTGCAATATCTTGGAACGCTTTACGCATCATGATTCCAAGGTCACCTGTAAAGCCCATGCTCTGCATTGCTGGACCTAAGTTACCGTTTTGGAAATCGCTGTTGATTCCTGCTGCAGTGTTACCGTTAGGGAACAAAACTGAGTAGGCTTGCTGTGCAATATTTCCTACACTAAGAGCGTTACCCTTTGAGTCAATGGTAGAGATACCGTATTGATAAAGGTTTGCTCCCATACCGCCAGTTGCAAGAGCAGACATGGCATTTGCTGCGTTCTCGTTTGGCATAGCCAAGGTACGAGCAGCACCAGCAACTTGGGATACTACGTTAAGGTAATTTTGGCTTCCAGCATTAAATCCAGCATTTGCAAGAATGTTTGCAGTTGCTGCATCGGAGCCCATGCTTGTAATTTGACCTTGTAGAGCGCTAAAGGTTGCGTTCTCTAATTTTGCACGGCTGATGCTGTTACCACTCATTGTTGCTGCTTGGAAGTAACCACCAGCACGGTTAACAATTGTGTTGGTATCAATCATGCTTGCAAAAGCAGCCTTAACAGGAGCAGTAACTAAATCTGTACCGATGCTAAGAGCAGCCATAGCCATGGTGCCTTTGCCTACTCCTCCACCACCAGAGAAGCCTGCAAGTCCAAGGCCTGTTCCTGTACCCCCTGTTCCTCCTGCAGCGCCTTGAGGTTCTCCACCAACAACTCCAGGAGTTGTGGCAGCCATTGAAGGCATAGCAGATGGAGCAGGAGTACTGAACTGTGCAAGAGCGCCGTACATAACATTAGTGTTTCCACCAACGCCTAATCCTTTTTGTCCTGTTCCAGCACCAATTGCAGCACCAACATTAGAGAAGGTGCTGCTAGCGGCAGAGCCAACACTAGCGATGGCAGAGTGGAGTTGGTTGACCTTGTTAGTTAAGTCAGAAACTCCCTGCGACATCGCTTGGATGTTTTGTACTACGCTCACTTAGTGCCTTTCAGTTCTTAACCTCTACGAGGTTAAACCAGTTATCTCGTTCTCTAGGTGACAATTCTTTGATGTCATTTAGAGTCCAGTTTGTGTACGCTTCTCCTAACCATTTCCATTCCCTTATCAGGAACTTGTATGGCGTTCTGCTATATACGAAACAAGGCTCCTAAACTAATAGGAACACTTACCTCACTTTCGCAATCAGGGCAAGTAACAGTGAGGCTGTCAAACTTTGGACCTGGGATGCGCTCATTAATTGCGTCAACAATCTTGCGTCGGTCTGTAAGGCTTAGGTTCTGAACCTGTGCCTTACCAATAACTGGGGAGTTACCAATCTTCATAACTGTGTTTTCAAGAAGAATGGTGTTTAGTTCTGCCGCAGTTTTATCTGCGTTAAGAATCAATTCTTTCTGGGTAATGCCAGTAGGAAGTTGAACGGTAAATTCAACATTCTTTCCTTGTACGGTGAATACTCGGTCATTGATTGGGTCAGCAAGTTTTTGGACCTTGATATCTGTATCAATGTCTACTTCCACAGTCTTTACATCTTGGCACTTGCCGCAATAGGCTCCAACAGGAGGGTTTGCTCCAAAGGTTACCTTGAGAATAGACAACAGAAGCATGTCTCTGTCACCAGAGAGCATCTTGTCTAATACGTCTTCAGTAATCTTTTGGTTCCCTACTCGCACTGAGCCACGCTGGAGGATAGTGAGAAGCGCCTTGCTAGTGGTTGACGCACGGGCAATCGCCTCTTCATCCTTACCGTTTAGTTCACGTACTTCCGCTTCGGTGATGACCTCCCCAGTTTCGCTATCGAGATAGCCACCAGGGAGAGTCACCAACGTATCCGAAGGAGGTGTAACTTCTACTTCTTTTTGTTGCGGCTTTTCTGCCACAACTTTCTTAATCAAGTCGTTTGCCAATGCGGGATTAGCCGCTGCACTAATGGTGTTCGTCATGTTATTCCTTTGTTAGATTAGAATGTTGCTGCTGAAGTTACTTTTTTATCTGTATCAATTGAAGCCCAGTTAAGGTCAAAGCCTTCGTGGACTAGGGTCATCTGCTCAACGTAGAGAGCGTTGTCTCCAGCGTTAAGGTCTGAGTATGCAACGGTTGTAGGCCATGCGTTGTAGACCTTGAAGCGCATTGCTACTTCGTCAGAGCCTCCAGCAGTAGCGCCAGAGTTAACGTCAGCACCAGCAGATGGGACTGGGTGGTTAAGGACTGCAATTTCCAAATCGCAACGGAAGTTGCGAGATGGTGCAAGTGTTGAACCGCCAGCCTGAACAGTTGCGAACAACTGCTTCATCCAATCCCAGTTTTGCTTGCTTCCAAGGATGACGCCACGTTGAAGAGTCAACGGGGTGAATGAAGTCTGTCCTGGAATCTGGTGAACAGTGGTGTTGTAGCCACCTTCACGGTAAGGGATAGAGTCTGTGGTTACAGCCAATCCTGAAACAGAGGTGAAACCAATGCTTACAGGGTTGAAGGCTGTGTTTGATGTGTCTTGAGGCTGGAACGTTACCAAGAACCGAAAGTTACGGACTGGGTCAGTTGCTAGCGTCGAGCGATTGTTGACAATTGTTGCCATTGTTTATTTATCTCCTTCGTTCTTAGGCGATAGTCTTTTGACTAAGGTCAATTACGATGAACTCTGCAGGGTACTGTAGAGCGACACCGACTTGGATGTGTACTTCACCGTTTGCAATTGATTGGGCGGTGTTGTTAGTTCCATCGCACAAGATGAAGTATGCCTGTGCTGGTGTAGCACCACGAAGGCCGCCTTGGTTCTTGTACTCATTGAGGAAGATGTTGATAGCAGTGCGGAGTTTTGCCCACAATACTTCATCATTGTTCTCAAAGATTGCAAATTGCGATAGGTTCTTGAGTTGCTTGCGGATGTAGATAAGTGAACGACGCATGTTGACATACTTGTTCGCTGTACCATCTTGAAGCAATGTACGGGCACCCATAACAGCAAGTCCTGCACCAGGAATCTGGCGAAGTGGGTTTACTGGAGCGCTACCTGAGTTCATCGCATCAAGTTCTGCAGATGTGAATGACTTCTCGATAGCAACGATGCCTGCAACAGTTGTTCCAATACCTGCTGGAGCCTTGAATACACCACGAGTTGTATCAGTGTGTAGGTAAAGACCAGCGACTGCACCAGAAGGTCCAATCAAACGGGTAGCACCTGTTCCACGACCGATTGGGTCTGAGATGTATGTCCATGGGTAGTAAACAGCCGCATAACTGGTGTCTTGGAGAGAACCAGCGTATGTGATTGCTTGTGCTGAAGTCTGCGCCTTTGCTGTTTCAACAATGACAAAGCCATTGTTTGTTTCAGCCCATGCAGTTGCAGCGTTGTAGACATCAACTGTGTGTGATGCTAGAGACTGTACTGCTGGGAGGAATAGGACTAGAGGACGGTCAAGAGAAGAGAAGTCTTCGAAGACGGAAACTGAACCACCCTTGTAGAGTGTGTAGTCTGTGTAGACAACTGCTGAACCGTTTCCACTATTGACAACAGTTCCGTGCATTGTTAGTGGATATGGGTTAGTCATTACTGGGACACCAGAAGCACTGAGGCTTACGATGATGTTAGGTGACACTGTGTTGATTACAGTCTCTGCAAAGTCGCTAGAGGTTGAATCGTCAAATACGACGTTCTCATAGCGCTCAAGAAGAATGTCATCTGAGATGTCGTTGAGAACGCCTGATTCCTTGTAGACACTTACGGTGTAAGTGCTAGAAACAGTGCCAGCAGAAAGAACAATACGAAGAAGAGTTCCGTCTGAACCTGCGTTCTTAGCGGTGAAGCGTGCAACAACGGCTGAGCCAGCAGTTACTGCTTCAACGTATGCCTGAGATGCATCAGCAGCAAGAAGACGCTTTACGTAAAGTTCACGTCCACCGTTGTTGAAGTATGCTGCAACTTGGAAGGTTGCTGGGTAGGCAGCGTTGTAGCCACCAAAATACTTGGTAAATTCGTACCAAGATTGTACAAGCGTTACTGATTCTGGTCCTTGTGCAAAAGGTGCAACAACGGCTCCAGCAGCATTTGCCGTTACTCCACTTGGGAGTGTTGGCGGAAGTAGGCGTTCACTGATGTAAATACCTGGGCGACCATAGGCCATGATTTCTCCTAACTAGTTATTGGATGGGTTTCGTGTTATTCCGAGATGGTGAACGATTCAATAGCAGTGTAAGGATGGTTAGTCTGCCCTGGAGCAGCAACACCTTCAGTGCCTGTAACAGATATTTGCAACGCCTTGTATACTTGGTTGTAGAGTTGTGGCACAATCTCGGATGAGACTCGTACCGTAAAAGCATTTACGAATAAACGCTTTCCTTGCTCTGTCACGTCTCTCTTGGAGATATCTAGGATATCTAAGCGACGAACAGTTCCATCATCGGGTTCAAGAATGCCGAACCGAAGAGGAAGTCTTGTATGCATTAACTGCGCCAAAATCTCACGGTCATGACGTGGTTGGCGAGAGTATGTAGTTATCTGGTAATCAATGTTTACTGGGATAGGCCAATTGATTTCCCAGTTGTTGAGTGCTGGGTCATAGGTAACTCCCTGTGTACCGTCAGAAGGAGCAACCATGAACTCTGGGTCTGGCAGGTAGTTAGGCTTAACCTTGCCACGCATAGAGCGTGAGAAATCTTCTGCAATGTCAATCATGTCAATAACGATGTATGGATATGACTGGTTACGTGGTTCCTGGTCAGGTTGTCCAAACCAAACATCAACGTTGCGTTGAGCGTTTCCGCCCTCGTCAATCGTCTTTTGGTCAGTTACCTTCATGCCCTTAAGAAGGTCACGAAGAGCCTTATCTTCAGAAAGAATGAATGTCATAGGTTACCCAACATCTTGGACATACGTCCTACTAGGAACTTGTCTGCTTCTTGGGTACGGTTGATAGACCGACGAACTGCAGCGGTAGGGCGTTGTGATGGGGTGCCGTACTCTAGGTCCATAGCCTCAGACTTATGTGAGTCATGGATGTGCGCTTGGAAGCCATCTTTTCCATACGATACATGGAGGTTGCTAGCAACGTGTGAAGGCCATCCGCTAGCGTGGGCTTCGTTCTGAAGATGTGCTGACATCATGTGGCTAGTCTCATGACTTGCTTTAGTCAGTGCGCTCTTAAAAGCATGGATTTCTTTCATACGGTAGCCACCATTTGGGTAGGCATAAGCAGCATGATAAATCCCCTTTTAAAGCGCAAGTAGTTGGGACTACACAGAGGTCGCACGACGTTCTGATACTGCAATGATAAAGAAGAAAGGCCCCTTTCGGGGCCTAACTCTTACTTCTTTTTCTTTTCTTTCTTGTCTTCCTTCTTATCGGAAGCCTTAATCTTCTTTACAATCTTCTTATCCATCTTTGCATCGTCTTCTTGAGACTTAGGCTTACGATGCTTCTTGTCCATCTTCTTAAACTTTGCCATCTCGTCTTTATCAAGACCCTTGGTTGTCTTAGCGTCTTGCTTCTTGTCTGACTTCTCTGTGTACTTCATGGGTCTCCTTAGATTGCTTGGATGTTTGGCTTGTTGCCAGGGGTGAATGGGGCGTTTTGAATCTTTGGAGCCTGAGCACCAGGGCCAGTTTCAAATGGCATTTGAGAAATCTTTGAGTTGAAGTTAGCAGCAGGAGCACGGTTAGGAACTGAAGGAGCAGATGACTTGCCCATTCCTGAGACCATGCTTCCGATAGAACCAATTGCACCAACGCCAGCGCCGCCAGCAGGCTTTGGAGTATTAATCTTCATCTGTTGGTTAGAAGGAGCCGCAGGTGCTGCTGAAGCACCAGGCATGTTTACCTTTGTTCCAGACCAAATCATGTTGCCGTTGTTGTACTTTGAACCAGGAGCGGTGAAGGCTGGGTTTGCCTTACGAAGAGCATCAACAGTTGTGTTGTTTGCACTAGCAATACCAGAAAGAGTATCGCCTTTCTTGACGGTGTAAGCGCCACCAGCAGCGGGAGTAGTCGCCGCTTTAGGAGCAGCAGGAGACGTAGGAGTAGAAGGTTTAGCGCTACGGTCACGGAATAGGCCATTGATACCGCCAGCAATTCCACCTACAGCACCTGCAATAGGACCAGCCCATCCAAAGTTCTTCATTGCACTCTTAGCGCCTGACTCTGCACCTTGAATAATGTTACGACCAGCAGGTGAAGCAGCAGCACCACGAAGAGCGCCTGCAGCACCGCCAACAGCCTCTGGAAGTCCACCAGTTGCAATTGAACCAATTGGTCCAAATGTTTTTGCAGCACTCTTGACGCCTGATGCAGCACCCTTTACGCCACCTGTTGCAATGTTACCTACGTTGCGCTCTGCAGTGCGAACTGCAGGAAGAGATTGTGCAGCACCAGCAGCACCGCCAGCGATAGCGCCAGGAACACCAGCAGCAATACCGCCAAGTGCAGCACCACGTGTTGCGTTAAGTGCTACGCCAGAGCCTGCAGGCTTTGCTGCACCAGAAAATTGATTTGGATTTAAAGCCGCCATTATTTGTTACCTGCTTTCTTGGCACCCTTACAGGTTTACTTACCTGTTGTTCGGTGATACTTCTGGACTGCCTTCACACCCTGTTGGACGTTCTTGGCTCCAGCCTTTTTGGATAGGTTAATTTTGTCAAACTTGCCGCCATTACGCTTGGTATGGTCAACAATAATTTCGCCCTTTTTATCCTTGTACACCTTATGAGTTTCACGAGCAGGGGAGCCAGGAACCTTGATTGCCAAGGTCACTGGCTTCTCTGACTTAACAGGTTTTGCGGGTTTTGCTGGCATTTATTATTTCTTCTTTGCCTTAAGAGCCTTGAAGTCGTCACCCGTAATTTTGTTCTTTGGGTTAGCAGCACCAGCAATTTTCTTTTGCTTTGGTGATAGACCCTTTGCTGAAGACTTACCCTTGCCGTAGCCAGGTTCGCCCTTCTTCTTTCCACATCCACACTTAACGCACACAGTTATCTCCTTACTTTTGCTTTGAAGCCCACATGTTATCCACTAGGTTGGGATAAGGGCGTCCTGCTTTTTCTGCTCTTGCTTTTGCTGCAGCCTTCTGTCCTGGAGACATTGGCGTTGATTTCTTACTTGGACTTTTCTTTTTCCAAGGAGGAGTGGTTGCTTTTGCCATTTACTTCTTCTTTACCTTCTTAGCAGCATCTTTCTTACGCTGCTCAGAGAGTGCGATAGCAGTTGCTTGACTCTTATTCTTTACGATGGGACCAGTTTTTGAGCCAGAGTGCAAAGTTCCAGATTTGTATTCTTTGATTACTTTCTCTACTTTGCCGTGACCTTTTACAGGGGTCTTACTCTTCGCTATCTTCTTCATCGTCTTCTTCCTCGTCTTCTTCCTCGTCTTCTTCGTCGAGTGCGTCCTCGTCGAAGTCATCCAAGTCTACATCTTCTTCATCAAACAAATCTTCGTCTAGTTCTGGTTCGAAGTCAGTATCAACATCTTCTACTGGTGCATCAACTGTTGTGTCTTCTACTGTTGTTGTTTCTTCTGTCATTGCTGTCTCCTTAGTTTGCATATTGCTGGAATTGAGGGTCATTTACAAGTTCTTCGCCATTCAACTGGTTGCAGTCAAGTGTGACTACAGCGTAGTTGTTTGCATACCGTCCACGAGGTAGGACTCGTGTAGGAACGAAGACTTCGCCCTGAAATACTACACGGTCTTTGATGTGTAGGTTAGGGTCAGTGAGTAGTGCTGGTAAAAGTCTTTCAGCGTCCGCCACAGAAATTACTAGGCGCAAAGTATCGGTGGTGTAGTAGCCACGTTCGTTCATGATGTTGGTACCACGAAGTTGCTGAGCCATAATGACTGGCACTTCAAAGGCGTTCTTCCAACGACGTCCCTTACCAGGAGTCTGGCTAGATACATCATAGGTGTCGTCGTAGACATCAGTAGCATGGGTAGCCATGTAGTCAGCATCCCATACCCACCAGTCAACGATAGAACCTACTGGGTCACGAAGTTCGTCAACGACGCCTTCGTTAATGGATTTATTTTCAAAATCTATCTTGAAACGACCTTGGACTTTAGTTCCACGCATATCGTCTCCTAACTTAAGGTAAAGGAGTCAGTAAGTGGGTAACGAACCATGATAATTCCAGAACCGCCTGTTCCGCCATAGCCGTTTGCATTTCCAGCGCTAACATAACTGCAACCTGAACCTCCTCCACCAGTATTTGGAAGCCCTGCCCCCAGGATTACTGAGGTGTAAGGAAGAATGTTAGGTTGGTTGTATCCCCCAATAATTCCAGAGGTACCTCCGCCGCCAGCGCCACCTAAACCGTTGGTTACGTAACCGCCACCGCCACCACCGCCTGCGTAGTAGTAGTGTCCTCCAACATATTGACCAGTACCTGTAGCAGCACCAAAGGCATCGTAGTAAAGACCTGCACCACCCGCAGCGCCTGTTGCTGTAGAAGCACTACCAGCAGCAGCGCCCGCACCACCACCACCACCAGCACCACGGTTAGCGGCAACTCCACCAGTTCCCGAAGAACCGTTGTTACCTTGACCGTTAGTTCCTGTACCTCCAGAGTAAACAGAGTTATCTCCACCGCCACCACCGCCAGAGCCGCCATTACCTCCGTTAGCGGTTCCTGCTCCATAACCACCACCAGTGGGTGCAGTTAATGAACCAAATTGCGATGAACCACCTTGAGCACCTGGGCTGTTAAAAGCGGTGCCACCTGCGCCACCTCCTCCAATAGTTACAGTGTAAGAAGTACCAGCAGTTAAATTCTGGCTAGTAAAGTAAGAGAGACCCCCAGCACCCCCTCCTCCTCCTTGAGTTGCAGCACCATTTTGACCGCCACCACCACCGCCGCCTGATACTACTAAAATGTCTGCCGTTAATCCTTGGCTAGGTACAAAAGCATCTGATGCACTAAATACATGGTAAGCATAACCGCCAGAGTAGTAACACGCTCCTCCAGTACCTTTAAAACCAGAGCCGATACCGTAAAGAGTAAAAGTAGAGTTAGCAAAAAAAGTGCTTCCAGTACCTGATTGTATTGTTATCTGTGTAATAGGCGCTGTAATTGTAGATAATCCTGCAATCATAATTTGGTTTGCACTTGCAGAGTTATTTTCTCCAACACTTTGTGCTCCCCAACATTTTGCTTGACTTCCAGTGTAGTTAGGAATGTAAATTTCGCTATTTCCAAAAGTGTTTGCAGTTGCGTTTGGTCCAGCAGAGTTTCCAGCAAAACCATAAGTAGGGGAGTAACCACCAGTAGAGTAGTTTACTGCAGAACCTGTTCCATACAAATATTTATGAGAATAGACTCCAGTAGTACCGTTAAACGCTAACACAATGTCATCTCCTGCTTGACCTGTGTTATTACTTCTTGCGCTAAACTCAATCTTTAAATCAGTAAAATTTTGAGGAATGTTAGTGAATACAATAGAAGTAGCAGTTGTTGTTAATGAGAACGTTTGAATAGCAGAAAATGTTTTAGCCATTAGTTTGCATACCTCACAATAATAACTCCTGAACCGCCTGCGTAACCGATTAGGTGGTCTGATGTGACAGCGTTACCTCCGCCGCCACCGCCACCACCTGTGTTGGGAGTACCTGAAGAGCCACGAGACGAGCCTCCTCCGTTACCGCCACCGCCAGTGCCGCCAACACCACCGCTAGCACTTGAAGCGTAGCCACCGCCACCACCGCCACCTGCAATGTACCCATTAAAGCCAAGTTTAGTTGCGTACAACCAACTGCTGTAAGTGTTTGAGCCAATACCGCCAGCACCGCCAGCAGTTAACCCTGTTCCGTTACTGCCGTTACCGCCAGCGCCACCGCCGCCAGCACCTGAAAGATAGGAACCATTAGAGCCAGTTGCACCTGTACCTCCAGATGAACCTTGACCTGAAGTAAAAGAGCCTCCAGAACCGCCACTGCCCCCATCAAAACCACCTGCACCGCCTCCGCCAGAGCCACCTGTTGAACCGCTCTTTACGGCTGCGGTAAGAGAGCCGCCGCCACCTCCGCCTACGGATGCGGTAAGAGCAGCAAATTGTGAATTAACGCCATTATATCCACGTATGCTGTTGTCTCCAACAGAACTTGCTCCACCTGAACCTACTGTGCAAGTGTAAGAAGTGCCACTAGCAAGTGCTTGAGAAGTAAACGCTAAAAGTCCACCAGCACCACCTCCACCAGCCATGTTAGTTCCACCACCGCCACCGCCCGCAACAACGAGCACATCAGCAGTTAAAGCGGTTGCAGGAATAAACGCCCCTGTGCTCTTAAACGCATGGTAAGTGTATGTACCGTCAGTGCCAATAACGTCTCCACCGTAAGCCTTTGTGGGAACGATAAACGTTGTATCAACGGCTTTAATCCCATAAATGCTTACGCTATCTCCTACTTTAAACCCGTCTGTGTTCTCAAAAATATTTATAGAAGTAATTGGGTTGTAACTTTTCCAAAGACCCGAACTAATTGTTTGATTTCCGCCTGTTGACATTTGAGTTGCCAATGCAGTTTTGTAAGTATTTGTACTGGAGTAGTTTAAAAGGTGCAGTTCGCACACTGCTCTTCCAGCGTTTACGTCTGAAGACGTTAGCATATAAAGACTTGCTACTGCTCCAGTTTTACCTGAACCTCCTGCAGAACCATTTCCGTACAAAGATGTAGCAGAGTAGTTGCTTTGAGTGTCGCTATTGAACTGGACAAAAGCAGTTCTATCCCCATTACCTCCAGTTATGTTTCTGTACAGATTTGTTTTAATAACTAAATCTGTATAATTTTGAGGTATGTTATTAAAAACAATAGATTTTGTGTTTACACCTAAAGTTTGACTAGCAATAAAAGTGTACGTAGATGCCATTATTGAGCCACCTTAATTCCGTATAGCGCAACTTGTGAGTTTTGCTGAAAGTTTACTGCGTCTTTTGAGTAAACTTTTACGCTAGTAATTGCGTCAGAGTTAACTCCAGTGCCCGCTTTAAACCAAAGTCCAGAGTTAAGCATTGCAAATCCACCTGTAACGTTATCTACGCCGTGAAGCGAACGTGTTACTTTATTTTTATTTACATTTGTATAATCTAATATATCCACAATAGCGCCAAAAAAAGCGTTGTTTCCGACAGAACCATACCCAGCATACGCACCGTTAGCGCTGCTTGAGGCATAGGCAGAGACAGGGCTAGAACCTTGACCGTATAAAAGGTGGTAAGAGTAATTTGCTGAAGTATCGCCGTTAAATTGAAGGTCTAAATCTCCAGTAGAGTTAAACTGTCCAAAAATTCTTAGTTGCAAATGTGTAAAGTTTTGCGGAATATTGCTGAAGGTAATGTTTGCTTGACCACCAGAGGGTACAACCACTGTTGCGATAGATTGAAAGTCATTCTGAGTAGTGGTTTGGTCCCACACCTTAATAGACTTGGTGCTGGATAACCCAGCACCATTAAATCTTTTAATAGACACGAATGACTCCCCTTTGGGAAAATTAGAGAACTAGAACGGCGGCTTCTTCTGCTGTCAAAGGAGTACCAGCGATTAACTTAGCCTTGGCGCTTTCCTTGAGAGCAGCAGTTGCTTCAGCAGCAGCGTCAGCAGCAGCCTTTGCTTCAGCAGCGGCAGCAGCGTCTTGGTCACGCTGTGCAATTTCTTGTGCAGTTAGGGGAACAATACGTTGTTCTCCAGTTGTGCAATCAACAATAATCTTTGTAGGTGTATCAGACATTACTTAACTTCCTTCCATGATGTAGTTGGTTCGTCCCATGAATAAATCTTGCCATCTGTAGGCATAGGTGTTGGGGCATCCCAAACACAGGTTTCTTCGTTCAATGTCCAAGAAGCAAATGGCTTTGGAGGAATGAATGCATCACGAACAGAGTCGTAAGTAAACCCAATTCCAGCATAGTTCTTGCGGAAAGGAGTACCGCCATTGCGATGCTCTCCAGCAATGGTGTTATAGGAAGTTTGCTTCCATGTACCACCCAAACCGAGTTCATCGGCTAAAAATGCTTGACCATCTTCCTTATCGTCTGCAACGACAAGTACACGAGTGACAATGTTGTCTTCGTCAATTTCGGCCCAATGTGCCATAGATTTTCTCCTTGCTTGATTGTCTAATGATAAACAGTTGTTAGTTAATTTATGCCTTATACCGAACAATAACTACACCAGAACCGCCAGCAGCACCGCTGTCTGCTCCAGTTACGATAGGTAGGCTGTAGCCCCAAGTTGCTCCTCCACCGCCACCTCCAGTATTTGTAAGACCAGCAGTAGGTAAAGAAGCAGGATTTGAAGTGGGAAATTGACCTCCACCCCAACCTCCCCCACCTTTTGAGCGGTAAGTAGGAATGTAACCTTGGTAAGCGCCCCAGCCTCCATTAGTTCCAGTTCCTTCAGTACCACCGTTACCACCACCACCGTAATACGCCGATAAACCGTATACGTTTCCAACTGGGTGTGAAAAACCGTCTCCACCAATAGAGCCAACAGTTCCTGTTGTAGCGCTGCTATTCAACCCGTTAGCACCTGCTCCCGCACCGCCGCCGCCTGCAAGGTGAGAATTGTCGTTACCATTTGCAGTCTGACCACCGATGTAGCCAGTAGAGGTACCATTTACAACGTTACCTGAAGAACCACCTCTATCTGGGTAGTAATAGTTAACTCCACCTACACCGCCACCAGAAGAAGTTAAGTTGTAAAACGTTGAAGATGTACCAGCAACAGCAGTAGCACCACCAGCAACTGCACCAGCGCCACCACCACCGATAGTTGCTACGTAGCCAACTCCTGGTGTAAAGGTAACTCCAGTAGTAACGCTTACGTAACCGCCACCACCACCAGTTCCTTGAGGTCCTCCTGCTTGTCCTCCACCTCCACCGCCAACAACCATGTAATCTGCTAATAGACGAGTAGAAGGTTGGAAAGACCCAGTTGAGTTAAAGATGTGGTAAACATAAGTGCCATCAGTAGTGACAATTCCACCATTTGCTTTTAGTGAATTGCCAACTACTTTCGTCATATCTTTAATGCCGTATAAGGTGAACTCTGAGTTTTGAGCAAAGTTAGATGCAGAAATCATGGTAAAACTAATAGAGGTAATTGGCGAAGTATTTGACCAAGTTCCAGACATAATATTTTCATGCCCAGTTGAAGAAAGAGCATCTGCAACGTTGTTTACAGAAAAGTTTTTAGGGTAAGAAGATGTGTAATTAGGGATGTAAATTTCCGTACTGTTAAACGTGCTTGCAGTACCGTTAGTGCCCCATACAGAGCCTACATACCTAGCAAGAGACGATGATGATTTGTTAGTTCCATCTGAGTACAGGTAGATGCCTGAAAAACCTGTAGTAGTCCCATTAAATGCAACGTTCATACCTTGCGCTGCGGAATCAGTGCTGCGTACAGATAGGTAAACCCTTAAATCAGTGTAATACGAAGGTATGTTAGAGAAGGTTACAGTAGTGTCTCCACCAGTTGCGCTTACAGTGTAAGAGCCAATTTTTGTCATTGTCTCATTCATTAGCGTGCGTACCTCACAATGATTAGTCCAGAACCACCAGTTCCACCTGCACCTGCCTGAGAGTTTCCACCAGCACCTCCACCAGTGTTAGCAAGTCCATTGGCTTCAGTCTGGAGGTTGTCGTTACCTCCACCTTGGTTACCTGCACCACCGTTACCGCCTCCGCCATTACCTCCAAGGCCGTGACCGTCCCAAGTACCGTCTGAACCTCCGTTACCTAAGTTAGCAGCACCTCCGCCACCACCTGCGTAGTAAACCGTTCCTGAAACATTCTGCCCTGTGTTGGTTGCAAGGCCCCATGAAGAGTACGCAGAAGTTCCTGCACCACCGTTACCGCCATGATTAGCGTTACCAATTTCTCCAGCAACTCCAGCACCACCACCGCCACCGCCGTTGCGAACATTCGTAGCACCATTACCACCAGAATTACCTTGAGTACCAGTTCCTGTTCCACCTATGCCAGGAGTGTAACCACCACCACCACCTCCAGAACCACCATTGGCTCCGTTGTCACGGGATGAACCTCCTGCAGAACCTCCACCAACTGCAGCGGTTAGAGCACCAAACTGTGAGTTGCCACCATTACCGCCAATACTGCCTCCACCGTTAGCACCGCCTGCACCTACTGTGCATGTGTACGAAGTACCACCTGTAAGAGATTGAGATGTAAGTGCTACTACACCGCCCGCACCACCGCCACCACCAAAACGCCAGGTAGAACCGCCACCTCCAGCAACTACAAGGATGTCAGCAGTAAGGTTACGGGTAGGTGTAAATGTACCTGTTCCATTAAACACGTGATAAACGTAAGAAGAGTCATAGGCAATAGAGGTTCCGCCAGAAGCCTGTGCAACTCTAGCGTTTACTGGGCTAATGCCGTATAAAGAAAAAGTAGAACCAGCAGCAAAAGTATCGGAGTCTAAGTTAATAGTTATAGATGTAATAGGTAAGAAGTTTCTCCACGTACCTGTATGAGCGTCAACTCCTCCACCGCCTCGGTCTGCTCGTGACATGATGGTTTTGTAGACAGTTGAGTTGGAATATTGAAAAATATCTACACGTCGCATACCCCACTCAGTGTTAGATGGAGTAGCGTAGTAGTCAATAGTTAAGTTGTTTCTGTTTGACCAACGACTTGAGATAGGGCTACTTCCAGTTCCTGCCATAACTGTGCTGGAGTAATTTGCTCCAGTATCTCCGTTAAACTGAAGGTTTACGTAGTTAGTTGTAGTTGAAGAAGCAAGGCATGAAATGACTAAATACAAATCTGTATATGTTTGGTCAATGTTTGTAAAAGTTACACTAGCCGCTGATGAGTTTAACTTAATAGACTGTAAAGGAGTATTTGTTGGCATTATTTAATCCCATAGATAGATGCTATGCAACCTGAAACTAATGTTTGGCTACAGTTTAATGAGATAGTTCCTACTGCTTGTGTGCTATTCCATAGCCCCGATGCCAGTTGAATTTTACCTGAACCATTTACTTCCTGGGCTTCTAGCACTCTAATGTTTTTTGTTTTATTTGTATTTGAATAATCCAAGATATCAATAATGAAAGTGGTCCACATACCTGCGGTAGAACTTGAGCCGTTTACTTCTCCAACTCCCATAAAACTAACGCCCGTTTGTCCACCCGTAAAGACGCTTGAACCATCTCCACCAAGTAGGTGATATGAGTAGTTGTTTCCAGAGTCAATGCCTGATGCAGGACCCATCTGCATTTGCCAACCAATGCCTACCGCTTGGGCATAAGTAGAACGTACTAATCCACGAATTTGAAGGTGAGTGTATGTTGAAGGTATGTTATTGAACAAAAAAGCAGTTGAGTTTGTAGACAACTGTGCAGAAGTTATAGCATCCATCGCAGCAGTTTGAGATACTTGGTCCCAAACAGTTTGTTGCTTCGGAAAACCAGCCTGAATACTTTGACGAGAAAGACGACTAACTGCCATGAGTTAGGTCTCCTTACGCTAGTTCAGAACCGAATGCTGAGAAAGAAAGAGTGGTTGCTGAGGCGTTAATGGTGATGACATCTGTGGTCGCCAATGTAATGCCAAGTGTCAAAGCAATCGTATCGTTTCCAGCAATTGGGGTTCCGTAAGCAATGTAGTGACGAGTATCAAGAGTTGCACCTGCTGGGCGCACAGCGATGTTGAATGTTGCCGCTGTTGAAGCCTGGTTGCAGATAGTCAATGTTGAAACAACAGTAGAAGTTGCTGCTGGAACTGTGTAAAGGTTGTAGTTGGTATTAGCGGCAGAAAGTTGCTGAGCACCGTTACCAGTTGCTCCTGCTGCGCCTGTCATACCTAAAACTTTGTAAGAGGCTGTTGCCATTGAATAAACTCCTTGTGGCTGGTGATACCGTAATTATCTATGGTTAAAAGGCTTCTGTATTGTTAAAGCGCCCCTAGATTTTTAAGGTTAGAGGTTACAGAGTTCCTGTATTCCTCAGTCAAACTAGGGTCTAGTAGGAGGTTCTTAAAGAGGTCTACCGACTCATCTTGGCGTCCCACCCACCAAGCGCTTACTGCCTTTTCAAAGATAAGACCATATCGTCCTGGGTAATCTACCCAGATAGGAAGTAGGTCATTTTTTGTTGCGGGCAAAGAAAGTCCAACTTCGGCGTAAGTGTAGGACTCTTGCCACTTCTTGTTCTGCTCAAAGTAACGTGAGAATAAGAACCATGCTTCAGGGCGGTTAGGCAGGTAAGCGATAGCCTTGTAGTACAAGTTCCGAACTGTGTGCTCACGGTTCTGCTGGGCGCTAAAACACTTGGCAGATTTCAGCAACGACGAGTAGACATAGGTGGGATGGGTGTAGTACCCGTACTCAGCAGTCCGTAGGTAGAAGGAAACGGCAGAAGCAGTCTGACCTATGCGGTCGTACTCTTCGGCAATCTGTAGGTTAAGTGCAGGACTAAAGGGGTCATTAGATAGTTGGACTATTAACTCTTTAATTTCCATAAAGAGCCTCCGAAATCATTGAGTCAACTGTTGACTTGGGTACTTCAAGGACAAATGCCGCATTGTCCTGAAATCCAAATGAGAGAAGTAAGTTGTCGTTGAGCACGGCAGCGCCGCAGACAAACTCAATCTTTGCATCTAGGAATGACCACTCTATTGGTGACACCCCAATTAATTTAAATGATTTGTTCCATACACATAAGCGATGGCGATAGACGCCATCTTTCTGTCCCATGTAGTTCTTAGTAAGCACAACTTCGTGTGTGATGGCGATGTACATCTCGCCCCACTTAATGAGTTGAGAACCACCACGCAAATCAGCAGGAGCAGTAACGCCCTCTACAACCGCTAGTTGCTCACAGAATGCTGGGCGGTGTGGTTTAGTGCGAACAACCTCTGTCGGAGATGACCACTTAACGTATACATACGGCTTATCAAGTACAGGCATCCAGTTCTTTTCGCAGTATGCGTTCTCATCAATTGGCGCAGGAATACGGATGCGTGAAACTTCTTTAGCAGTCCATTGTTCTTTATCAACTTCTAACTCCGATAGTTCCATACGGCCTTGACCAGTTGTAGTGGTATCTCTACGAACGCCTGTGCCGTAGTACTTTCCATCCCACTTAACTAAGCGGGCATCTTCTAACCCTACAAACTCCCAAATCGGCTCGTGAAGATTTTGCATTTCTATCTTGCAATAGTTGATGACATTAAAGTCTTTATCTAATCTACAGAAGTAATTCTCTGTACGTAACTTTTGGTCTTTCTCTGGATGCAAGTAAGAAAGAGGACCCCAGATACTGGGGAAGCGTTGGTCGTTTTCTGAGTGATAAAGAGTGTAATTGATATGACGCAAAATGCAGAGGATATCTCCATCATCATCTATAAAGATAGATGGGTTCATTAAACCAGTTCCACCTGTAACTTCAGAAGGAATGATGAGAGGCGTTAACTTGCCGCCTTCTTGTACCGCCTTTTGCACCAGATTCATGGGGCAAAGACTACTACATACCACCTAGCATAAGTACTTGAGGTAGTGGGTCAGATGCTGCTGCCGCCCAAGCAACACCTGTACCTGTAGAGGTAAGAGCATAACCGCTAGTTCCTGCAGAACCACCAGCAGTCAATGTTCCAGTAAGAGTAAGGTTGGCAATAGAAGGACCTGTTGCAGCAACGATAGTTCCGCCAGTTCCTGTGATGAAGTCAAAGCCAGAAATTTGATAATCCCATGAGGCAGCGGTAGTTCCCGAAGTAGAGACAACTGTAAAGAAACCGCTAAAGCCAGTCTGCAGTGTAGCGACAAGATTTCCGCCAGAAGAGTTGATAGTCAAAGACTGTGTGCTGTTGTTGAGGATTTGGAAAGCAAAACCAAGAGTTAAAGTGCTAACAACTGGAAGAACAATTGTCTGTGCAAGTGTTCCAGTGAAGTTTTGGGTAGTTTTGCTAGAGACTGTAAGGGTAGTAGTAGCACCAGCAGTTGCGGTTGTAGCGTAAGAAACACCACCACCTCCAGCATAAGACAAACCAGTCCACGCAGTAGAGCCATCACCGATTTTGAACTGGTTAGTATCTGACTCAAAGCCAATTTCGCCCGCTGCAAGAGTTGGGTTATTGGAAGTCCAGTTAGCCGCTGTATCACGGCGTTGCTGCATTCTAGATGTCATTGAAGACCTCTCTCAATTAGAAACTTACCGTTGATGCGCCTGCATCAATCGTGTAAGTCCACGTAGTGGTGTTACTTGAAGAAACTCCTGCGTCATAGATTATATCTGGCTTTATTGCTGAAGAACCGCCATCTAGATAATCAACTATGTATGCATTACCGCTAATGCCCTGGATACCTTGTGCACCTGTGGTTCCGATAGAACCCTGAACACCTTGAGAACCTGTAAGTCCCTGTGTACCTGTTGAGCCTTGGGTTCCTGTAAATCCTTGTGCACCAGTGGCTCCTTGGGCACCTGTGGCTCCAGTAGCACCTGTGGCTCCTTGAAGACCAGTTGTACCTTGAGAACCTGTGGCTCCTGTTGTACCTGTAAAACCTTGTGCGCCCTGCGCTCCAGTGGCTCCAGCAGAACCTGTAGCACCAGTGGCTCCCTGTGCTCCTGTGGCTCCAGTAGTTCCCTGAACAGTTCCGCTAGTGATAAGCGTTGCTGAGAAATAAGTACCTTGACCGTTTGTATTACCGCCCCATTGCAAAACCTGTGATGTTGTGTTGCTTGTGTACGCAGTAAAGTCAATGTAATCAGTAGAACCGTTTAGGTAAACAACCTTAGAACCACCCTGAGTGTAACCATTAGTGGTTGATACAGAGTTTTGGTAGATGGCGATTGTGCTGCCATTCTTCCTTACCTGGGTGTTGGTCTGAGCAGTACTCAGTGCGCCAGTTGCCCACCATGCATCAAAGTTAATAAGGTAGTAACCAGCAATAGTTGGTTGGAATCGCTTTGCTGTTGGGTCGTACCAGTTCTGTGGGTCAAAGTCATCAACAAACGCAATGAGTGCATCTGCGCCAGCAGTTACTGTTTGGTCGTTTGCTAATCGTCCATTTGCCGTGTAGTTAGCAGCGGTGAGCATTCCACCATTAAGACCTTGAATACCTTGCGTACCTTGTGAGCCTTGGGCTCCAGTAGTACCTGTTGTACCTTGGGCTCCAGTAGAGCCGATAGCGCCCTGTGTTCCAGTAAAGCCTTGGGTACCTGTCGCACCTTGGGCACCAGTAGCACCTGTTGTGCCTGTTGTGCCTTGTGCGCCCGTAGTTCCTACTGCGCCTTGAGTACCTGTAAATCCTTGAGCACCCGTAGTGCCTTGAGAGCCTGTTGCTCCTGTGGTTCCCTGTGCGCCAGTAAAGCCTTGCGTACCAGTAGCGCCTTGAGTTCCTGTGGCTCCCTGCAGTCCTTGTGTACCTTGAATTGCGTAAGCAACTTGGGTAGCAGTAAGGATAATTCCTGGGGTAATTGGTGTAGTTGGAGTTGTTCCTGCAGCAATTGTTTCAATAGAAACTGTTGTGCTTTCCGCTTGCCACATGAAGGTAACAACGTCATTGGCATTAAACGTGTAGACATAATTAACGGTCTCAATGATTTGACCTGAAACGGAACCGTGCGATTGAGGTACAGTCATTTGACTGTTGGAGTATGGGGAATCTACTCCATTAACTCTTAGCCACAAGTTAGCGTTGTAAATCTGAGAAGAAGTGTTAACTAGTTGCACTGAGATAGTTATGCTGTAAGTTCCTTGGTTTAAGAACTTAATAGAGTTACCGCCCTGAGTTATTACGCCATTGTTCTCATAGGTGTTATTGATACTGATTGGATAAGCGGTTGTAGAGTTTGCAACAGTTTGAGTAGTTGTGTCGTAAAAAGAACCATAGTAAGCAATTGTTCCACCAGCACCTTGAGCACCAGTGGCTCCTTGTGCTCCTACACCACTAGCCTGTGTCCATTGGATAGCGTCAGTACCAATACGGATAGAGCCGTCTGAGTTAGAGCCGTTGGCATACATAAGCCATGCGGTCTTACCATAAACAGTTCCATCGGTTACAAATACGTAATCGCCTTCTTCTACCTGTGCTGCGACATGGTTATCAGCATCTGTAGCACGAGTAAGTTTCCACACAGAAGAAGAACTACCTGTCTGTGTTACTGTGTAAATACCATTTTGAACTTGAGTTGCTTGACCAGCAATAAGAACACGGTCACCAACTGCCATGTTTGGAGTGGTGTAACCATCAATAGAAAGAGTTCCGTTAGATGTAGCAATAATATAAGCGCCAATACCAGTACCGTTGCTAGCATCAGCAGAGCCAGCATAGTAAGTAGCACCATTACCAAGAGGCGTTGTCTGTACAGCCTCTACTGATTGGTGTGCGTTCTGAGAGGAGACAGGACCAACTGCTCCTTGAATACCCTGGGTTCCTTGTACGCCTTGGCTACCAGTTGTTCCCTGGGTTCCTTGCGCTCCAGTTGTTCCTTGAGCACCAGTGGTACCCTGAGAACCAGTTGTTCCTTGAGACCCCGTCGCTCCTTGAGAACCTGTTGTTCCTTGAGAACCAGTGGTTCCAGTCGTACCTTGAGAACCTGTAGTTCCCTGACTACCTGTAGTGCCCTGAGAACCAGTAGTTCCTTGTGAACCTGTAGCGCCAACTGCGCCTTGAGCACCCGTTGAGCCAGTGTAGCCCTGAGTTCCCTGTGCGCCTTGTGCACCAGTTGTACCTGTAGTTCCCTGTGAACCTGTGGCTCCAGTAGCACCCTGTGCTCCTGTTGTTCCTTGGCTACCAGTTGGGCCAATGTCTCCAGTTAAACCTTGAGAACCAGTAAAACCTTGTGCTCCTGTAGTTCCTTGGGAACCAGTTGCTCCAGTAGTTCCTTGATTTCCTGTAGCACCTTGCGAACCTGTAGCACCTTGGCTACCCGTAGTTCCTTGAGAACCAGTTTGTCCAACAGCACCTTGGATACCAGTTGTACCTTGTGCACCGTCGTTACCTTGTGGTCCAGTAAATCCTTGCAGACCTTGAGCGCCAGTAGAACCAGTAGTTCCCTGTGAGCCAGTAGCGCCAGTGGTTCCTTGAGTTCCTACTGAACCTTGTGAACCTGTAGCACCTTGGCTTCCTGTTAATCCTTGAGAACCAGTTGCTCCCTGAGTTCCTGTTGAACCTGTGGTTCCTTGGGCTCCTTGTAGTCCAGCAGTAACCCACTCAGAGCCATCCCAAGTGTAAAGGGCATTATAAGTCGTATTGAAATAAACATCGCCAAGAGACGGACTGCTTGGCGGAGTCGCCAGATGCAGTACGTTAAGGGATGTTAAAAACCGACGGCTCATGTACGCCCTTTGCTATTTGTTAGCCGATTACCACTACTCGGAATTGGTTGGTTCCTGGAGCAACCGCAAATGTTACGTTAACCTTTGAGGTTGTTGCGTGTGTAACGTCTGCAAAAACTTCTTCTCCAGAATCAGTATCATAAATAGTTACAGATACATCTGTAGTTCCAAAGTTATGGTAGATATCAAACGAGGTGTTGTCAGCATCACCAATAGTCTGAGCCATCTTCTTGGTGATGTATGAATAGTCAATGATTTCAATAGCACCAGTGCCGTTGTTAATCTGAAGACCAGTTCCAAGGAGTGCAGCAAATCCATCACCGTCTAGTGAAAGTCCGCCATTTTCCTTGGCTACACCAGAGATAACTCCGCTTGAGATATTGATTCCGTTGCCTGCAGTGTATTCACCAGCGGCTGAGAACTGTGTCCAAGTAGATGCTCCAGCAGTAAACGCTGTGACAATCCAACCTTGAGCAGCGTAAGTTCCTTCTTCTACAAGGACGTAAGAACCTTCTTTAATGTCTGTATCTGAAGGGGTTGTAGAAGCAACCAAGGTCTGTGAACCAGAGTTGTAAATATAGATTCCGTTTTCAGTTGCTGTGGTTTGTGCCTTAACAAGTACACGGTCACCATTTACAAGAGTAACTCCACTGATTGGGTCAGAGGCATTTGCAGTGATGTCAATGTTTGTACTTGTTGCAGTACGAACTGAGCCAAGAACAGATAGTCCTTGTGCTGTAGAGTCTACGTAGCCTTTAGTTGCAGCATCACCAGGGTTTAGCGGAGTTGCCAAATTGCTGATGGTGTAACCCTCTGCGTTTAGGTCTGCGTCAAGGATGACACCAGACCCAAGGGTCTTGTTAGTAAAGGTCTGTGAAGTACCGACTGTTGCAATTTCACGTTGTGGGTATGCGTTAGCCGCATCATCGCCCCAGTGAATATACGCCTTACCTGTGTGACCGCCAGCATCATTTCCTGGGTAAAGGATGATGTCGTTAATCGCACGGAGAGCAAGGTCATCTGCAGCAGTGATGCGTGCTGTTCCTGTATAAGAACGGTAAATTTGAAGGTATTCAGTTTGTGAAGAATCACGGTAACTAATTCCGTTAGGAGTATCTACTCGTACTGTTCCATCGGCAGCGATTACTACATCGCCGCTATTTGACTCAAGACCAAGGTCTCCAGTTGTAGCAACTACAGTAAATTCACCAGATGAAAGTGCGGCAATAATGCCACGTTGGTATCCAGTGTCATCTCCACCGTACCAGTACTCTGTTTTACGAGTATGAATTTCTTGGTTACGAGTAGTGATTACTCCGTTATCGGCTTGAAGAACAAGTGGTCCATCGTAAGTACCGATGGTTTGTTCTCCTGCTGCAGTTGTTATGTAAAGTTCTCCACCAAAAACTGTGCTATTTGTGGATGGGTTTACGTAAATATCACCGCTGTGTGACTCCAAAACCATTTGGTTGGATGCAACTACAGAAAGGCTTCCGTCTGATGGGTGAGCAAGAATTAATCCAAGACGAGAACCAGAAGTATCTCCACCGTTCCAAAGTTCAATCTTTGGTGTATGGAACTCAGAGGTATCTGTTGTTACAGTGCCGTTGTCTGCCGTAAGGTGAAGAGAATTAACATCAGTTGTGATAATTCCGCCATCACCGTTAATTGTGAGATTACCATTAAAGATAGTAAGAGTTGTAGATGGCTCAATCTTGACGTTGCCATTGTTTGACTCCAAAGCAAGGTTGTTGATTGCAACAATCGCAAACTCACCTGCAGTGTAAGGGTTTGCGGTTACAATGCCGTACTGGTCGCCATCTTTCCAATACTCGGTCTTACGAAGGTGAAGTTCGCCGTTAGGAACGTCAATGTATGACGGAAGACTTACGGTTACATCACCAGTTGTTTGGTCAACAGAAATTTGATTTGTAGTACCGTTTACAGAGTTGACGTAAGTAGCGCTACCTGATGCGCCAATTTGCAACCAAGCATTATTGTAATCTAAGTAAAGAGTTTGTGTGTCAGTTGTAGCGTAGACACGTCCATTGTTACCTGCTGTAGGAAGAGCAGAGTATGTACCGTACTCAATAGAGCCACCAACTGGAACCCAGTTAGTACCATCGTAGATACGGAGTTCTTTAGCAACTGTGTTGTAGTAAGAGTGACCAGCACCGTATGGGGAAGGGTTATCTGGAAGGTTTTGAATCTTAAAGTTGGTTAACTCAAGACCAGTTAAACTAATTGGTGTGTAAAACTTACGGGCCATCATGTCTCCTTATGACAAGTATGCAACGCCGCTAAACGCTGCTAGAAAAGTTATTTCCAAGTAGTTCGGGTCTCGGTAGTAAATTTCGCCCTCGCATATTGCACCAGTGGAGTCCATTGTAGTGACGTTTGGAAAGAAATTAAGGTTATGCGAGATACGCCATAAAGCAGATGAAACACCTTGGTTGTGTGTATACGCAATTGCACGGTTAGTTCCTTGTATACCTTGGATACCCTGAATTCCTTGAGTTCCAGTTGCTCCTTGTGCTCCAGTGCCAGTAGCGCCTTGTACACCTTGTGGACCACGAGCACCGCCCTGACCAGGGCCAACTACAACAGTTGATTGGGTAGATTGAGCAGCGCTAGGAGGTACTACAGTAATAACTACAGGATTAGTTGCCTGTACTGTAATTCCCTGTGTGCCGCAAGAGCATGTGTTCTGGCAACCACAAGTTGTCACATCGTCACCTCACGGGTAACGAATACTGTTCCACGCATGTAAGTCTTTTGATAAGTTGGGTCACCATCAGTAGTTGCTTGGATATCCCAATAGCAACGTTCTGGCAGGTCTGTGGTCTGTGACGGTGTGAGGGAAAGGGTCAACTTCTGGTTGTTGCCTGATACTGGTGTAACAGTCATGTTGGCAACAAGAGTTGGGTCTCCTGGTTGCATACGAATTTGAGAGGCAAATGTGTAGCCTGAGATATCGAATGGGAAATCAAGTTCGACAGAGAACGAATCTCCTTGGTACATAGTCAAGTCGTATGTAGGAACATCGGAAGGTGAGATAGCACTTCCGTAACTTGGCATTGAAAGAAGGGCACGGCTAGGCATAGAGCGGTCGTCCACTTCTTGTGGCAAGTAGATAGGTACATAACGGTTTGTGGTCTTAGAAGTGCGGCGAAGGGTGAATACGTCTATCTTGTAAAGACCGATGCCAAGCATTGAGCAAAGTTCCTTGTATTGATTCTTGCGCTCTTCAATCATCTGCATGAGTTGGCGGTAGCGCTCAGAACGTGGGATAGCAACTCCGTCAGGAGCAGTAATGTCAATATCAAATGAAGCGTCAGTAGCAAGTGTGTAAAGCGCCAAGGTAGAGGCGTACACAACTACTGGGTATTCTTCAATACCTGGAAGGCTTGTGTAGGTGTAGCCACGACCGTATGCGTCAGCGTGGTTAGCGATGTGTTGACCAAAGGCTGTATCAATGAACTGGCAGATTTCGCTATCTACAAAGTAACGGTAGTAGGTGCCAGAGAAAACAATGATAGCCCCAGAAGCAGGTACATCATGAAGAGTTACATACCCTGTTAGTTCCTCAACGACAGATGTGTCGGAGACGTCTGTGTTATTCACATAGACCATAAGGGAGGCACCATCAACTGGTGAGTAAGGGATGAGGAAACGGTTAGTGGCGCCGTCTGCAACAATTTGATGGACAAAGGACTTGCCTGTGTCGCCTATTTCAAATCGTAGACGGTCTGCAAGACTGTTTAGTGTAGCCACATAACCTCCGAAATACGTTTAAGCAATTATCGCTTAATACTCCAAAATAAAAAGGTCCAACCCCCAACTGGGAGGAGGGCGGGAACCAGTTGAGGGTCGGACTACTAGCGACGTCTTAGTTAGGACGCCAAATGTATCCAAGTTGTTCTAGATAGTTTGCGAGGTGTGAAGGTACTCGGTACTTAACTCCTGCTTTAAAGGAGAATGTATTTCCGACTCCGTAAGTCATCTCGTCAATATCGGTGATTGTACGAATGATAACCATGTCATTCGCTACTGATACTCCGACATCTTCAATTTCATCTAGTACAAGTGGAGCCTCTGGACGCTTCGGGTCGAATACGTCTTTCTCAAGACTCTCTGCCTCAATCTGGGCAGCAATTGAAATTTCATCTTTGCGCTTGCGTAGCGCTTCTGCGTTCTTCTTTGCTGCTGTTTCCGCTGCACGGCCTGTTGCGTCAAGCGGACTTGTTGGTGTATTTGCCACGGTGATAATTCTCCTAAGTTAGTTGTTTAGTTGTGATGGCTGTGGGCCCAGGAAGGAGTAGGGCCCACAGTCATCGGGTGTCTTAGTTTGTGTAAACCTTGACGATAGCCTGGTCGGTGATAACACCGAGGCCCCAGATTGCGTACCATGCAAGAGCGTGCTCACGACCGAAGTCGAGAACGCCACCGTCACGGAGTTCAACTGGAAGAGAGATTGCGTGTCCGAATGCGTTGTCACCAATCATGATTGATTCGTAGACAGTTGCACCGTTACCTGTTGCGTTGGTTAGGTAACCCTTTTCTGCTGTGTAATCAGCAGAGACTGGGTTTCCACCCTCACCTGGGTTGGTGTTAGCAAGAACGTCAGAGATTGAACCCTGGGTTGCTGGAGCACCGACGAGTGAAGAGGTTGTGTAACCAGCGTTAACAGAAAGTTGCTTAACCTGTGTTGTCTCAATGAAGACTACGTCGTAGAGACGACCGATTTCACCGAGCATGAAGTTACCTGGAGCAGCGTACTTTGTAACTTCGATGAACTCTGGGTTCGAACGAATGTCACGAGACTGCTTTGGGTGGATGAATTGGACGTATGTTTCGCCCAAACGAGGGATGTTCTTGCCAGCGAGGGTAAGAGCAGCATCCTTAACTGCACCTGTTGACAACTTGTAAGCGCCATCGAGGTCAGAGAATTGTGTTGCCTTTGTACCTTCGTTGTACCAGTCGTTAACACCTTGAACACCTGTGCGGTCGTAACCGAACACTGCTGATGTTGCAGCAGAAAGGGTGTTGCGTGCCTGTACGTCGAGGTACTGAGCCATGTGGCGACCAAGAAGACGTGAAGCAGATGCCATAACGTCATCGAATGATGCGTTAAGAAGGAGTTCAGAAACTGCTACTGCGTAGCCGTGTTCTGCAACTGTGATTGCAATTTGCTCTGCTGTAAGAGCGTTTGTTGTCATACGGACACCTTCTGTAAGTGGTGAAGGGTCTACAGCAAAGTTCTTGTAACGGAGGAAGTTCACACGAAGACCAGGAGCAACTCCTAGTTCAGTCTTCTTAACAGCGAACTGCTCGAAACGAAGAATTGGCATTGCCTGGAACAAGATTTCCTTGGACCAGATTGTTTGGATTGCTTGATTCAAAGATGAATTAGCACCTGAGTAAGCGGTTGGGGCTCCTGCGAGTTGCCCTGTACCTGTAATTGCACTTGCCATGTAGGTCAAGTCCTTTCATTAGTTGTTTGGAGGGGATTAACCGAACAGTCCCTGACCACGGTTGCTGGCTGCAGTGCCAAGTAGTTTGGCTCTTTGTTTCGCATAGTCTGCCAATGACATATCCCTGATTGAATCAGGTGTGTACGATTTTTGTTCCGAGTCATTATCGAGGGGTCCTGAAGCAGGAGCGGTAACACGTGCTCCTACCATTGATTGCTTTGCATTAGCAGTTGCCTGCTGAACATCCTGCATAATTCCTGCAGACTTGTCCTTGAGCGTTGCAATGCTTTGCTCAATTTCTTCTTGGCTGTTACCGTTAACAAGGTCAATGAGTTGAGGGACAATGCTGTCACGCTCTTCCTCAATACGCTGTGAACGATACGCCATCAAATCTTGGAACTGACGTTCTCTTTCAAGGAGGGCAAAAGCCTTTTCTCTCTCAAGACGCTCGGACTCTAACTGAGTCTGCCATTCTTGCTCCTTCTTAGAAAGGAGTTCCTTGACGGAGAGTTCTTCTTCTTCTTTTGCTTTCGCTTTTGCAATACGCTCTGCTTCTTTTGCAGCACGCTTTGCTTCTTTTTCTGCTTGACGAGCGGCTTCTTCTGCTTGAGCCTTCTTTAGTGACTCAAGTTCTTGAGCCATCTTTTCCATCTGAGGATATAACTTAGCCTTCTCCTGTGCACGAGCCTTTGCAAGGTCGTCAGCAGTAAAGCCAGGCATAGTTGTCTCACTCACTTCCGAAACTTCAGCAACTGCTGGAGTCTCAATTACTTGGTTTTCATCCATTGTAATCACCTATTTTTCTTATGTCGTTGTCCAAATGCCTTGCGGCGTGCCACTGAGTTATAATGAGATAATTGCATATCATTTCAACGCATTTGTCTCGTTATATTCTGATGTTTATCAGAATTCTTTTATTCCTTGTCTACAGTTCTCCTCTGTGGAATTTTCGTTCCATAGGCGTCAGTGACAAGTTTGTTTCGTATTTCTGCCTCAGCCATCTTTTCAGTATTCATCATCTGTTGGTTGGCTGGGTCCATAGCGTTTTCAGGAGTTTCTGGTCCAGACATTCCATCGCCTAGAACATCTCCATCACCCATCGCTTGTGGTTGCATTGGAATTGCAGAGTTGCCATCAGGACCAGGCATCATGCCTGTCATATCCATAATAGCCTTCTGAATCTGAATCTTTACTAGTTGCAAAGCACCATCTGCTTGTGCATCTGCCATGAGTTCGTCACGGATTTCGTTCAACTTCTCTTCTGGGAATTCCTCACCAAGAGTACGAAGTGCACCTTCCTTAGACTCAAGTCCCATTCCAAGTTTTGTCTGAATTTCGTTCAAAACAATCAACTTATCCAAAGGAAGAGGTTGTGGGAACTGTGCGTAGTTCATGAATGAGATTGGGTCATTAGGGTCAAGTTGTGGTAACTGACCTTCCTTGATTGGACCATCTACATCAGGGTTGTAAATCATTGTCTCTGGCTCTTTAAAGAAGAGGGTACGAAGAGCGAGTTCGTTAATCTTCTCAAGACCCTTGCCATATTGTGCTACTTTTTGAGAGTAACGGTTCATCAATGGCTGATACTGAATAGAAAGAGCAACACCAGAGGTGTTAGAGATAGGTTGAACTTGACCCAGTGCGGTTTCTGGGATGTTCATGATTTCGTGCATAGAACGCTTCAAGAGTTCTAGGTACTGTAAAGCACCAGAAATTCCTGCAGCACCTCCCTCAAGGTTGAAGACTTGAGCATCTTTTGGAAGACCGCCCCAAACCTTCTTTGCACCCTTTTCGAGATTAGAGGCTTTTGCACCAACAATAACTGTCACAGGGGAAGCGTGATAGTTAATGATGTCTGCAACGTCAGTTGATATTTCATTGTATGAGCGGTTTAGTGTGATGATGTCGTGTGCGTCTGCGAGACCCCACGGTGAACCTGAAACAGGAACATTAGGAATGTGAACCACTGGAATAAGACCAAGTGGATTCGGACGAGAATCAATCAACTCATCGTTGATGTATTCCTCGATTGTGTCGTCAGTAAGAATTTCAGTGTAAGTAAATACTTGGCGAGTACCTTCTAGAGATGTACCCCAGAAACGGTACTTCTGCTTGAAACGTAGCAAACGTGTACGGTCATGTGGGTGGAACTCAGGGAAACAGAACGATGAGTTCATTGGAAGAATACGAACACGACCTGGATGTTCTCCACCAGCAGAGTCTTGCCATGGTTCTTCATAAGCAATCTTGACGAATACATCGCCAGTGATTCCGCCTTGCTGTGCCATTTCAAGAAGCACACGCATCTTGTCGTTATCTACTTCCCAGATACGCTCTAAGCGGTCTGGAACGATTGCTTCCGTTGCTTTGGGGGAACGGAAGTGAATCCCCTTGCCGAAAGTAAAGCGGGCTAGAAAGTCGTTGAATGCACGGTAGTAATTAACTGTGAGTTGCATTTCGCCAGTCTCACGGCGATAACCCCAGTGATGTCCAAGATACATCGCCCAGTTAAGTGAGTAGCGATTTAGTCGAGGACCATGTACTTCGAATTCTTCGTCAGCAAGTTCGACCAAACCAAGTGGTGAAACCGAAATGGTTAAGTCTGATGATGCAGCCCTGTATGACGGAGGACTGAAGTCCATGAATGACATTACTTCTTGCCTTTATCCTTCTTTGAAGACTTCTTCTTTGAGGTTGTCTCTTTATCAGTCTTGCTTAACTTTTCTGACTTCTCTTTTTCGTGCTTCTTTTTAGCAACACCCATTTTACGGTCTTGCTCTGTGGTTTCAATGAAGCGACCACCATGCTCAACATAAGTCTTGTGTACCCAGTGAGATGCTCCTGGGTTTGGATAGTTGGAGTACTTTGCTTTTGCCTGTGCGACAATCATCGCCCACATTTTGGGGTTTGCTGGTTTACTCGCCATACTATCTCCTCTCTATAACCTAATAGCCCCCACACTAATGTGGGGGCGACTAGATGTCTGTATGAACTTAGTCGTTTACGACTGTTGCGGATGTACGTTGTTGACGTCCGCCTGAACGAGCCACTGTCTCAATTGTCTGAGCAGCGTAATCGTTGTGAGAGCCGTGTGCGAACTCTCCGAGGAATGTTGGTGCTTCTACCCAAGCGGCAGAACCAACATGTGCACGCTCTGAAAGAGTTTCAGCAGCAGGCTTCTCGAAAACGTTTGCATTACGGTTAGGGCGTCCTGCTGCAGGAATGTAACCCTGCATCATGCCCTTCTGGAAATCGGTAGGCACATCGGTGTCTGTTGCGATTCCTTCTTCAAAGCGAAGAGGACCACGACGGACTGCGTTGTCTGCACCCTTACGCTCGTATACTTGTGGTGCACGCTCTGGAAATTGAGGTGCTGGTGAGATAGACATAGGAGTCTCCTTATTTCTTAGGGAAGGCCATTCCAGGTAATAGTTTCCTACCTTTTGCCCTACTTGTGTTGTTTAACTAGAAAAAAGGATTTGAGGATGCCAGAACTTCAGGCATTACCAAAGATTCTGTCAAAGAACAGGCGATTGATAAAGAGTCCACAAAGTCATCGTGGGCATAGGCTTCATCAGGGGCGGCTACAAGAAAGTTAGGTCCCTTGAACTGAACTTCTGCATCCGTCATCTGTTGGTAGAAGCGCTTCCAAGTACGAAGTCTGCGGGTTTTTGCATGTGCAGGCCAAGAAATCATTTCTCGTTGAATCAAGGCTTGCAAGTGCTTCCAACGCTTTGACTGTTCGGAAGGAGAAGATGTCAATGAGGATACTTCTGCTCTAGGCATAAGTAACTTTAGACGTTGCGCTACTGCGTCTCCAACACCGTTGGCATCCACTCCGATGGCAAGAACATCATAGTTCTCCAAGAAGTTAACAATTTGAAAGTATTGTTCTTCCCAATCGTCTCCCTGCAATTCCATCCAATTCAAGATGCGGTGTTCAAAGTAGCCAAACTCATCAGGTCGGTCCCAGTCAACCCACACAACTGTGACAACTGTTGAGTCAGTTTTACGTGCTGGGTCAATACCTACAACAACTGGTGTCTTGTGCCAAGACTTAACTAACTCAGAAGATGTATCTCCTAGTTTGTCCATAACGCTTGAGGTTACAAACATACCTCTCTCAAGCAACCACTTGCAGTTATACGACATTTGGAACTCATCAGAGTCTTCACCGATGCGAAGCATCTCTCTTTTAATGTGAGTTGCGTAGTTAGGGTTAATCTTTGCAACTTCTTTCCAGTCCCATTGGAAGTGATTTTGCCTAGAACTCTTACCTGTTTGACGACGCTTGTTTAACTGAATAGCCTTATAGAAGTTGTTCTTAGAAGTAGTAGGTGTGCCAGTTTTAACCATAGTACCTGCGTAGTACGCAAGCATTGGAGAGATTGATTTAGAGACGGTAAAGTCATCGGCTTCTTGACACTCATCAATAACAATCAAATGGAATGACTTAGATTCAATCTTTGCACGAGGGTTAGCAGTCATCATCGTGATTGTTGAACCAGACTTCTTTAACTTAATCTGACGAGTAACGCCGCCTACACGAGCAGCAGCATCATCAATTTCTGGGTCACCCATAATCTCGATAGCACGCTCAGAGGTAAGTCGGGTTACAGCACGACCAAAGAGTGTTTCTACCTGTCCTTCTGTAGGTGCAAATAGTCCTACCCACAAACCATCTTTAAACTTGCCAAGTAGGTCTGGGTACAGTTTTGCAAGGCGTGGAAGAAGAACCATAAGTGTGGCTACTACGTCAGCAACAGTTTCTGACTTACCTGACTGACGTGCGGCAAGGGCTGTGATTTCTTCGCCATCGTTAATGATTACTGACTCAATGATGCGACGTGCTAATGGCTTTTGGTATGGGTGCAGGTCATGGCCTACAAGGACCTTTAAGAAGTCCATAATTTTGTCTACAAGTTTTTCAACAAACTGTTGAGACAGTTCGTCTAGTTCTTCAACTTTTTCTTCGGGTGCAGGCTCTTCATCCTGAAGGTAAAACTCAGGATTGATTTCTTCAAACTTCTCGTCGTCGTAACTATTCATTTCACTCCGTAAATAGCGAGACCCACTTGCGTGGGCCTTCGCCTGACCAAGAGAGAGGTAAAGCAAGTAAATGGTAACACATTAGTTGCGTCGTCTCAACTCTTTAGCAATGGCATGGAATGCTTCTGCACCCATAACTACTTCGTCTAATAAGACGTCACTCGGATTCTTTTGCCAAGCGGTAATACACTTGCCAATCGTGTACATCGAGTGCTCCATCCACTGAATCAAGTCGGGAGTAGAAATCTTCGCTACTCTCTTCTCTATCCGAGTCTGGGGCTGGTGTCCATCCTGCTTCTTCCGTAAAATCGTCATAAGTAACTTCCCGTGTTTCTAATGCTCCTGATAGTGCTTCTTCTTCAGTTTTTACGCCAGTCCAACGTCCACACACTAGTGCTTTGTATTTTGGCAGTCTCAGTATAAAGGGTTTTGCTGTACGGAAGGGTTCTTCAATTTCTTGTGTCCATCCACGAACAGCAACCTTATGGCCCCAATCATAGGGGAATTTAGTAACTTGAACGAATAGTGGTCCGATGTTGTGTACCTTTGGCATCTTATTGTTTTATCTTCCCTGTTCCTGTTGTACCTTTTCTTAGGCTTACGCCCTTCTGATATGCACGGCTAATAGCGTACAACTTCTTACGTGTTCCAGCAGCCATACCAGCAGTATCGGCTACGCCACGAGGCTTGTAATCTAGGAAGTTATAAATGTACTTACCCTTTGAAACAACGCCCTTAAAACTACGCCACTCATCTTCGGTAACTTCGTAATAGTTATACCAAGTACCATCTCTAAAGACTACTGTTAAAACGCCTCTCTCAGGGTCGTAGCCCGCAGCAACTGTGCGTGGGCGCTGAGTATTAGAGGTAGTTGTAGGAACGACTGTAATCTGTGCTGGAGCACTGCTTTCGCCCTCTTGTGGTCCTTTAAGACCAGGAACAATAAGTTCGCCCGACTCTTCATCTATATCGTAAGACTGACGGTAGATTGACTTATCTACATACTCACCGTTCTTATCGGTGTAATAACCTTGCGCCTCATCAGAGACCCAAACATTTGCGCTGGTAGCAAGCGCTTCACCAGCCATGTTCTTATAAGTCTGTGGCTTATAGAACTCGCCAGCAATCTCGTTAAGAGACCCAAATTCTCCCATTGCCGCAGCAACTGGGCGTGAACCAATAAGATTCAGTAACTCTTCGCTAGAAGGAAGTACTGGCTTACTGGAACGAGAAGACGGTGAAGCCGTTCGTTTCCGACCGACTCCACCGCCTCTTGTACTAGCCATTTATATTAGGAGGCTGCTGCCCAAGGAGTTGTGGTGACTGTTACACCGACTGCTACAGATGTTCCTGCTGCAGTTCCTTGTGACTTGATTGTTCCAGCAACACCAACTACTGTGCCTGAAAGACCAGTAAGTGAAAGTGCTGTTGTGGTTGTTGTAGCAACTGTGAATGTGTTAGTTGCGTTATCAACAACTGTCCAAGTACCGTTTACAGTTGCGTCAACAGATGCGACTGTAACCTTAGTTCCAATTGCATACGCTGCGCCTGCACCTGAAGCAGTAAGAACTGCAAGGCCGCCTGCTGCACGTGTGACTGCTGTAACTGTCTTAGCAGCGTTAGTTGCTGCTGTTTGTACTGAGGCAATAAGTGTTGAGTCAAGGAGTGTGTCAGTTGCGTCTGCTGTAAGTTGTCCAAGTACGTTTGGAACCTTTACATAGTCAACTCCACCAGACTGTGTGCCTGTTGTGTTAGGTGTGTAAAGAGGATAGCCATTCCAGCCATCTTCTGCAATATTGTGTGAATCCTTGGTGTAATCAAGGTTGGTTCCACCATTGTCACGGCGAACATCGTTTGGTTGTAGTGGGAAGTTACCCCATACAAAATCAACGACGACGTTTCCTTTGTCATCTACGAGATGACCGTCTTGATTTGTAGCCATTTTTCTTCTTTCTCTAGAGAGGTGTTATTTTCCCCATGCGCTTAGGGGAACCCTGGTATGTAGTATCCAAGACTTCTTAAAGAATGTCAGGGTTTAGTCCTCACACTCATGTTCGTCTAGTTCATTTTCTAAAAGGACTTCTTCACAGTCTCTACACTTAAAGAAACGGACATCATCAAGTCCAACGTGCAAAGAATCTGCGTGGTACTCATCTACAGCCATTTCTGGCTGAGCCAAGATTTCTGGGGGAAATGGACCTCTAGGACTATGCGCTACAGAAGGGACTGCGTGACCTTGAACTGCAAACTTACGAATTAGAGGCATTTTTTGTTGCGGCCTTCTTTACAGTTTTCTTAGCGGTTGTGGGAGTCGGTGTAGAATCTGTATCAGGAGCAACATCTTCGGCAACAGGTTCTGCTGCTGGCTCCTCAACGGGAGCAGCCTCTACTACTGGAGAGGTGTAGTTTGAAATAATAGCCTTGTAAGCGTCTGTTGTAGGAAGAAGTCCTGCATTCTTACGGTCGTTTAGGAATGCTGGAAGGTGCTTATCGCAGTAGAGAATCTCTGTTCCAAGAGTAATTTGATAGACATATAGAGCATCCGAGTTGCAGTTAGCGCAATTCATTTCTTTTTCCCTTTGTTAGCAGCCTGGATTGCTGCACCCTTTTTCTTAGCGTCAGCCTTAGAGGATGCACCCCATGCTTGGAGTGATAGAAGTAGGCGAGTAGGTGAGCCATCGGGCTTACGCTCTGGTCCTGGCATATTACCCATACGAGTAAGGAATGCGCCACGACGTGGGTTATTACCAGACTTAACTGGTGCCTTTAAATCTGAACCAGGGTGAGCCTTCTCGTAAGACTTGCGACCCTTTTCGTTAAGACCGCCCTTGGAGTTCTTACCTTCTTTACGCTGCCATGCTTCGCTTGCCATTACCACATCACCCCGTGACTAAATTGATTTGGATTAAGAATATCTGCGCCACCAGTCATTGGACCAGGTGTACTCATCTGCGATTCTAACCAATATGCTGGTGGTTGCATCCCAAAGTTACGGACAATTTGTCCTTCTACAACAGTCGCTGAGTTCATAGCGCCTACTACTCCGTCATTGAAGTTGGAGTATGCTCCATCAGTTCTGTTTAGCGCTACTGGCATAAACTACTTCTTCTTTTTTTGAGCAGCCTTTTTAGCAGCCTCACGTGCTGTTGGGGTCTTTGTTGCTTTCTTAGCAGGCATAACTTGTGGCTGGTCTGCGTAGTGAGTAATTTTCTTTGTGACAGGGTCACGGTGAGCATACTTCTGAACCTTTGCAGGCGCTTCCGTTGGTGCGGCTGGTGCAGGAGTTTCAGACTTTGCCTGTGGTGCTGAAGGCTTAACTGGAGACTTTGCAGGCATACCTAAATCAACAGGACCGCCCTTTGGTGCAGATGGAGTCTCTGATTGAGGAACGTTAGGAGAAGAAGGTGAACCCTTTGGTTTACTAGACTTACGAGTAAATCCAAGTGACACATCGCCAAACTGTGCGTTAACTGGAGTTCCGCCTTCAGCGTGCTTTAGTACAGAACCAAGAAATTCTTTATGACGACCGTGGTCGTTTTGCTTTGCTGCTTCACCAAGTACGTGATTTACAACAGCCATGCGCTCTTCGTGCGAGTTGTTTGTTACAGTCTTCCACTTATCGTGCTCAAGACTTGCAGAGTGCATACGAGCATTATTAATGCCGCTGAGCATTGAGCCCATGCGACCTCCGCTAGGTGTCAATCCCGAAAGCATTGAAAGGCCTTCGTTACCGTGGCCTGCTGTTGTACGACTCATCTCTGGCATAGTCTTATGGTCCCTTACTTTGTTTCGTCTGACTCTGTATTCGTCAAGCAATTTTCAATAGAAATTAGTCTTTCGCCCATCTCTACAAAGGCTTCCATAAGGATTGCTTGATTTGCGTAGAGTTTGTCTACCTTGTCCTTGGTGGTGCTTCCTCCGTTATTGCTGAGTTCTCCGTCAAGTTTGTTGAGGCGCTCCATAACTCCAGGAACACGGTCACGGCCTGGTTCTGCATCTTCGCCCTCCCAATCACGCATGAAACGTTCCATCCATGAGGACCAACGCTTTACCTTCTTACGAATAGGGTTGAGGAGAATCCCCAAACTGATGATGGCACCAGTAACGATGCCAAGAGTTGTAAAGAAAGTTGTCATTGATTAAACCCAATTACCTTTGTTTTGCACCCATCGGTCCAATATAAACCAGGTTTTCCTGGAATTGGAATTATAGCCTGGGTACAGAAGCGCACATTATTAAGTGAAGGTGAATATCCTGGAGGGGTAATAGGAATTGCATGAGGTACATAGCCTGGAAAGAAAGGCTTATGGATTGCAACAATAACTGCCACTACAAGAAGATACTTTTTCATTTTATTCTTTTGGATTACGTAGTCGAAGTGTAAGAATCCACACAATAAACGACGCAAGAGTTACTTTGCCAATAACTGTTTTGGCGCTTCCTGTAAGGACTAGCCATGCTGAGAAAAGACCTACAAAGGTCCAGATTTCGCTAAAGAAATCTTTTGAAACATCTTTAAAGAATTGCTTCATTTAGTTACCAAACTTTCTACGTACTGCAGCGATGACGGTTGTCAACACTAGGATTTTCTTTGCTTTCTTTCTTGTAACAGGAGACATGTCGTTACCGATATTCGCCATAGCGACGAATGCGTGGTTTAATGCCTGTACACCAGGTACTGCTGCAATGGCGCCAGTAACTGGAGTTTCAATAACGGGTACTGCAACGTCAGGTGCGTTAAATGTTGTACCGCCTGGTTGTCCGATAAATGTAGCCGCAACAGTGATTGCCTCTGGAGGAATAGGAAGTCCTGAACCTGGAGGTGGGGCTGGTGGAGTAAGTTTACCGTCTTCTCCAACTACCTGTGGCGCTGACTTTGTTCCAAAGAATTCAATGCCGCCGTTTTCAACTCCAGGCTTATCTACCTGAACGTGAGCGACTAACGCCTCTGCTGGAGCAACTTTAGGTGTAGTGTCTGATAATTGGTCAGGACTGTTAGATACAAGACCAGGAACTACTACAACAGGAGGTTGTGATGCAGGAGCAGGTGCGGGTTCTGGTGCAGTCGTTGGAGCAGGCGCAGGAGCGGGTTCAGGCGCTGGCACAGGAGCAGGTTCGGGTTTTGGGTCTGGTTGCGGCGCAGGTTGCGGGTCTGGTTGAGGTTGTGGGTCTGGCTGAGGTTGAGGCTGAGGTTGTGGGTCAGGAGCAGGTTGAGGTTGTGGGTCTGGTTCAGGCTGAGGAGCAGATTGAGGTTCTGGAGCCGTGGGCTGATTATCAGTTTGAGCACTCTGGTTGGCAGCCGCCTGAGCAGCGGCATCTGCTGCCGCCTTATCAGCAGCCGCTTTAGCAGCAGCGGCATCTGCAGCGGCCTTAGCATCTGCGATTGCCTTTGCAGCAGCAGCGTCAGCAGCAGCCTTTTCTGCAATAGCGTTTTGAACTGTGGCTACTGCGTTATCTAACGCTTTTGCTGCATCATTTGCGGCTTGCTGTGCAACTGTTGCAGAATCATCTGCAGTAGCAAGGTCTGCGGTTGCAGTGTCTTGAACAACTTTGAGGACACCTTGTTGAGTGGTGAGGTTTTGCTGAGCAGTGGTGAGGTTTTGTTGGGCAATGGTGAGGTTTTCTTGTGCAGTAGTGAGGTTTTGCTGAGCATCTGCAACTGCTTGTTGAGCAGGTGGTATAGCCGCAATAGCATCAGCAGCCGCCTGCACTAACGCTGGGTCTTTAGTAGTAGTTGTTGTACCAAAAGCACTTGCTCCAGGAGTAGTGAAGTAACCTGTACCGTCTGCCCTAAAAATCATCCAACCAAGTGTGCAACTAGCACCACCACCATTTTCGTAATACCAAATGATGAAGTCCTGTTGTTTGTCTGTTGTTGTGTTGTAGGTAGGTGAGTACTGACTCCAAGCAGTTCCTTGGTCTCTCCAATTATTTATTGCAAGAACACCGTCAATGTACATCTTAGAACCATCGTCAGATGAAACAGCGTACTTAACAGACACAGCGTCATTAGGGACAGTAATTGTTCCCTCGTATTTAACAATGACATGGTCTGATAGTCCAGAGTTAAGAATTTGACCACTTCCCCAGTTAGCGGCAATGTAGGGAAGAGTAAGTACCTCTACTGGAGTTTGGTTAGCAATTACTGGTGAAGAACCGTTCGTCGCACGATATACCGTTGCGGTTACTCCATTGGTGGTCACAGTCACTGTTGAGGAATCTGCCGCTGCTTGTGCTGCAGTTGCGGCATTTGTTACATCGCTCAATGTTTGTTGAGTTTGGGCAACTGTAACTGTGGCACCATCAACTGTTGATTGGGAAGAGGCTACTAATACGACGTTGTCTGAGACAACGGCAGTTGCCGAATCCACGCTAGATTGAGCAATTAGCACCAAAGCGGCTGAAACAGTGGCAGTTTCTAGGGCTTGTTGAGCAAGTTGAATCTTGGCTGCAGCGTCCTGTACGGCTACGGTAGCGCTATCTACAGCGGCTTGAGCCACGGGAAGTTCTGCAACTTTGGTCTGTACATCAGGGATTGCCTGAAGAGTAGCGGTAGAGTTATCAACAGCAGTTTGCACTGTGGCTGTTGCTGTCTCTATCTTGGCTGCAACAGTCTCTAAAGTAACGGAGGTAACCGTAGATGTATCAGACGATAAAGATGATTGGTTTGCTAATGGCGTGGCTAGTGATGGGTCTTGCGGTTGTACTACCACTTCTGTCGCTACTGAAGTAACGTCATCGGCTTGAGCAGTTTGCGCCAACGCTAAAGATAGGCAGAACAAAGCAGTTCCACCTAGACTTGCTTGTGTAATCCGTTTACGAACGTCAGATTGTGCTGCGAATGTACGCAGTGGTTTCAAGTATTCCCCTCGGAATCCTTAGTGCCCCCTCAATGGGTTAATTAAATCAGATTATGCTGGCTTACGGTTCTTAATTAATTGAGCCTTGCCTGAACCAGTTTGTGAGTTAACGCTTTCACCTTCAACACCTTTACCGTAACCATTCCAAGAAACAATACTTGGTTCTGCTACAGACTTGTATCCTCTATCTGGTGTGTAGATAAAACCTGTTGATACTTCTGTTCTGTTATTTACTTTTAATACTTTGCGGTTTAGTTGTTTGCTCATGCGGACATTCCTGACGAAGCAGTTGCTGTACCACCAATACCGCCACCATCAGAAGTTGGTGCTGGCATTGCAGTGTCTGTAACTCCGTTAGTTGCTGCACCCATTGATTCATCACCGTGTTGTTCAGCAGTTTCTTGTCCTGGTGTTTCTCCTTGCTCATGGTTAGCAGTGGTCATTCCACCAGTACCCATAGCACCGTACATGTAAGGATAGTTTGCCCAGTTTGAGCCAAGACCAACATAGACACCAGAAAGACCACGACGTGCTTTCTTACGTCGCTCTTGCTCTGCTACGTCAGTTGCAGCAAGGAATTGCTGCGATAGGTTCTCATTCACCTGTTTGCCTCTGTCTTGGTTGGTTAAGTTCTAGTTGGGTCATATTGCCGATGTTGTAGTTGCCAAAGTCTCCGTTAGGACCACCAAAGATTCCATCAGCAACCTTCTCGTTTTGAGGGCGCTGCTGATAGTAGTAGGCAGTGGTTGTCAACGGCACGCTTGTTAGGGCTTTGTTATCCGTTGGCATAATCAAACAATCCTTCTGGGTCATAAACTTCTAAAGAAGTCTTTAATAGTGTGTAGCCAGTTTCCTTTGCGTGATGACCGCAAAAGAACAATTCTCCTGTGCGTAGCGTTGCTCGTACCAGGGCTCTTGCGCTGCAACGGTCGCAACGGTCTTCTGCAGTAAGTTCTTTAGGACTGACTGCGGTGTTCATTATGAACTAAATCCTGGCTTAGCAAGGGGTTGAGAATTGTTAGCAGCAAACTTATTGTCGCTACCAGATGTATCTAACCCTGCTGGACCATCGTACTTTGGGTTCTCAGGCATGGCTTGTTTGTTAGCCGTAATGTTTGGCTGACCACCAAACTGTGAGTTAGAAATCATGTGTTTATTCTACTCTCTCAAAGGATGGTGTATGCTCCAACCATGCCTAAGTATCAATACGCTTGTATCAACTGCGATAAGGACTACGAAAAAGAGCGTAGCATCCACGATGCAGAACCTAAGTATGTCTGCGACGATTGCGGCTACGCTCTTCAACGAGTCTTTACATCCTTTGGCCTTCAGTTCAAAGGCTCAGGATTTTACTCAACTGGAAATTAGTTGTAGTTAGGGTCTGCAGGAACCTCTGGTTCTGCAGGTGCTGCTGGTGCAGCAGGTGTAACTACTGAAGTTCCACCTTGTGCTGAGATAACGATATCTTGACCAGTCTGCTTTGCTTCGACCTGTAGGTCTGCTGCAGTCTTGGAGTTAACATCAACTGCTGCAAATGCTGCGTTGATTTCATCCATGTCAAGTTTTCCGTCATTCATAAAGCCACGAGCAAGTTTCTCAACTACTGCGGCAACTGCGGTAAGTCCAGCAACTGAAACTGCTTTGACAACAGAGATACCTGCTACAGAACCAGCACCAATTACTGATAGGCCTGAAGCGGCAAACACTGCGACAATACGCAAAAGGATGTTGCCAAATAACTTAAGTCCGTCTTTCATTCTTCTTTACTCCGTTCGATAGATTTCCGAAGTTGTGTCGAACGGTCACGATTACGTTTTGTGCGCCTGTCATTGAATATGGGTGCAGTTTGATTAACCTTTACTTCAGCACGTGCTTGAACGTACTTAGGTTGTTTTGGTTTAGTCATTTGACCCTCTTAGCCTTGATGCCCTCGCTACGTAACATTTTAACATTAGAAGGCTTATCGTCATAGGCTTTCTCAACCTTATATTTGCCCTTAATCTTCTTCTCGAACTGGTCTTTCTTTTCAACCGAGTCTTTGCGCTTATCACCTTTGGGACGCATGATTAGAGCGTCGTCAGGGATATTGTTGCTTCTCAAGAAGTCTTTGGTGCTCTTACGCTGGTCTGAAGCACGGGAAGTAAGGACGAGAACTTTCTCGCCCTTCTTCTTGTCCTTGCGTGCTTTGTCAGCAATTGGCTTCTTTGTAAGAGTCTTATCTAAATCAAAGATTACTGCTTTAGGTTTAGAGGCCTTTTTCTTCATTACTCAAGTATGACGCCATTTTCAGGATTCGTCTCAAGAACCGATGGGTCAACCCCACGAATGACGACAGTAGTAAGTGGAACACCAGACTGAACAACAGCACTAAGACGATGCTGTCCGTTAAGGAGTCGTCCGTTTGAATCGAAGATGAGGGCTTTTCCATTGAGCCTCCATTTTCCATCCTGCATCTCGTTCTTGTAAGCATCAACTTTCTTCTGCTTTATTTTTCGGTGCATAGCGTTGTTAGTTAGATACGCTTGTGCTTCTTCTGGGTTAATTACGTCTACTGTAACTGTTAGTCCGAAATCTTCTGGATTCATTTAGTCTGCCTGTATTCCCATCGCTTCTAGGTATGCGTCTTTTTCTGCCATTAGGAACGTCTCGATTTCACTTTGACGTTCTTTAATCATTTCTTCTGTTTTAGTAATCACTTCTTCTTCTAATTCTTCCTTGTGTTCGCTGTACTGCTCTACTGCGTAGTCCAATACTGATTGAAAACCAGCAGCCTTAATCTGAGCATTTGTCCAACGCTCTTCTGCTGCATGGCGCTTTTTTTCTAGAATAGTCTCTAGTTGAAGGGCTTTGCGCTCTTCTATCTTCTTCTGACGATTTGATGTGTATTCCATGTCTTGACCCTATCAGATTACTTGTATTGCTCCATAGTTAGTAAAGGTCCTGATGAGTAGACACTAAACTTAATTGCGGCTTCTACCGCTTCTTCAGGGGTAGCACCCATGTACAAAGCGCCCAATGCGTACTCTGCCCCAGAACCTACGGCATACCAATTCTCATCGGTACGGCAGACTGAGAGGTCATCGCCAATATCAAAGAGTTCTCCACCTACTGCGATGAGGAAGTGGAAGCGTTGTTCTCCGTCATCCTTACCTTCACCCTTACTTTCGTTGAAGTCATAACCATTATCGGTTAAACACTTTCTCATAGAAGGCATAGCCTTAGTAATGATAAAGTGATAAATGTCTTTTTTAGCAGTTGCAGTTAACTTAGGTGGATTCCAGAAGTGCTGGACGATATCGCACGGACTTACCTCACCACTGCCTGCAATTATGAAGTCGCCTCTTTCAGCAATCTTCTTCATGTCAGGATGGTTGAAACGGCGACCATGCTCATCAGTTACTTGGTTATCAGCAACAATGACGCATTTATCTGTGTATTGCACTCCAACGATTGTGGTCATATCCGCTCCTTGATAGAAGAACCCCCCTAGCCTACCAGAGGCTAGAGGGGTTGTGTTCGATGTCCGATTAGTCCAAATGCTTCATAATCTCTGTCCAAGTAGCAGGACCTACGATTCCGTTAGAATCTAGGTGGTCATGGCTGTCTTGGATAGCAATAATCGCTTTTTTTGTGGCGGGACCGTAGTCGCCGTCAGCATCAAGGTCAAGCGCTTGCTGAATCAACTTAACGCCATCGTTCTTATCGCCAGGCTTAATTTGACCTGGGAATGGTGGAACTGCCTTTGGAGCAGCAGGAGTTGCTGGGTGTGAGTCTGTGGCAGCGTCAGCATAGTCTGGGCGGCCGAATCCGACGATAGAAGCCCAGAGGTGACGCTTGTTATCCACCTTGTAGCCACGGACGTTCATAGCGCATTCTCCGCCGTTATTAGGGGAACCCTTTGGCTTTGAGTCAGGAGTGGTGTTTCCTTCTACAGTTGTGACTGTGCCGTCTCCATTGTCCTTGACTACGATGCCAACGTGCTGGATTGGGCTAGAAGGAAGTGCATGAGGGATAAATGAGAAGTAAACCAAGTCTCCTGGTTGTGGGTGAGCAACTGCTGCGTCTGCCCACTTGCCAGCCTTCTTAAATGCTGCAGCACCTGTTGGGGTGTAAACAGTGTTAGGAATCTTTACGCCAGCCTTGTTAGCGCACCACATCATGAGCGAACCGCACCATGCTTGGAAATTAGCGCCAGTGAAAGCGCCGTAGATTGTCTCGTTGTCCTTTGGACCTTCGATAACGCCAACCTGTGACTTAGCAACTTCGAGCATACGTGCTGCTGTACCTGGTTGTGCGGTTGTTACTGGAGGAACTGGATTTCCTACATTACCTAATGCCATTTACTTCTTCTTTCTGTTTTGGTTACCCTTACCAATATTTTTGGAGGCTTTCATTACTTGAAGGTTCTTTGAACTTTCATTCTTCTTGTTGTTGTCCTTATGGTCCACATGCTCGTCCTTAGACAACTTTCGCCCTAATTCTTTTTCCTTCTTATCACGAGCAGCGTTCTTGCTCGTCATCTTTTGGGTCTTTGGGTCATACTCGACCACAATCTTGCGACCACCGTTTTGCTTGCTGCCCTTATAGGGACCGTAGGTCTTTTTTGCCTTTGACGGTAAAGTCATTTGTATTCCCTTTCAGAACAGACGCATGTGCAAGCGTCATCCGTGCAGATGCCGTATTCAATCTCGTGGTTGCACTTAACGCATTTAGACATTACTTAATCTTTCCTTGGCCTCGTCGTGATGCTTCTTTTCGCATCCACGAGCCAAACTGCTGACTACGTAATACTTTCCGCATACTTTGCATTGCCACGCATCGTAACGATGGTTCGTTTGCATTAAGCCTATTATCGCAAAGACGGGTCAGAGAGGAGGCCTATTCGTCCCAGAGAGTTTCTTCTAGTGCTTGGTCAGCATCAATTACATACTGTCTAGGAACTTGCACATACCATCCAACCTGTTGAATACGGCGAAGTGAGTCAACAGCAGGGCTCACCCTTATCTCTGGGATACCTTCCCATCCAGGAAAGTTTTCAGCCTTTGCTTTGAAGAAATCATCTAACGCCATTTGGTAAACAGTTTTTACAGTAATGTCGTTAATTGCAATAGCAGAAACGGATATGTCAAATGCTTTCCCAAACTCAACTACATCTGGGAAAGGGATTGTGTGGGTACCTGTTGAGGTAGTGACAGTAGGGTTGTTGTAGCCACTTGTGTTTGTTGTGTAAATGTTACTCATCCCACAAACTATCTTCGAACATCTGGTCCTCTTTGGTCCATTCCTTCTTTTTGTACATCTTCTCGTAATCTTTGGATGGGTAACCAGTAATGTTAGGAATGCGGTGTGGATTCTTTTCTGTCTTTGAAATCTCCTTCATGGTATGGACATGATGCTCATACTCTTTGATGGACTTGTAATCATTGGAGAATTGCTTAGTGTTCATATTACTTACCTTCATTTATCTTCTCTTGTGTCTCACGGACAAGGTTCTCTAGGATAGAGAGTTGCATGGCTAGATAGACTTCCTTTTCAAAGGGAATATCTACATAGCGGACAAAGGGTTTGCGGATTTCATAGCGACCAAGTTTCATGCCCATAACCTATACCCAAGGGTTTCGAAACACAACTTGGTGTGGTAGGTTCTTCCCATGCCATACAAAGACCCAGATGTCCGCAAGGCCTATCAAAAGGCTTACTCCAACAATCACTACGAGGCTAACAAGGAAATCTACAAGTCTCGAAGCGCCGCCTACAACATCAAGGCCCGCAAGCGCAACGCAGAGTACATCCAAAACATCAAGTCCAATACGCCATGTACAGACTGCGGCAAGAAGTATCCCTACTACGTCATGCAGTTTGACCACATCTATGAGAAGAACGGCGCAGTAGCAGACTTGGCACGAGCATCTGTCTCCATCGCTCGACTACAGAGAGAGATTGATGGTTGCGAATTAGTGTGCTCTAACTGCCATGCGGAACGCACATACTCACGCAAGTTTGATGATGAAGGACTAAGTGAATGGATTTAGCACAAAGCCCCTGCAACGTATTCGCCGTATAAACAGGGGCTAAGGCTACAGGTGTTTTTAACGACGTGACCTAGGTCGGAGAGGTTTGCACACTGGTACGCCACTCTCAAGTAAAACTATACACGCTCCCTGGCCTGGATTCGAACCAAGATAACCACCTCCAAAGGGTGGCGTCCTACCGTTAGACGACCTGGGATTGGTTGGCAGCCACGGTTAAGCCTGCTGCCTGTTACCACCTAGTGAGTTAGCAGAGCAATCTCCATCGGCCTGAACACCTTCGTATGATGCGCTCACAGGTTAGGTTTCAGTGGTAACGAACTTGTACAAGTTGTTCAGACTCATACTTCGTGCTGGTCTGGGAGGGCTCGAACCTCCGACTTAGGCATTAACAGTGCCTCACTCTGCCAACTGAGTTACAGACCATAGTGGGCGTTTTTAACGTCGAAGCCCAAGACGGAAGATAGGCGCTTTAAGTTTGCACACTCAAAGCATTCTGCAGGCATAGTGCACTAGCCCACCTTCTTCGCAGAGTCTCTAGGAGTCGAACCTAGGCTTACCGCTTTGGAGACGGCAGTGCTTCCGTAACACTTAGACCCTTTATGCAGTTTTTGTAACGGACTCATACTGCCAACCGTCAGGACTAACCTATCATTGATTTATCGAACTGGTCTTGCGGAATACGCCACGAACCTTCAACCGCATACTTCCACTCATTATGCGGTGGAATCTCTTCCATCTTTAACCAACCGAAGATTTCCACTTGCGAGTAGTAGTCACGGTCCAACACTCGTGCGCCAACAAGTAGCCACCCTGGACGAATGTCTTTAGGAAAGACAGGTATCGCATCTTTAGTGCGGATGGTCTTGACTTCGATGTTTGTGCCTACCTCAGCAATGTCTTTGCGGTAGCCGTGCTCTGAGTTGGGGTAGAACGGGAAGGTGAATGACTTCTTGTACAACTTAGCCACTGCGTACTCAGCGACGATAGTTCTGACGTTGGCAGCAATCTCTGGCTCTAGTTTTGATTTATCCTTGTAATTGTCACGGTCTTCTGAACCCCACTTCATCATCCAGCGATTTAGCGCAGCATCGGCGCAGGCACGCACTTCCTCTTTAGTTAAATTGACGATGTGACTCATAACTCCTCCATTGAGTGTAACGACGCTCTAGGAACGTAAAACGTCTTGTTGTTGAAACGCCACGCCTCGTTTTTGCACTCGTGACCATACATCCATCCTACAGCAACGTAAGGAGCGCCCTTCCAGTCAGGAGCAACACGGCGGGTCTTTTTTGCAAGCCCGCCCGCCAATAAAACGTACTTCAACTCTGGGTCATCATGCGTTGTGAACCTCAAGCCTCGTATCTCATTGGTGTACTCAGGAAACTTTGGTGGAAAGGCATAGCGCACCTCGCCAAAGCCAGGGATATCTAACTCGGTCTTCCACTTGTTGACGTGTGGAACGAACTCGGTATCTCCCATCATGCGGGCAAAGGCCAATTCGCTACCTGCAGCAATCATGTGCTGCATAGACTCCCAGACATCTCCCTCTGAGTAGTTCATGTTCTTCTCAGGTTGTCCGAGATACGGTAGTTGTCTATCCCAACCTACTTGAGCGCAGATGGCTTCTTCTTCAATTGTTAATGCGTATTCGGTAATCATTTGATGTCCTTTTCAATAGCCGTTACTGCTGCCTGTGCAATACAGAGGATGCAATTGCTTTTAGTACGGGGAGGTACTTCCTCATGCCTCATGTGTGGACATAAACCGTGAAGCATACGAATGGCTTGCTCTGCCTTCTCAACCATCTGCTCGTGGGTCATTCCAACTCCTTCTCAATAATCGTCACTGTTGGTAACCAAGTAGCAGGACTAAAGTACATATACTCCTTGCCACATCCACCACATTCCCAGAGGGAACCTAGACCTACAATGATATACGGGCGTTGACGAGAGCCATTTGGGTAGTCACATTCGTGAACGGCCTTATTTTCTATCGGAACGATATGTGATAGCCCCATTACTTCAACTCTTTCTCTATGGCTTGAATAGTAGGGCAGGGATACGGCGTTAATAGGTCAGGGCAACAAGCCAAACAAACATCGCCTCTCTCGTCTAATGGCTCTGGCTTATGCAATTCCACCACCGCACGAAGAGCGGAAGCGGAAGGTGTGGATGTCTTGATGCGATTCCATTTTCTTTTTGGTAAAGCATCAATCTTTGCCAGCAATTCTTCGTGAGTCATTTGGTGTCCTTGCATCGTGGGCACTGCTTTGTGGGATTTGGTGTGCCGTCAGGGACGATGAACATCCCCCCGCACTTGTAACACAAGACTGTGAGGGTACTCATGCTGCGCTCCTTTGGTAACGTGGTCGGTGTTTCCAGATTCTTCTCTGCTTATCATTCATGCCACCCCAGATACCGTGGATGATGTTGTTATCTATTGCGTATGTCAGACAGTCAAGTTGTACTGGGCATCCCATACATGTCTTCTTGGCGTACTCCGCCGTATCACCTTGTTCTGGAAAGAATGCATCTCCATCCGTTCCTGCACAACTAGCCTCTGCCATCCACTCTGGCGAGTTCCCCATTTCTTTCCCCCCTTGTAACCGCTATTTGATGATGTGAAGAATGATAACCACTATCGTGACAATGCTCAACAGGGGCCAAAAGACTCTATCGCTCACGATTCCCACAACTCCTCTTCCTTATGCTGCTCTAATAGTTCAATATTGTGTTCTGTAACCGTAATAAAGACTTGGAAGCGGCGACCATCTTCCAAAATGACCTCATGCTCAATTTTGTAACCCTTGTTATTAGTTATTTCGACGATATCTTTATAGGTAACTTGTTCAGCAACGGTCTCTTTACCATCTGAGAACAAAATTATTGCTTTGCGGTTTGGTCCAAAGAAGAAAGTTTTACCATCTTGGGTGTATCCAGCAGTATGTGGCTTTAGTTCCATCTTTCCCTCCTGGCTTTAGGCTACTGCCTTTACAAGGAAAAGTGAAATTTTAGTTGAGTAGGGGAGGTAGGCGGCATTTTGGCTATCCGCACCCCCCTGGCAACCTGACAACCTGGCAAATTGGCCTTTCGGCTACTGCCTAGGCTGCCACCTCGCAACCATTCCTCTCACCTGGCTGGTCATATAGCGAAACACGCTTAACTGTGGGGGTGTTGTGCGCTGGAAAATTTTTAGTTATGTCGCTACTTGTTTTAGAAACTTGTATTAGTTGTTCTATCTACGCACGAAATAGTTATTTATTAATTGTTTGATAGCGAAATTGATAGCGTGATTAAATAACTTTTGGCTACTGCATTTATTTATTCGTTTGTTTGTATCAGTAACACCAGACTACGACTATCACTTCGGCGTTGTAATCATGTAATAAATCATTATGTATCACTAGTTATTTACATTGTTAATCACTTACTAAATACATTGTTATTAACTTGCATTGTGTATCAATAACTATATGAAACACATTCACTATCAATAATCACAATCAATACTTATATCTATCTATATCTATTCTCTCTATTAGTTATTGATAAACATTCATTATTAAAAGATAAAGGGGGCGTTGCCCCCTTAAACCCCCTGCGCCTTCTATCTATTGTTATGTAATCATATTTATTTAATCTTGTTAATTATCTTTTACATTACTTGCGAATTGTTATTGTCCTGCACTTATATTCTTTTACATATATCTATCTTCTTTTACATATATTTTTCGTATCTATCATTCGGATTATTTACTTGCCAAATACAAATCCAAATACCTAATACCAACTTGCTATTGTTATTTAATTGTTTTAGTAATGGATAAACATTGATAACTTCTTTATCTTTATTATTCATATTCATTCCAATCGCAATAACATTCATTTAGTTTTTTCATTCCGCAATTTTCACACTCTATTGAAAACTCATTCATTCCTTCCCCTTCCTACTGGGATTACTCTCTCTTGGCGAAAATTGTGTTAATACCTGCGCTGAAATAGGCGTGAAATACTGCGTGTTGCCGACTTGCATACTTGCCCCCTTATGCCCCATAATTGAGCCATGCCACCGAGAGGTGCGCTAAGTCCGAAAGAAGTTTGAGATTTATTTACAACTTCATCTCGTTACGAAAAATTATTTACGAACGACTTGAAACTAATCTTGAAATTAAAAACTTCTTTACAAAATAACTTTCGGCTCTAAGAATTCTTACGACTTCTTAATGAGTGGCAACTTGCCTAAAACATTCTCATTAAGTCGAGGTAATGGAATTCAATAAGTGAAAAAACTTTCAACGACTTTTCGCCGTTGCAGTATCTAGTTACGAAAAATAATTTACGAACTACTTACTTCACAACTTGATTACTTGTTGATAGTAAAAACTTATACGCAAAATAATTTACTAAATACTTTTAGTCAATCACTTGCATTAATCGTGCAAGTGGTTGGCTATGAGTAGTTAAACAATTACTCAACAACAACAACGAAACGGAGTAACAACAATGGCAACTGCAACTACACAACGCAAAACAAAGTACGAGCGCAATTACGAAAACAATTTGCGTGATGTTGAAATGACTATCAATGTGTTTCGCAAAACTGACAATGTTGAACGCCTTGTTCATATCTTGGCGCAATCACTTTCGCCAAATGAATTCAGAATGTTGTTCGCAACTGAATTCGCAAATGTTCCACTCACAGTTCGTTATGTTGATGAGAACGGCGTTGAGATTAAGGAGAACAACTAATGCAATACAACTTCTACAAGTTGTCAAAAGATGAACGCTACGACTTTACATTCGACTTCTTACTTACTTTCAAGAAGTTCTGCTTTCAACCTATTCACTTATGTATCCAATCTGATGAACTAACAATTTCAATCGGTTGGATATTCGTTCGTGCAACTATCCGCTTAACGAAATGGGGAACAGATGAAACTAATTCGTAACTTCTTTATCACTATCGTTGTTCTTTACATTCTTTACAAGTTGTTTGATGTAACAACACCTCAACAATGCAAAGTGCCAGTTGAACAAATGTCACAGTTCTGCAAAGACCTTCTTTATCCTCACTAACAATCAATTCAATTCATTATCAACTAACGAAACGGAGAATGTAAATGTCAGTATCAAATGCAACAATCGCAACAGTAGATGAGAACGGCGTAACACTTCTTATTGATGATGATTACGAAATGAACTTCTTATCTCTTGTATCACTTCTAAGAAAAGGAAACTAAATCATGCGAATTAAAATCAATCGCCAAAAGAAGTTAGACCTGCCAAGTAAATTGCAATCGGTGTTTGAGATTAAAGAAGCAATCGCCTTCTTAGAACCCGAACGCACAAGTGACGAAGTGAAAGATAAACTGCTATTCATTCTTACGACAATCGCTGATAGCGAGAAGTTGCAGTTGTTATGGAATAGCACCAACGCACTTGCCAATAAGAAGGTTGATGAAGTGTCCGACCTTTACTGCAATTTCTTTAGCCAAGACCACACCGACAACAACAACTAACAACGAAACGAAACGGAGAACTAAATGTCATACGCAATTCTTATTACTGGTGAAACTTCGGTAGCAGATACTCTCGTACAAATTCTTATCGCCAATCACAACGGAAGCAATCACGCATGGACACGAACAACAAATGGTGGTCGTGGTGAAGCGAACGCATGGTTCGACAATGACTATGCAGATGTAATTGCAACTGCAAATGTCACACATATTGTTGGTGAAGTTCTTTCATCACCACTTACTGATGTTGATGTAAGTGCAATCGAGAATGGAGAGCGACCAACAGTTCTCATTCAGAAACTTACAAAGCAGTTTGGTTTGCGACATAAGAATGTTGATACAAATAAAACTATTGCTGATGTATTAGTTGAGGTTGATACCATTCTAAAGAACAATCCAAATGATTTAGACAAGTATCGTTCAGACGGAAGGAAGGATAAAAGCGTGACCGCAACAAAAACTTTCACACCAACAACGCAGACACCTGCACCACTAATCAAAGTAGAACGAGCAGAGCCAACAAGTGAAGTAATCGGTAACTACTCAATCAATGTACCTACTAAAGAACAAATCGGTCACTACATAGAGCGCACTCTTATCGGTGGCGTTAATGAAGTGACAATGTATGACACCGCAAAGAAGTTGAAACTCAATGTTCTTTTAGAAGGCGGTGCAGGTAGTGGTAAGACTTCATCACCAATCAACTATGGATACAAGCGCAATCAAGGCGTTGTTGTTGTATCAATGTCTGCTGGTATCGAAGTCGGTCACTTCGTAGGCAAGACAATCATTAAGAACAATGGAGAAGTCGGTTGGGTTGATGGCGTACTTGTTCAATCAATGAAGCGTGGTGACATTCTTGTTATTGATGAACTTGATTTCGCAACGCCAAAGATTATGCAACGACTACAAGATGTTCTTGCTAATCGCACTCTCACACTTGTTGAGAATGAAGGCGAGGTCATTCATGCACACCCCGACTTCCTTGTTGTTGCAACTTACAACAACGGATACCGAGGTTCGCAGAAGGTCAATCAAGCAGTTCTTGACCGCTTTAAGATTAAGTTGATGTTCGACTATGACAACACAATCGAGAAGCAACTAATCAAATCACCAACACTTCTAACTCTCGCAGAACAAATGCGTGCAGACAGTATTGCTGGTATCTATGAAACACCAATCTCACTTCGCTTGTTGCTTGCGTTCCAAGAACTTACAAGCGAAATCAACTACGAGTTCGCAGTAGAGAACTTCTTAATGGGCTTTACTACTGATGAACGAGCAAGTGTGAAACTTCTTTTAGAAGCACACCGCTACAACTTGGAAGCAGAACTAACAAAGTAATCCGCAACAAAAATTCGCACACCAACTAGAGAGGGAACAAATGACAACAGTAATTCCTAACTTCTTGCAAGAGAAGTCTGATGTTGCAAAGCAAGCAGAACAACAGAAGCGCAATCGTCTTAATGGACTTGCAAATGTATTCGCTAGAGCCAATAGCGTTCTTACTGGTCGCAAGGTAAGTGTCAATGTTGTATCCAAGCCCGATTACAAAGCACCTGCTTGGTCTAGCACAACAGAAGTGTGGCTTAATCTTGCAGAGATTAAAGATGACTTCTCTGCAAGAAGTTTGGTATCTCATCAAGGTCTTAACTTCCATGAGTTGTCACACCTTCTTTACACACCTCGTAATGGTCATGCACTTGTTAAGTGGGTTAAAGAAAATAACTATTGGGAAGTATTCAATGCGCTAGAGGATAGTCGTATTGAGAACTTGCTAGTTGGTTACCTTCCAACAACTGCAAATTGGCTTACTGCAACAATCGCTGATTACTTAATGTCAGACCCAAGTGCAATCGAAACTGCATTACCACTTGTTGCTGGTCGTAAGTATCTGCCAATCGAAGTGCAACAACTTGCAGTTGATAACTACAAGTTGCCCGAACAAATTGATGAGATTTATTCAATCGTTAATGAATATATCGGATTAATTTTCGAGGGTGGTTCTGCAAGTGCTGATGATGTTGAGAAGGCAAAGCAGTGCATTATTGACTTCTCAAATCTAATCAATCAACTTCCACCACTTCCAAATAACGGCGGTAGTGGCGAGGGCGAAGGTGAAGGCGAAGTTACAACAGTTGTCTATCGCATTAAAAACCCTAATGGTCACAACAACCGACCAGTTGAAGGTTGGGAGAGCAGTAGCGCACGCCCTAAGAAGCGTGCAGACCAAGAGCGTGACCGCAACAATTCGCCAGAGTGCCCACCAAGAGTGAAGCGAAATGTAAAAGTTGTTGATGTTGAAACAGAAGCAGACATTCCCGATACTTCTAAAGAAGGTTCATCAACAACACCAAGCAACAACAAATCAGATGACAAGTCAGATGACAATTCAGAAAGCAACGAAGTTGCGTTTGATGAATTGCAGTTTGATGATACCGAGTTTGATGATGATGACTTCGACTTCGGTGATGATTACTCAGAAGCAGGTTCTAAAGAAGTTGTGGGCAATCAAAGCGGAACAACTGGTGACAACAATCAAGTCACAGATGTTCTCAATGATGTTCTCAATGATGTTGTTAAAGAACTTGCTAAAGAAGTTAATCAAATTGCAAAGCAGTTAGGTATATCTATTGACCTTGACGGCGGTAATGCAATCACACCAAAGAAGGCTAGTTACAACGAAGTTAATTGCCCTGCTGATTTAGTTCTACTTGCTAAGTCATTCGGTAAAGAGTTAGAGCGTTTGCGTGCTAACTACGAACCTGCATGGGAGAACGAGGTTGATACTGGTCGCTTGAATGTCAATCGTTATCTACAAGGCGAGGACTTCGATACTTGTTTTGATGAGTGGCACGAAGGCAAGTCTGATGTAACTGCAATCGAAGCAGTTATTCTTTTAGACAAGTCGGGTTCAATGTCGGGTCGTAATGCTGACGAAGCATACAAATCAATGTACGCAATCAAGAAGGCGTTAGAGAATGTCGAAGCACGCACAAGCGTTGTTCTTTTCGATTACTCAACAACACTTCTTTATGGTGCAGATGAGAAGGCTGGTACAACAATTCGTGACGGCGGTGCGAGTGGTGGTACTAATCCCGAACAAGCAATTCTCTATGCAAAGCGTGTCCTTGCTGAAACCGATAAGCCAATCAAAGTTCTATTCATGATTACTGACGGCGCATGGGATACCAAAGTTGGTGAGGAAGCAATCGTTGAAATGCGTAACGCTGGTGTTCTTACTTGCCAAGCATACTTATCACAGTATGACGAACGAGCAGAGAGCGTTGAGAGTTATCGCCACTCATTCGAGTTGCTTACTCAGATTAAGTCTGCAAAAGACATTCTCACACTAGGCAAAGACTTAGTGCGACTTGCAATCAATCGCAATCTAGTAGTTCGCTAAAGAAGTATCGGGGGCAGATACGGAAGTCTGCCCCCGCAACAAAAATTATCAATCAATCAAAAGGAGTATTACCAAATGAAACTATCCGAACTCACAGTTGGCACAGAGTACGCAATCGTTCCGTCATGGACTTACAACAACAAGTCTGCAAGAGATGTAGATACAGTTCGAGAAAATGATGTAGTCAAAGCAACACTTCTTTCGCTTGATAAGTACGAGTACGAGCCAAGCAATCGCAAATACAACGCTAGTGACTTTACTAAAGCACAATCAGGTAATCGTTCAGTTGGTGTCCTTGTCAAAGCAGTTGATAACAACGGCAAAGATATTTATTGGACTTCACGACTTGCAGACATTATTGCGCCTTACGCAATTCTTGAACCTAAGTGGTCACAAGCCAAGCAAGCACAGGCAGACCAAGAGCGTGTATGGCGTGAGCAACAACAGAAGGAATACGAACACCAAAAGAAAATTGAAGCGGAGATAGAACGCTCACGCAATTCAGTAATCGCAACTTCTAAAGAACTATTAGGCGTTGGCACTTATGTATCAGTTGATACAGAAGGTCGTGGCGTTGATATGAAGGGAATTGTAAAACTATCCCTTACCGAGTTTGAGGCACTAATCGAAATGGCATACGCAGGAAAGGATAACTAAATGAAAATTGAACTAACAGATGAGCAGTACGCATTACTCATTCGCTCAGTAGGTAATGAGAAAATGAAATTACAAAATGGTGGGTTCTTTTCAAGCGCACACTTAGTTAGCAATCTACTTGCACACCTAAAGAACAATGTTGAAAAAGGAGTAACAACAAATGGGTAACGAACTACTAGATGTAAATACGAACTATTCATACAAGCCACGCACTTACTACCATGCACTTGCAAGCAACGGCGCACAAGCGGTGCGTGGTAGCCATGACGATAGATACACGCACGCAGTTGTTATGACTTCGATTAGTTATCCGAACCAACTAAGTTGGGCTACCTTTCATGGAAGCGAACAACTTGCCAAGCGACAGATAACTTCTAATCGCAACTATCAAAAGAAGGCTGGAGATAGTCATTACTGGAACAATCGAGAGTGGGAAGTAGTACCACTTGTAAAGATAACTGCACAACAGTACCGAGCCATAAAGAAGGTTGATAGTAAAGCAAATACAGAATGGACTAAGAAGCAAGTGCAATTCTCAACAGGCTTATTCGTAGAACAAGAGGGAGAACTATCTAATGTCTAATACAACAACTCACAGAAAAGGTGGAAGCACAGGTGCTAACGGATACGGAGAATATAAAGTGCGTTACGCAAGCGATAAGCAAAAGAAGTTTATCGAGCAGTTGCTCGCCACAAAAAATCACAGTTACGACAATCTCAATCTCAACGAACTCAATGTTCAAGGGGCAGGTGAGATTATCAACGCACTTCTCAGTTGTGATAACAAAGCAGGTGTTGTCACACCACCAACAGAGCGACAAGTATCTTTCGCTCAATCACTAGTAACTTCTAAAGAAGGTGGGCAGGAGTTACTAGCAAATGTTTTGCAATCAAGAGGCGTTCATTCTTTAGAGCAACTTAGTCGTGGTGATGTATCTGCAATCATTAATTCACTAAAGACATACAAGGCTAAAGAAGTACCAATCAAGATTAAAGAAGTTGGTGCGTACTTAGTAGATGAAACTATCTATTCAATTCGCCAAGCACAGGAAAGCAAGAAGTGGCAAGTGTGGTCTTACAACGCCGAAGCCGAGAAGTATCTACGCAACCCTAAAGAAGTTGAGAAGAATGTTCTTGAAAAGGTAGATGAAGGCAATCGCTTAACACTTGAACAAGCGATTAAGTATTCTGCACAGACAGGGTTGTGTTGCCATTGTGGTCGCACACTCACAGTATTAAAGAGTGTTGCTGGTGGTATCGGACCGATATGCGCCAAGCGTTACAAGTCAGTTGCTAGTGTCTAAGGAGTAACCAAATGAAGGCTAAAGAACTTGCTGAAAGATTTTCTGCTATGAACCCTAATGATGAAGTGTGGATTTCTTACATTACTAAAGATGATATTGCTGAAAACTTTAGTGAATGTGAATTCACAGATGAGAATGACAACTTAATTGAAACAGACCAATTCGTTACAGATGATGTCGTTAAAGAAATTGTAAATTCTTTAGACAATGACGATTATCTATGGGAACGATTTAACGAGAACTACACCGACACTTGCCGAGAAGTGTTGGCACGACTAATAGATGAAAAGAAAGAAGCCGAGCAAGACACCGACCTATGGGATACAGAAGGAAAACCAAATGACAACAGTTAAAACACAAGTAGGAAAAAGAAATCAGAAAACTAAATTGAACCTGCCAAATGAAACGGCAGAACTTCTAAAGAACTTATCAATGGCAGACCGCAAGGCATACACAAAGCGGTTGTGTGAAGCAGGTTGGACTTACCAATCAATCGCTGATGTATTTAAGGTGAGCCGACAAGCCATAGAGCAGTACCTAAAGAAGTGTGATGTTGTTAGTGATGAAGTTCTTGCACTACCAATTCCCGAACTTCCTAGCGAACCTATCTATCGAATGAAGCGATTAGAAGTAAGTGCTGATGTTCTAGCAGAACTAAAAGAACTTCATGCTAAGGCAAGTTTAGTTAGAGGTAAAAGCCCTAAGTACCGAGCAGAAGCAGAGCAATTCACTAAGTTGGCATGGGAACAGACACAACAAGGTATAAGCACTTATTCTTTAGCAAAGTCTTTAGGAGTTACACATGGCGCATTGTTATTTAGGTTCGTGCGTTATGGGTACATGACAACAAATGGCAAATCAAAAGTATTCAGACAACTAACACACCGAGAGGGAACACCAAATGTCAGTAGCGGTAATTGAGCAAGCAGAAGTAAAGATAGGTGGTTGGGAACGAATTGAATTCCATGTTCAACTTCCCGACCTAGAGCAAATCATTATCACCGCAAATCAAGGTGGCTATTACTACGACACCACAACAAGCAGTTGGCAGACAAAGCAAGACTTAAAGAAGTTTCGTTTGACAGGTTTCGATTACGAACTTGATGAAGGAACTATTAAGTTAAAGACGATTAGGGGTAACTTCTTTACCAAAGCAAATCGTGTAGGGGCTAGAGAAGCATGGCTAAGGTTGTTTGACCAAGCAACGCTAGACCAAATCCCCGACACACTTCACGACTACGCAAGAAATTACTTCGCTAAAGAAATTAGCACCATGTTGCAAAAGGTAATTGATACAGGGTTGGTGGTGAAGGCAAGTGCCTAACTGGTGTTATCAGAAGTTAGAAATTTCAGGTGAGCCAAAACAATTAAATAAACTTCTAAAGAAAATAGAAGTCACTAAGAACGAAGCCACAGATGTAGATGATGAAACACCATTCTCATTCGACAATGTAATACCTATGCCAAAGCACTTGCACAACAATCAAGGCTGGTATGACTGGCGTGTTACTAACTGGGGAACTAAATGGCAACCTAGAATAAATAACGATAGCGTTAGCGAATGGGAAAGTGGTTCAATACATTTTGACTTCGATACCGCATGGTCACCGCCTTACCCAATCATTGAAGCCCTAGTTAAAGAGTTTAAGAAGTTAGAGTTTCATTGGGAGTATTACGAGGAAAGTTATGAGTTCTGGGGTATTCATAACTTTAAGGGTGGTAAAGAAGTTTCTTATGAAGGCGGTAAGTTTGACAGTTGTAATCAATACAATCACTTCGGATTAGACCACCATTGGTGCGCTAGTTGTGGAGAGAGTTTAGAGTGCGACAAAGAATTAACCGAAACTTCTTTATGTGAAACTTGCGATAAAGAAATGATAGAAACAGATACAGAACTATGGGATACAACAACAGAGGGAGTAGTACCAAATGGCAATCAAGCATTACTTAGTTGAACTCACTACACAAATCGGTGTAGTGGTAGATGATAAAGAAGTATCCGCAACAAAAAGTCTTTATCAGTTGGTTGTAGATAAAACGCAATCGCTGATGAATGACCAAGACTTAAACGATAAGAACTATAACCTAAAACTAATAGCGGAAGGATAAAGAACAATGAAGTGCATAGTACGAGGTTGCGATAGTGACGAGTTAGTTTATTCAGGAACAGACGCTTTCATGTTAGGAGTACCAACAGAGAAGGTCTGCTATGACCATGCTAACTCTTATGCCCAAGTTTCTGCATTAACACAAGTAGTTCATATTACGGATAACGGAAACTTATACTTAGGAGATAAGTTGTGAAGTTAGTTGCAAGTGACCCTACAAGTCTTTACCAATGGAATGAGGGTGCAGGGGAATACGAAGTTGTATGCCCTAGATGTAGCGCAGAGTTGTTTGCGCCTACTCTCGGCACTATGAGGGATAGTTACTTATCCCATTACAAAACAAAAGAGTGCAAAGCGCACTATTAGAAGGAGAGCAAAATGGGTTATGTAACCGCTAGACGAATTACGCCATACGACAGAATTGAAGTTTGCGATAGTTGCGAACAACAAGGCGTATATGCGAATGGTAAAGAAGTTAAAGATACGCATAACGAAGTTGTGATGTGGTTCTGCTTTAACTGCGCCAACAAAGTTGTCAATGGCTAAAGAAGGTTAAGTAACTTCTTTAGGTTCATCAGTTAGCACTCAGGGGGGTAGGTTGCCAATCGGCAATCTGCCCCCCTTTTTTGCATTTGCTAAGTTACTCACTAGTAGGTATTGTTCTATCCCTAGCCGAGAGGGGCAGAACAATGGCGTATGTAATCAAGCGCAACGGGCGTTATACGGGCTATTACCGCAACGCAGACACAGGCAAAGCAAAGTCAGTAGGAACTTTCCCAAGCAGGGCTAAGGCTCTCAATGCTGGTCTGCTGGCAGAGGAAGGCGAACTCTTAACCCTGCCCGAATACCAAGACACAGTAGCAAAATATGTTGAACAACTTATGAAACGAACTGATGTCCGACTAAGTACCAAAAGACATTACTCAATCCTTCTAAAGAAGTATGCCCTACCTGCTATCGGCAGCAAGAAGATAACGAGCATAAAGAAGCAAGACATACGCAAGATGTTTGATACCTTGCAAAGCGAAGGCATAAGCCCTTCCACTATCTCCCACCTCAAGACGGCGTTAGGTTACCTATTTAGGCAAGCCGTAGATGATGAGGTAATCCCAACCAATCCCACGCACCGCATAAAGACCCCCTTGTCAAAGCCCGACCCTACATACACACTAGAAGCAAAAGACTTTAGCCTTATCCTAAAGAACTTACCCACAGACGGCTCACGCTTATTTGCCAGATTTCTCATAGGTTCTGGGTTGCGATATGGAGAAGCAACAGAACTACGGGTTAAAGACTTTAACTTTCAATCAAAAGAAGTCTATGTTCGCAGAAGCGTAAGTGATGTTGGTAAAGAATTAAACAATGGAGAAAGGTTCTTAGTAGTGCCCGCCACAAAAAATGGGCGAAAGCGCACAGTAACCATAAGCACAAGCCTCATAGCGGAAGTAAAAGCCTTTGTCAAAGCAAAAGACCTATCAAAAGACGACTTAATCTTCTCGAAGCACCTCGTCTTAGATGGGGGTAGAATAAATGTCCCAAGCGAAAGCAAGGGAAAGCAAAAGCCTTACACGAAGGGAAGCAGAATATTCCAACACGCCACAGCGTATTCATACAATGTGGGTGGGTGTAGGTGTAATCAATGCAAGCAAGCGGTTAAGGAATACCGCAGTCAATACAGAAAGGAGAAAGGCAAGGTAGAAAGCCCTAGCCAAAGCAAAAGCCTTAGCAAAAGCGAAAGCAATAGCAAAAGCCTTAGCAGAAGCGAGAGTCATCTACCTCGTGACAGGTGGAGAATCACTTGGAACGGCGCCATAACCAAGTCAGGTATTGGCTGGTATCCCAAGACGCACGACTTACGGCACGCTAACGCCACACTTCTTTTGAAGGGTGGGGTAGATGTTCACGAAGTCAAAGAGCGTCTAGGTCATCAGTCAATCACAACGACGGAAAGGTATCTGCACCGAATTCGTCACCAGCAGTCAGAGGCAGCCGAGGTTGTCAATGGCTATTTGGAGTGAAAGATGAAACTAACAAAGAAAGCACGAGTGTTCTTAGGAACTCTCACAACAATGCCTTTCTTGGCGGCTTTACTAATAGGGTTTGCAGCCCCAGCAGTAGCCCCAAGCAAAGCAGAAGCACAAACGCTAGCCCTAAGAAAGTACCAGAATGAAGCGGTTCTTCCAGCGAAGGACTTAGTCGGACTTTTGAGTATCGTAGGCTTTAAGGGAGAACACCTTAAAGAAGCATGGGCAATAGCGATGAAAGAATCACATGGAAACGCTCTCGATTACAATGGCAATGTCCATACAGGAGATAACTCCTATGGCTTGTTCCAAGTAAATATGTTGGGTCAAATGGGACCCGATAGACGAGCCCAATTCGGTTTAGCATACAACGCTGAACTGCTTAACCCTGTGAAGAATGCCCAAGTTGCTTATTACATGAGCGGTGCAGGCAAAAATTGGAGTGCATGGAAGGGCGTTCACACGCCAGTAGTCAAATACTGGCTAGCGAAGTACCCATACAAGGCACACACTCAGGCAAACAAAGCCGTAGCAAAAGCAAAGGTCAAAATCAAAGCGGTTGGTTCTAAGACCAAAGCAGTCCGTAAGATAAAGCCTAAGCAAAAGCCAAAGCAATAGCAGAAGGCGAAGGAAGCCCCATCAGAAATGGTGGGGCTTTCTCTTTTGTGATAGAGTAAAAGCATTAGCAGAAGGGAGGGAAAGCAATGGGAGCAAAGAAGAATCAAATGAAAATTGATGCAGCCCTAGCAGTTCGCCAGGCAGCACACAAAGGTCCAGGAGGTAAGTTACCTGGTTCAAGAAACAAAAAGAAGACTGGATACGTAAAAGTAGCCGCAATTCAGAAGTAAAAGAAGTTAGTAGCCCCGATAGCCCAAAACTATCGGGGTTTTTCTTTATCCTTATACCTATGTCACTTCCTCTTGACCCTTCATACCACGCTGGTGACCGTTCTTTTCAGCGCAACATTGACTACCGACTAGCAACTCACGTAGTCAAGCATGGTGGTCAAACAATTCAAGACAATGGCAATATCCTTCACGAAGCACGTGACCCAGACAATCCAGACCATGTCATCAAGGTAGTCACAACACCTCACCCAAAGAAGATTGTTACAGTTATTAGAGATACAAGCCGTCCTTTTAAAGACGTTCAATTAGCAAAGCAAAAGGACAAAGAAAAGAAAACCGAAGAAGTGCAAAGTGCTAATCGGTCAAAGCGCAATCAAAAGGCGCAACTTGCTAAGAAGCGGTTGAGGAACCCTCCTAAAGAGAAGTAAAAGAAAAAGCCCCCCAGTAATTTGGGGGGCTTTCTTATTTAGAACTTATTGATTGTCTTTAATCAACTTAACTTCACAAGCATCGGTGGTGCAATAAGCCTCACCAATTGCGTCTGAAGCCATACCTGCATAGACACCACTGAAGTCAATAGGGAACAACTTCATTGTGTAGTCCTCATACTCCTCAGCAGTAATCTGCGTGTAAGGCATTTGAGGATAAACTGTGTTACCCATTGGAAGGAATGAGATTGTCTTTAGTTGTCCGTCATACATGTGAAGGACTGACTCAATGCTCTCTGCTTCTTTCTCAGCGTCAAAGGTAACGGTTACTGATACAGAGTTATCTGACCAATAACGTTGAGCCGCTGATGCCAAGGCAACTTTCTCATAGATAGAGACTTCTTTTTCAGCACGCTTAGCGTCAGTCTCTACTGGGAAGAACACAACGCTAGTTGTATCAGGAGATTCACTTGCTGGCTCAATTCGGTATTGCGCCATTTGGAATAACGGAAGCATTGGGTCTCCGTTGCTAAAGCGAATAGCACGAAGGAAGTGCTTACCACCAGAAGCCCAGTGAACTCCAGGAGATTCACCTGCAAGGATAGACACAGTTCCTGATGGCTTAACAGTTGTTGTTTTAATTGATTCACGAATGCCAAGCCACTCAGAGTAAGTTACATCGTGACCCTTGATAACTCGGTAGCCCTCATCCATCCATGTACGCAATACAGACCAACCATTGTTATCTGCAAAGTTTGCTACACCAGAGATTGAAGTTCCGATACGGCGATTGCGTTGCATGATTGCGTTGGTCTCTTGCCAGTGAGTAGGGATAAGAGTCACAGTCTTGGCGTAGAGGTAAGCGAACTTTAGTGTTCTCTTGAAATCTTCTAATGAGTCATGGCGATTCAAGTATGTTTCAACCAAAGTACAACACTCGTATGATTCAAGTGACTGCTCAGCACAAGGGTTGTAACCTGCAATGCGCCAATCCTTGTTATTGATTGGGTCTGCAAGACGACCATACTGGCGAGATACATCCATCCAAATAACTCCAGGCTCACCGTTACGGGCAATGCCGTCAATGATTGGAGATAGGTCTTGACCTACTGCAACTTCAACAGAGTTGTTAGACATCCAACCATGAGACATACGCTCAGGGTTCTTGTCATAGTTCTTTAGGTCTAAGAAGTCTTGGTCATCTAGGCGTCCCATAAGAAGTTCTGCGGAACGGCGAACATTGCCCGATACAACGCAGACGCCAATGACGTTGCCAATATCTGCAATGTCACGACGGGTTAACTTCTGACCAGAACGACCAGAGAACATCCCGTTAATGAAGTCGTGTAACTTCTCTAGCGGTTCGTGTCCTGCTGCAGTGCCTCCAAAGGTTTTAATCGGAGCACCTGCTGGACGGATTTGCGAGTAGTCAAAGATTGGCTTCTTCGTATCTGGCTTAAGGTAAGAATTGATGAGGGAGGCTGTTGACTCGACCCATCCCTCACGTGTGTCTGGGATGACATAGGTATCACCTTCTTGTGGCTCATAGATGTTGAAGTCCTTGTCTGCACCCTTGTCATCAAAGCCAACGCCCACTCCGAGCATTGAGGCTTCCATGAGGAATGCGAATGGTTTGGCAGGGTCAGTCTTGGTCATTGAGCCTGTGGATACAAAGGCGCAATTTTGTAGAGCAGCGGAGTTGCGTTGCTCGTTAACTAGTGGGGTGCCCATTACCCATAGTCCTCGTCCTGGTGGTGTCCACTTCAAGTTGAACAGGCGGTCAAAGGCTTCTTTAGCCGAGGCTGCTGCCTTGGCGTCTGACCATGGAAGGCGGTTTAGTTTGGCGTGGTCCTTCTGAAGGGAGTACATACCGTTGATGACTCGCTGGCATACATCTACCCATGTCTCCTTAGTACCATCTGCCTTCAGGCGAGAATAGGTGCGTAGGAAAGTAATCTCTCCTACTGAATTGCCCCCAGCATCTCTATACCCGAATGGTGCCTTCTTACCCTTGTAGGACTCTACAAATTCGTTTGCTAGTTCAAAAGAGAACAAGCCCATTTATCTACCACCATTTCTGTAATTGTATAAATACCCCTCAATAGGGAACCCTATTGTGACGGAGGAAAACCTACCATGCACTTGTTAACTTCAAGGACTTGGAATCAAACAGTTCGTGTGCTAAACGCCACTCCACTGTCCTCCACCTTGTTCCATACTTACCCACCCGCTGTTATCAGATAAGTTATTCTTCTATAGAAGTCTGAATAATCTTAGTAACGGCGTCTTCCTTTAGAGCCTCTGGCAGTTCTCGAAGTGCTTGTGCCCTGTCTCCAAAGATGGCAGAGAGAACTCCACCTGACGATTGACGGCTGGCAGTAATCTGAATGAACTCTTTATTCTGGTCCATCTCGTTGACGTTGCCCACCAGTTTTAGGAGTCGGTCAATTTCTTGGGAAAGGTTAGGGTCTGCGTATCCACCGTTCATTTCTTCAGCAAAACGCATAAAAGCAACTCTTTGGCCCTGCATTTCAATGATTGCAGTAAGTAACGCCTTCAACTGTTCTTTAGTCTTTACCTCAACTGGAAGGTTAAAGGCGCACATGTTTGAGGGCTTGAAGGCTGGGCAGTTCGCTGCAACAAAGCAGGTATCGCATTGGCGAAGAGAAGAAGACTGGTTGTTGATGACGGGAACTTCTTTAAGGACATCACGACCATTGTCGTCTTGCTCGACTACCGTCTTCATCTTGTACCCAAAAACAGGTAGGTTTTGTATCTCTTCTGGCGCTCTTTGGACTAGTTCAGTGGGCTCTTTTTTCCGCATCTCAACATCACTGTTATCAGAAAGGTACCCCCCTAATTCCCCTAAACCTGATAGTAGAGGGGTATCGCTGTTATCAGATACTTGGGAGTTTTTACCGCCCTCAATGATGTGTAAGTCAGGTGTCTTCTTGTCCATGGATGCCTCTAGTTTCTTGTATGACCAGACTGCCACTCTAGTGGCTTCTAACGTACTATCTTGGCTAAACGCCGAATAGTCCAGTCCTGCCTTCTCCACTACGGACTTGTAGCGGGGTCTTGCTTGGTCCTTCATCTTCTTTGGGTAACGTACTAACTTGGTGCCATCCCAGATGATTGTCTCGCCTCGGCGCATGGGGGATAGCCACGACAATGTGCTGGCAGTCGTAAATGGTACCTGCCGTAGGTTGTCGGGCTTGGCGCAGGCAAGGGCGTGGAACCGTGTTCCATACTGGCGCTCATACGACCTTGTAAGGGCTGAGAGGCTGGTTACAGACTCAATCTCAGCGTTGGGTATGACCACGTTCTGATGGGCCTCACAGAGGGCTTTGAGGGCTGGTAAGCCGTACTCCTCATGCCAGACCACCCATAACTTAGGGTCGTTCTCGAAGAAGGGGCGTTGGGCTTCTACCCAGTTCTTTCCTAGAACTAGGGAGTCGAACTCTGTAAATGCCAGGGCCCTGTCAGCATTGTTCACCAGGAACTCCTGGTACTCAGCGGCTAAAGAAGTTAGTTCTTCTTTAGATAGCCCAGCCTTATCTGCCTGGGCCGCTCCAGACTCAATGACAACCAGGGTATCTGAGTCGAAATGCTCAGAGATGAGCCAGTTCTTATTCTTGGGCAAACCTCTTTTGCGTAACCCCCAAAAGTTGAGTCCCATCAACTCAACTTTCTGACCCTCTAGGAGGGTACGGTTACTTCCAACTTCGGCGCCACTAAAGATGATTCTCATTCGTCTTTTTCAGACCAGAAGTCTTGTTCTTTAGGGCGTTGGGCTTCTTTAGCCTTAGCCATGTTTACACGAGTTACTGCAGCCTCAATGTCAGACCACTTACGAACCTTGCTTGGGGCATCTGGGCGATTCTCTACCCTTGTGTAACCAGGGTGGCTAAATAACAACGCAGTTACATTCTGCTCTTCGAATGCCCAGGCACACATGGCTGGGTCGCTGTCAACATACATCTCTAGGGGTGACTTAGACCGTGCCAAAAGAAACTGTCTCTTCTTTAGGTCATCGCCTTCTAGCCCTACCTTGACGTCAATCAGTTCGTCATAATTAATGATTCCATGACCCTGCAACCATTGCTCTGCGTCATCAGTCTTACGACTGGTCATAATCGCTACACGATGGGCATTGGCTAGGGCGTAGTACAGGATGACTCCTGCTCGGATTGGCTCCCCTGATTCCGAACTAAGTACTCCATCTAAGTTCAACAATATGTTCAACGTTTATCCTTTTGCTCGGTATGTCGCCGCTCTTCTAATTAGGGTCTGAGTATCTGGCAGTTCAATGCCATAGGTGTCTTTTGATTCTTGCGCTTTGTATGCTGACCAGTACTCAGACATCTTCTTTAGGGCAGCCACTGTTCCGTACTTTTTACCAGCCTGCCATCTGTAGTTGTAGAAATCTCCGTAACCTTCGCCCTCTTTGCGAAACGCTAAGCGGCGTCCAGCATGAATGTCATCGAACAATGCATGGGCCTGCATGAGTGCGGCTTGCATAGCAGCCTCGGCGTTACGGCGTGCTGCATCGTTCTGTGCAGCGTTTAACTTGGATACTGCAGATGAATAGCGGGTAACTATGTCAGTTGCCATGGTCAAATCACGTTGGGCCATAATGTCCCAGACCTTGTTGTGTGGTGCACCTTCTTTAGAAGGTTGAACTGTCCACTCGTCATGGGTTAGGTCATAGGCTGCGTATGGGTTAATACTACGAATGTCTGTGGCACCTGGGTTTACATAGAAGGTAACTTCGTACCCATTCCAATTTTCTGTGTCGGGCTGCAAATGCTCACGGAAGTCTTCGTTCAGCATCTTGCTAATCTCTACATCAGATAGGCCGTTGTACTCAGGGTGAACTTTGCGGAACTGGACGTAATCCACACCAATCAAAACATCTAAGTCACCTGGCTCACGAGCAGCAGACCATTGGTATGAAACTCCTGAACCTGCTAACCATACGTGTGCCCATAGGTCTGGGTGACGGTATTGTTCATTCAAGAACCCAAACAACAATTGCAAGATACCGTTGCGTATCCATCCATTGAGGTGGTTACTAGTAAATAATTGTGGGTCTAGTTCTGTCTCAGGGGCAGAAAAATAGGAAGTAGGCGAACCCTGAATGTGGATGGGTTGTGCCGTACTTCCTAGGTTTCTAAACATAGAACTAGTTTACGGTTGGATTAATACCTCTATCGCTTAAAGCATCAATAATCTTTGACTTAATTTCAGCAGAGGCATCAACTGGCTGCAAAAGGCGTGCAACAGCACCTGCTACACGGTCTGCCAACAGACGCTGCTCAATCTCTGACACCAACTCTTTGCTGGTCTGATAGATGTCAAATGTGGTGGCTTGACGAGTAATACCTTCTGTAACCTCTGTTGGTTCAGTTGTGATACTTCCGTCATCTTGGATAGTTACTACATACTTTGCTTGTGCCATTATGGTCTTCCTCCTAGGAGTTTCTGCTTGCGTTGGTTTACTGCGATGGATACTGGACAGAAATTGCAGAGATAGGTCTTTGGACCTGCCTCATCTTGATAACGTGCCATACCTTCGGCTTTACGTTCCTTGATGGTGTTAGGGATGAGCAACTTGCTTTTGTCTTGCCAATCAGCGCAACCTTCTTTTGGCTTGTTGTGTCGTTGGTAGCACTCCATCGCACCTTCCATGAAGGTAGAACGTGAGTCGTAGAACGAGTCATCAATCTCTGCAAGACCCATAGAACCTCCGCCTTTAATCTGGCGAATGATTTCCTTCTTTGACTCAGCCTTTGCCCATGCACGAAGAGGTAACGAGAACAATTTACCCTTGTGTGGCTCACCTGATGGGAATACGTGTGGCTCACATGCAATCGTGAGTAGATGGTCTAACTCTGGGTCACCATCGTATGGTGGTAATTCTTCTAATGTTTGGCATACAAGACAGTACAGCAAACGAAACATTGGCTCGTTTGCGGGGGTGTTCTTCTGCCCTAGTAATGGGACGTTACTCATTGTGCTCCTTGTTGTAGTCCGATTATCCTAACGTATTAGTCTTGTACTTCCCAACCTGAATTAGTACCGTAATTCTTCATGTTCTTCTTGATGTCACCTGCATGAGGCTTTTGGTTTTTCTTTCCTACCCAGCGAACGTCAGCAGTGTGTGACTTACCGCTTTTTTCGTCGTAAAAACGAACTTTACGCTTTGGATTATCTCCACGGTCTGGGACCATTGTTGGCATTACTTACGTGCTCCATCATGACCGCTAACAAAGTGACCAATTGCTCCACGAACTACGCTTTGGTGACGTGAAGTTGTTGAAGAGTGCTTATCCTTTGCCATGCTCCAACCCTTTTCTCCATGCCAGGCAATTGGAGTTGCGTATGACTTAACTACATAGTTTGGCTTTTCAGATGCCATACGGTCTGCTTCATCACGTGACATGCGACCGCTATCAGGTGTGTAACTTACGCTTTGACCAGAAAGGTTTGAACCTTCGAAATCTTCTTTAGCAGCAATTGATGGTCCTGCTTTAGCGTTAGAAACTTTCTTTTTTGCCATTAGAGAAGGTTACCCTTTCCTGCAGTCATACGGTTACCACCCATTTGAGGAGTTGGTGTCATACCTCGGTCTTGCAATCCACCTGGACGTGATAGACCTGGGTTAATCTGGTTTGGGTTCATCGTTGCTGGCTGAATTGGCTTGGATGGAGTACGCATTGAGTTTTGGCTCATAGATTGTGAACCAACTCCTGGTGTCATCTTTCCGCTGCCAAACTGATTGGCTGATAAATTAAACATTACTTACCTGGATTCACTTTTGCTGGGTAGTCAGAAGTTAGAAAACCATAACCGTAAAATGGGTGAAGTGATTGACGATTGTCAATAGTCGCTTCATCTCCAAGACCAGCAATAACTTCAGTATCAGGACGGACCTTACGATACTTACCGTCTGTTGCGCCTTCGTCTAGGGAACGGTTCATCGAACGTGATGAATTAACTGTCATTTCTTATCTCCTTCGGCTGCACGCTTCAGATTGTCGGTATGAACGGCTCTACCAATAGCAAGTCTAGAGGTTATTGCCTTGTGAATCAGGGCTAAATTTCCATCAGTTTTGTCACTTGGGTGCATAACTTCATGTCGTGCTTGCCCCAATGAAAGGTGTAACTCTGGTGACATTTTGCCGATGTTGGCATGAATGGCGTTAAACGCCTCATGATGGTGGTGGAACTCATCAGTTCCGTGGGTAGCACGCATCTGACCAATATGGTGCATGGCTGCGTGTACGGCTTTCTCAACTACTGGATAGGCAACTGCAAATCCCTTTTTAATAGGGGATGCTCCCATTGCCATACGACCTTCTGGCTTAGCAGTCTTCTTAGGACCTGCTTTAGGAAGAACGGTAGTTCTTGCTGCACGCTTTTCTTCTTCGGTAGTTCCACGTAATTTTCCACTTTCGTCACGGGTAACTGTTGGAACAGCAACTTTGCCTTCGGCAGTTAGTTTCTTTCCAGTACGAGTTGTCTTACGTGGCTTTGCCATTAACGTGACATCCTGTTCTTGGCACGGCGAGTACGCTCCTGTGTAACGCAATTAAGGCAGCGTCCGTTATTGCTAAGAAATTCAACTGGGTTCATAATGATGCCGCATGTTGGGCATGGGTGTGAGCCCTTGTACTGAGTTGCGTTTTCGGCAATCTTCTTTGCCTGCAACTCCATTGTAATCATGCCGTCGCCATCATCCATTAGAGGTTACCCAAGTCATTTCTACTAGAACCACTGAATCCGCCGACTCCACCTGAATACCATGATACACGAGGCTCTGTGTAAACTCTGTCTACACTCACGATGTCTTCGATGGTTGGCTCAATTCTTGCGCCATAACCAAAACGGTCAGGGAACAATTGAATCTGTGGCAGAGGTGGACGAACCATTGCCTGGATATCTGCTCCAGGAATGTTCATTACCATCAACGCTTGAGAAGTTAGGCGCTCCATGTTTGATGCCCATGGGCCCTGGTATTGCCAACGCTTTGCTACCTGGTCTGGCTGTACGGGTGCACGCCATGGCTTGGTGTAATCGTAGTTACCGTCAAATGTCTGTGTCATTATCGCCACGCTGGTTTCAAGTACGCAAGCATTGCTTGACGGCGTTCGTTGATTTCTCCTGGGCTTGTTGCGATGGTGTTTGCTTTACCGTCGTTAACTAGGTGAGGAGCAGGGGTAAGTTGTACTTGTGGGGCATTACGCAATGTGCGGTAAACAGTTGCACCACTTGATGAATCCAACACTGCAGACATTTGGCGTTGGATACCTGACATGTCAGATAATCCTTCAGGCCAAAAGTACATGGATGGCTCAATACGCTCACCCTTGTGTACGCCACGTTGGTACGACTTCTGGTTAACACGAGACTTGATGCTATCCAGCAAACGGTCATCACGACGTGAGCGGATAGTACCAAGGTAACCATCTGGATACTCTGCAGATGGAACACGTCCCACACCAATACGTGTGGCATCCATTGAGTCACGGGCTACAGGTGTGCCTGCACCGCCTTGATTGTTATACCCGTAGAAACCGTTGCCACCAAGTGACTGCCAGTTCTGCTGTGGCGATAAGTTGTTAACTCCACCAGCCATTAGACGCCTCTGTTTCGACGGTTCTTAGAGATTGTTCCTAAAACTTCATTGATAGTAATTGGCTTACCCTTGTATGTGGCGCCACGATTTGTGCTCTTCAAATCTTTACGGTCTTGCTTTGTTGGCTTTGGGCTCAAACGTTCTGCAACACTTGTGGAGTCTTTTGTTGCATTCCACTTTGGGTCACTATCGTGTCCAGGCAATCTGCGGTCAAAGAAAATCTCTCCGCCTTCTGGACGTGCCTTATCTGTACCGCCTAAATCGTATCCAGCAATTTGCTTACCTTCTGAACCTGACTTACGGGCAGCATCTAGCGTTGGTTCTTTTCTAGAAATATCTTGAAAAACTTTATCGCCTGATTTCCATGCGCCATGGTACTCGTCTTTAGCGGCGGCATTACCGTGCTCATCACGAAATTCTTTTGCTTGCTTGGCAGTTAGTGGTGCCTTTGTAATCTTTTCTGCGCCAGGAACAGACACCATAACGCCTGGGCCTGATGCAGGCTCAGACGTTTTGACGTTATGACTTGCTCCACCTTCGGTGTTTACGATGTGTGCAAACGCCTCATGGCTAAGAGGATTAGACATTACTTGCCTCCGAAACTAGCGCCCTTATCAGATGTTGGTACTTGGGTTGGCTGTGCGTCATCCCAGTTAAGCGTAGTTCCCCGTGTCTTTGACGAGTATGCAGCAGGGCTGCTTCCTCGGTCGTTACTGCGCCATGCAGTGCGTGCGGCAACGCTACCTGTGGTATTGGCGCTTAGTGACAATGGAGTTGGAACATCTGCGTGTTCTTCAACACCTGCAGGTATTACTTCATCTCCAAATTGGGAAGATGATAGCGATGACATTATCGAACGCTTTTCATCCCGCTATCGAAGTTAGGTGCTTGACGTCCTGAAACTGAAGGAATTGTCTTTGCGTTTGCCATTGTTGGCGCTGCTTCTGGAGCAACTGATGGGGCGAAGTTTACCTTTGTACGGTAACGAGCACCCATGCGCTCTGATGCTGCTGCGTCTCCAGCGGAAACATTCTTCTTGTTTGCTTTTCCGCCAGCAGTTGGGTTAGATGCTTGTGTGTTCTTCTTACCCATGAGCGTACCCTTTGCAGGCTTTGCGCTTGGTGAAGTGAACGATGCAGTCTGACCAACATACTTGCGTGGTGAGTTAGCGTGTTCTGCAGAGGCAATTACTTCCTCTGGTGTCAAAATATTTCTAGCCATGCTTTTACCTGCCGCTTCGTGATGGTTGGAAGGTGCGCCAATGCGACGACGCATTGCGTGACCTAGTGATGTCCAAGATGCCATGGTGACTCCTTAATCTATATCCAAGGATAAGTCTTATTTAACTTGCTGTAATGGCGAATACAATGGCGGAAATTTCTCCGTCACGGGATTCGATGGTTGTAAATCCTGGCTTACAGGTTAAATCTAGGCCTCTAGGGGCTACATAACCTCGTGCGATTGCCAGTGCTTTGACGGCTTGGTTTACGGCGCCAGCACCTACGGCACGGAGTTTAACCTCACGCTTGTCGTAAATGGCGTGGGCGATTGCCGAGGCTACGCTCTGAGGGTTTGAACTTGCACTCACTCGGAGGAATGGCTCTTCGGTTGATAATACTTCTGGTGTGTCAGTCAATTGTTAGTCCTTTGGTTCGGTTTGGTGTGCCACTCCCGAACTAAAGGATAAGGCTAAATACGTGGTTGGTCTCTGTATTTAGCGTCTGACATTTGCTCAATGATTGCTTTTTCAACATCGTTTATATGGTTCCCAGAGGCTAAACGTGCCAACGCATACGAATCCGCTGCATTATCGTCGTTGAACTCTAGTCCCCAACGCTTGTATATCTGCAACAGCATCTCTTGTTTCTTGGCGTTTCCCTTGCCTGCTGCAAACTTCTTCAGGGTCATTGGAGGAACTTTAAGTGGGTACTTACGTGCGTCATCAAACATGTCGTAGATTGCTAGTCGAACTGTGGCTGACAACTCTCCCAACACTAACGCTGCTTGGCTGGCTAATACTGTGCCTTCCATGGCTATGTCTTCGATATCCAACTCTAACTCTTCTTCAACATAGTTGAGAGTGTCGAACAACCATTGGCGAATATCTACCAATCGTTCAATTCCAAAATAAGGGGACTTGTATACCCAAGTGATGTGCTTAGTTGGTTCTTTGACGGACATAACAGTAAGTGCAAAACCTGTTAATGACTGGTCAATACCTATGGTTACGTTACCTTCTTTAGGCAATCCACCATCAATGAGTTTAGTTGGCATTTGAGGCAAACTCCATACGTCTGCGAACTAATTGCCGTAGGTCGTCTAGTGTGCCGTTGTTTGTCAAAATCATATCCACTGAGTAACCATCCAAATCATGTTCAGAAATGTGGGAGTTAACTGCTTCTACTCCTTGGCGCTTTATGCGCCACAGTTGGGAATTGTCGTACTGCTTAATTCTGTCTGCTTCGTTAACGAATCTTACATCTGTGATAACCCAGTTCTCTTCAAAATGAACTTGGCTCAACGCTTGCGCTACCCAAAACTCATCGCCAAATACTTTACGAGCACCTACACCTAAGTTCTGCAACATACGGCGAACAGTTGCATCTTGCTTTACTTCTTCCCAACCAAAGTTGTCCACTGCTTGCTGCAACAGTGTGTCTCTGAAGTTAGGGTTCATCTCGTACAACAGTTCACGAATCTTGTCTGCAAACGCTACTCGTGTGTACCCGTATTCTTCCACCAGAATCTTTGCAACTTCATCTTTACCTGACCTTGCATAACCTGATAGTCCAATAATCACATGAAGTCCTTTCGCAATGCTCGTTGGTCTGAAGTACGGCGAGTAATCTCACGAGATACCAATGTAATATCACGCTCTTGATTCCCCAACATTACTTCCCACGCTTTGCGTTGTACATAGGCTTGGTGATGTTTATCTTCTAAATCTTGTACATCTTCATCCATTGAGATTTGCGCCTTAACAAGGGTAACTCTGTCTCCCTTTTCTTTGGCGCCCATCTTCTCAACCAAAAGGGATGCAACCTTTCGGTCTAACTTCTTTTCGCATGTGCGTTCTTGAATCTGTGCACTGGCTAATTGAGTTGCAATGTAATCTGCCCAACCAGTCAAGATGGTAAACATCTCTGCTAACTGCTCACTGGATAGCGCAGTAATGTCTGGCGGCAACTTAACCATCTCATAGTTAGGCTGCTTTGCAGTTGTTAGTTGGTCATAGACTGTTAAGGAATCAAGTTGCATGACTTACATCCATCCTCTGGGTTGATGTTGCACTCAGGCATAATACCCGCCTTGATTGCGTCAGTAACTTTTTTAGCCTTAAAGAAGATACGGTCTACAATCTCGTAGTCTGCTTTAACAGTGAACTCTTTATATGACTGGTCAGCCTTGAGTTCATACAAGAACACAATCTCATTCGGCGCTTCATCGCCAAACATGCGCTTTGCCAATTCAAGGTACATCTGTCCCTGAAGTAGGTGACCTCTGAATGGGCGCTTAATACTGTTGAAGGCTTTAAAGACGTCTCCATCGTTGTCCAAAAGAAGTTCTGGCGCTTCAAAACGGAATGTGCCAGTACCAATGGACTTGATTTCAATTAGGCAATCATTTCCGATTCCCTTAATCCACCCATCTGTATGGCCTGCAATACGCAGTTCATCATCAACGAGGGTAACTTCTTTATACTCCATACGGGTATCACCGCACTTCTCACACGCTGCTGGAGAAATCCCTGTTACTGAATCTCCACAGTGCATACATTGGAAACGACCGTACAGAACGCCCATCTCATGGAACCAGTTCTGCCACTTGTGGTGAATTGCGTGTCCTTCATCAAAGATAGATTGCAAACGAAGATTTGGCTTCTCCTTCTTTGACTCTCCACCAGTCATCAAGTAGTACGAATACTTGTAACAGAAATCTGCCTTGATGATTTCAGATGGGTGCAAAACCGTTGTTGAACGGTCTCCTAGGGGACGGCGCATGAGGTGTCGCTCAATATCACCAATCAGACGTGGTTCACGCTTCTTAGCATCTAAGAAACGTTTTAGGTCGTTTTCCATGTATTAGTCCTTCATTAGTATGAATTCTTGCAGTGTCATTTTCTTGCGGTAACTCTTTTGCCACTTACGAATCAGTGCGTTTCGTTCTCGGTGGCTTAAACCACCCCAAATGCCATGGGGTTCTTCACGGCTAACCGCATCCCATAAACACTCTTTACGAACTGGACAATGATTCTTCTTGTTCTCTCCAAAACAATACTGCTTTGCTTTGGCTGCAATAATTCGGTACTGCTCTTTGTCTCTAGGAGGATAGAAGATATCTTCATCATCCCGTGACTTAGGTGCAGCGCCTTTGCAGTTTGCATAGGACCACCAGGGGTCTTCATCGTTGTACATGTATTAGGCATCCTTTAGTTTCTCCCTCATTTCTAAGAAATCATGCTCGGAAAGAATCACGTAATTCTCTCCATCCAGGTGAATGCCAAGTACTGCCATTCTCCCGTCAAGGATTGCCTCTCTCGTAATTTTTTTGAGGACATCGGATTTTACAGTGCACTGTTTTTTACCAGTCCACTTGTGCTCAATCAAGAGGTCGCTTGACCGCACATCTCCTTTTCGTGACCAGAATGCTCCAGATGCTGCAGTACGTGACCCGCCTACTTCCTTTGCTAGGCGGTCCTCATGCTTTCTGGATTGCTTCTGTCCTTCTGTCTTCAAACTTAGTTCCTACTCTTCTTCGATTAGTGCGGTAGGTGTTTCATGGTTCTCAAGAACCTTCTTTCGCAAATCTTCCATTAAATCAAGTTCCTCTCGGATACTTGCAATAACGGTTTCCATACCTTGCCACTTACGTTCACCGTAGTAGAACCAACCACCACGAC